ACCTGTTGCACCTGTTGCACCTTGAAGACCTGTTGCGCCGGCTGCACCATTAGTTCCGGCTGCACCTGTTGCGCCTGTTGCACCTTGAAGACCTGTTGCACCTGTTAGACCTGTGTCGCCTTTTACTCCAGCGGCTCCGGCTGCACCATTAGTTCCGGCTGCACCATTAGTTCCGGCTGCACCTGTTGCGCCTGTTGCACCTTGAAGACCTGTTGCACCTTGAAGACCTGTTGCACCTTGAAGACCTGTGGCTCCTGTTAGACCTGTGTCGCCTTTTACTCCAGCGGCTCCGGCTGCACCATTAGTTCCGGCTGCACCTGTTAGACCTGTGGCTCCTGTAGCGCCCGTAGCACCTGTAGCACCAGCAGGCACAGCTGCAATCTTAGTGTCAACATAATTTTTATTTGCAAGTGAATTACCACTAACTTTTACATCAGTATAATTCAAAAAATCCGCAGTTAATCCATCAAAAACTGCACCATTCAAGTAAAGCGGAGTCGTCATAATTATATATTATAAATATTATTAATTTTTTTACAAAAAAAATAATTCATAAACTACTACAACTATATTATAAAATCAAAAATAAAACGCATTAATTTATTTATATAAATATAACCTATAATTCTGAAGAAACGACTCTTGCCATTTTTGTATATAGAATTGTAAATGCAAATGCAAATGCAAAGTCAACATAAATGGATTGTACCATTTTTTGAAACATGTTGTAAATCAACATCAAAATAATGAATTTGACAAATACTGTATTTGACCACAAGTTTTCTATTTTTTTTGTTTCGTCGTCTTCGACCGAATCGTCGTCGTCTTCGACTGAAGAATCGTCGTCGTCTTCGACTGAAGAATCGTCGTCTTCGACTGAATTGTCGTCATCTTCTTCTTCTGTTCCTTCTGTTTCTTTTTCCTTTACATTATTTTTCAAATCTTCCTCATTCAAACGCTTCAACCTATTCATAATTTGTTCATACGGCGAAAACATAACATATGTTCCGCTTTTTTGACACCAGTATCCGACATCTTCATTTGTGTCAATGTCATACAAATGAGGATTGCCTTTTTCGTCAGATTTCACGTAAAACGGTCTTCCGTTGATTTCCATTGTTGTTGTATCTTTGGTTTGTTGTTCAGTTGCCATTTTATTCAGGTGAAGCTTTTGTAGACTGCTGTGTTGTTTACTGCGCATATGTGAGGCAACTGTTACATTTTCAATTTTTAAAATAATACAGTTAAATAGAGTTAATCAAAAAAATAAATATAAACACATTATTAAAAATTACAAATAATATGAAATTTCAGATTTCTTTTGAATATTAAAAAAATTGATAATATTGATAATAAAGATAGATTTCATAGCCATTAAAAAATGCAACAGTATCAACAGTATCCCACAATATACGCTCCGACTGAAAGAGCATTACGCCGGTGTAAAAGACAAATCATGTCGGGTGGATTGGTCGCTTTTCCAACAGAAACAGTTTATGGATTGGGCGCCGACGGATTAAATCCAGATGCAGTTAATAAAATATTTGAATGGAAAGGACGACCCAATAATAATCCAATAATTTTACACTTTTCTCAACTGTCTCAACTTTCAAAAATAACAAATTTAACACAATTGGAATTACACGCCATGCTTCTTATTGCAAAAGAGTGCTGGCCTGGACCATTAACGTTGGTATTACGAGCATCGGATATAGTGCCTAAAGAAGTAACCGCCGGTAAAAGCTTTGTCGGTGTTAGAATGCCGAATGATAGTGTAGCTCTTGCACTAATAAATGAGTGCTCGTGCCTAATCGCTGCACCAAGTGCAAATCTATCTGGACATTGCTCACCCTATACGGCTCAACATGTCGCGAATGATTTTCATGATCGTAATTTAACAATTTTAAATGATTCGGAAAATCGATTTTTGCGATGCGGCATAGAATCGTCTGTAATAAAATTAGATGAAAATGTTCCTGGCTCGTTGAAGGTTACAGTTCTCCGCACCGGTTTAGTTGGTGGAAATAGAATAAAACGAATTTTAGATGCACATAATGTTCCATTTCATTTAGAATATTATGTTCGTTTGGGTGGTGACAGTGAAAAAACAGGCATGGATTGTCCAGGTCAACTATTCAGACATTATGCCCCCATGATACCTGCATATATTGAGAATTCTGATGCACGCCATACAATTGATGCAATGCAGTTACATGATTATGTTATAATTGGTGCAAATGGCTCTCTAAAAGAATACAATGATAAGTGCCTTATTTATTATGATTTAGGAGCATCTATTGTTGATGTTGCCAAAAATATATACAGTGTTTTACGACTTGCAGAAAAAGTTTTTGGAGCAAAAGGAATTATAATATCAGTTAAAAAATTAGAAGAATTCGCAGACGAGGACAGCGACTTGGATAAGGCAATTACCGATAAACTGTTGAGGTGTTCTGAAGGTCACATCACACGCATTGGGTAAGCCATCTTTTAATAGTTATTAATAATAATATATAAATATATAAATAATTGTAGATAACAAACATAACAAACAATATTATTGTCAATTGATCTATTCCCATAAATGGTATTATTTTTTTTGATGGATTTAGCATGTAGTTTAATTCTGACCGGTGTATTTAAAGTTGGAAGCTGGGTTGTGTACAAGTCATTCAATGGATTACAATACGTGTATAAACGAGTGCGTCCAGACCAATTGCACAATGAATACACTCTAGACGAATTAAATTCACCACCTTATGTTATAATTACTGAAGAAGAATATGATGCACTAAAAAATAATTGTAAGACATAAAACAAATCAATCAATTTTAGGTATGTAGGAGTTATAAATTAAAAAATAGTTGTTATGTTACTTGGGATTGTTATGATTGTTTGAAATAAAGTCATTAAAATTATAACAACTTGTTTTATCATTAACAATAATATTTACAAATGCCATTATTATACAGTCATTAAAGTTATAGTAACTAATCCAAATATTTTTATTTATATAAATCGCGTCATTTTTATTTAATTTAAATAATTTTTCTTCTATTCCATCATGAAGTTTTATTTCAAACGAACCTTTTAAGCAAATTAATATTTCAGAAGCATTAGTATTTGAATGATTCCCTCTTGATAATTCTGAATTCAGTTCATTCAAGTAAAAAAATTTACTAATGGTAAATGGTATCTCATTTTTTAAACATATATTTTTTAAATCTAAATCAATCAACTCACCTGGTTTTCCGTTTGTTATTATAGGAGTTAAGCTAAATGTTTTATATTTTATAACATTATTTTCCATATTTTTTCTATTATAGTTATTTATTATAATAGAAAAAAATATACTAATTATTATGTATAATTATTGAAGAATTGTTTTATTACACTACAGACAGTATTAATTTCTTCCACTGTTAAGTCAGGATACATTGGTAAAGACAATATATTTTTACTATTTTTCTCTGCATTAATGCATTTATCTTCAAAATAATTTTCATAACACTTTAAATTTGATATACTTATAGGGTAGTGTATTCCAACGCCAATATTATTATTTTCCATATATGTTTTTAACTTATCTCTTTTTTCATTCTTTACAATAATAATAAATAAATGATAAACTGGGAGACAACCATTTTCTATTTTTGGTAATTTTATTTCACATACATTTTCAAGTAATTCAAAATATAATTTTGCATTCATTCTTCTTTTTTCATTATTATCGTCTAAATTGCAAAGTTTTATATCCAATATTGCTGCTTGTATTGTGTCTAGTCTTGAATTTCTTCCAAAGATTTCATGTTTATACTTTTCAATTGATCCATTGTTTCTAATTTGTTGTATTTTATAACAAATATCTTGATTACTAGTACATACAGCACCTCCATCACCAAATGCGCCCAAGTTTTTACCAGGATAAAAACTATGTGTTGCTATTAAACCATATGAACCAAGTTTTTTACCATTGAAACAAGCGCCATGACTTTGTGCACAGTCTTCTATCAATATTAAACCATATTTGTTAACAATTTCCATAAGTTTACCCATATTACAACAACTTCCTGTTAAATGAACGACAATAATAACTTTTGTTTTACTGGTTATTTTTTTTTCAAGTTCATCTAAGTTCATTTGATACGTTTCTTCATCTATGTCTACTAGTTTAAGTTTTATTTTATTATTTGTCACACCAAAGCAAGTTGCCACATAAGTATTCGCTTGAGTTATAATTTCATCATCACTATTCAAATTTAAACAATTTACAGCAATTTCAACGGCGTCTGTACCATTTGCTACACCTACACAATGTTTAACATCCATATATTTTGAAAAGTTATTTTCAAATACTTCTAATTCATTACCCAAAATAAAATTTGTTTTTTCAAAAATTATTTCATTCATTTTTTTTTCAATATCTTTTCTTATGGGAATCAATTCTCTTTTCAAATCTAAAAGAGGTATCGGAATCAATGTTGATTTCATTTTAATTTGAAAAAATTATTACTAATATTGTATAAATATATTTATTATTTTAAATAATAATAAACATAGTTATTTAGTTAGTTTAAATATAAAATAAGCTGTATTATTATATTATTATATGAATAATACGAATATAACATTATCAATACTTGATCAACAAGTATTTTCTTATTTATCAAATGACTGTAATCCCATTCATTTAGATGTTGAGTATTCAAAGAAATCTCCTTATAATAAACCAGTCATATATGGAATATTAATTGTATTGAAATCATTAGAAAATTTGATATATTCCGAAAGAATTAAATTGAAATATATAAATGTCGAATTTATTAAATATATAAATGTTGATGACATTATTAATATAGAATATAATGATGGTTTAATAATAGTATATAAAAATACAAATACCATATGTGTCAAAATAGTATATTCACTAATAGATGATGAACCTAATTTAAAACTAGAAGATTATAATAACAGGTTAAGTATTCCATTAGACAATGCCAAACCATGTGAAAATTATATATATAAATTAAATATTAATTCAGATTACTTAAAAACTCATTTCAAAAATATTTATAAAAATTTTAATTTACTGCAAATTTATCAAATAATTAATTTAAGTACGTTTGTTGGAATGATTACACCAGGATTAAATTCATTATTTAATTCATTTAAAATGAATTGGGATGAAAATAATTGTGAAGATGTGTATACTTTAGATTTCAAATTAAACTATTTTGATAATACTTATAAAACATGTTTTTATAATTTTAATGGTAAGAATACTAGTGGAGTTATTCAAAGTATTTACAGACCAGAAAATGTAAAACAAATCAAATTAAAAGATATATTAATTAAAAATGATCAGTTTGAAAATGAAAAAGTACTAGTAGTTGGTGGTTCACGAGGAATAGGAGAAGTAATTTCAAAAATATTTTATGCAGGTGGTGCGGATGTTACTTTAACTTATTACAACAGTTATAGTGAAGCATTGGTAATCAGTCAAGAGTCTAATAATAATATCAAGATTGTCAAATATAATATATTAGAAGATTTTGATAAAATTAATGATATTATTGACAATATTGAATTTACAAAGATTTTTTACATGGCAACACCTAGCGTGAATGAAACGAACAATTTTGATATTGATATTTTTGATTTATATTATAATTATTATTGTAAAGGATTTAATTTGTTATTTAAAAATATTAATAAAAAAAATTTAAAATATGTATTTTATCCATCGAGTGAATTTCTCAATACTCAAAATAATTTCAAAGAATATTCTATTGCAAAAAAAATAGGAGAAGATATAATTGAATCATTGAAAAGTAATAATAAAAATATAAATTTTGATTGTGTAAGATTGCCAAGGTTATTAACAGATTTGACAAATAGTATAATAAATGATTTTTTGAAAAATCCCTATGATTATTTAATTAAACATTTTAATGTTGAGCAAAAAAAAGATACTGTAACTGATAATAATATTACTATTTTATCAAATCTAAATATAGATTTTATTTTAGAGTATATGAATAATAATAATAATAAATATTTAAATAATAATTATAAATTTCACACACTACAATTTGGTCAACTATATCAAACACTTATTTCATCAACCATTAATTCTATTTATCTGTTTTTTTTATTATCATTAGAAGATATTTTGAATGAAGATATAATATTTTATAATAAAAGTAAATACAAAGATGAATTAGATAGATTTTATGAAATTTTATTAATTTTTTGTAGTAATCATTCAAAATCTCAAATTTATTTTTTCAAACTGAAACAAAAACATATAAGTCCATTTGATGATTCAAATTATAGTATTCAAGCATTATTAGACTATATCAATAATAAAATTACTAATATTTCTAATATTAAGATTATTGAAAATTATTTTAATGATAAAACATTTGACTTGGATTTTTATCTTGAATCAAGAAGTTCATTTTCATTAAACTATTATCAACATTTATCAAATAAAATAACAGCTATTATTTTAAGTAATTTGGGTATGAGTATTAAATGTATAGTAGTAGATTTGGATAATACATTGTGGGGTGGAATATTAACTGACGATGGAGTTGAAAATATAGATATTAGTAATGATTATCCCGGAAATAAGTGGTATTTATTTCAGAAAGTTCTTAAAACTTATCAAGAAAAAGGAATAATTTTGGCAATATGTAGTAAAAATGATAAGGATATAGTTTTGAAAGCATTAGAAATAAATAAAAATTATTTAAAAAAAGAAGATTTTATAGTAATTCAAGCTAACTGGAATCCAAAATCAGAAAATATAAATGAGATATCAAAAATTTTAAATATATCCGTTGAACATATTTTATTTATTGATGATAACCCTATAGAAAGAGAGGAAGTTAGACTAAATTTACCCAAATGTAATGTATTAGAAATTAAACATGTTGATCCTATTCATTATATAAATCAATTGCTAGCATGTCCATTATCTATAAATAATAATATTTTAGAAAGTGATTTACAAAAACATAAACAATATACTATTCAAACTGAGTATGAAAATCAAAAATCAAGTATAGGTAACTTGAATGATTTTTATTTTTCATTGAATACATCTATTACATTTAAATATATTGATGATACAAGTTTTAAAAGAGCATTACAATTGATTTCAAAAACAAATCAATTTAATTTGAATAAATATATTTTTAATGAAGAAGAATTTGGAAATTATTTGAATAAAAATATAGGTATAATATTGGAATATACAGACAAATTTACTAATTTTGACCAAGTTGGAGTAATATTATTAAAAGAAACTAGTAATGAGATTATTATTGATAATATTCTTTTATCTTGTAGAGTATTCAATAGAGATTTTGAAAAGTGTATATTTATATTGATAAAAAAAATATTATATTTTAAGAAAAAAAATATATGTGTTGGTTATTTGAAAAAAACAGATAAAAATAAAAATTTTCATAACATTTATGAAAATAATCAATTTAATGAAAATAATAATAAATATATTTATAATATAAATAATGAAATAGATAATTATCCAGAATGGATAAATTGTAATGATAATAATATATTTGATACACATGTAAAATATAATATATCTGAAAAAAATATTAAGTCTGATGAAAAAAATGAGGTAATAAATAATAATAATAATGTTACTAATAGTGTTACAAATGATGTTACAAATGATGTTACTAATGATGTTACTAATGATGTTACTAATGATGTTACTAATGGTGTTAATAAAGATATCAAAATATTTACATTAGATTCATTATTTTGTAATGATTATCATATAAATTCATTTCATATAATTGAAAATTTTTCATCTATAAAAATGGTAATGTTACTTGGTATACTTAAAAATAAATATCCAAATTTTTCTAACCATTTTACAATAAAAATATTTTATAATAAAAGTAATGAAATAGTCCCTATTGATATCTTTTGTGGAAGAATATTTAACATAATTAATAATAATTGTAGTAGTAGTAATATATTAATTGATAAAATTGATAATAATAGTAATAAAAATTTAGAATACTATAATATTTCAGTAATAAATAATAATACCGAACTTAATAAAGTGAATGAATTTTTAATCGAAGTATATAGTAAAAAATTTGCATTTTTAGATGAGGAAATTTTGAGATGGAATTTGAAAGGATATACAGATACAAAGACTGATATAATAAACATATTACATACTAGAAGTAAACTTTTAAAAAATGATTATAAAGTTTTAGGTGTATTATTTTCATTAGATATATATTTACAAACTATCAATAATTCAAAATTGGAATTTGAGAAATCAAAAGAAATAATGATTTGGAATTATAAAAAAGAATCTAAATCTAGTTCACTTGATCCAATAAATTATTTAATGGATAACAGTAACTCTATATTAGTCTCTAATTTAATAGTTGATACATCAATGGAAGTTTTAAAAAATATAGGTTTTCATGTAATACATGAAATACCTTGTTATGTTATAGCTTTAGAATATTCTTATGAAAATTTAATAATAGACACTGATGCTTCAAAAAATGAAATATATGAATGGATAAAAAAAGTAAAAGAAAATGATTCAATGCCTTTAGAAAATTTAAATTTTGATGATAACCTGTGTAATATATTAGAAGAATTATGGATTGAATTTAGTATTAAATACAATTTATTATCTATCTATAAAAATTCTAATTTTTTTAAGTGGCGATTTATTCAAAGTAAGTATTATGAATATTATATTAATGGAAATACAAATGAAGGATATATAATTTGGCGAAAAGAAGAAACAGTCACTAGAAATATTGGTATACGAATATTAGAAATTTTACCAGGTAAAACAAGTCTAAAAGATGATAATGTTTTTAAAATTTTAATTAGTAAATTTATAAAATATTGTCTTCTAGAAAAATTTGAGGTAGTCGATTTTTTATGTACGTCAACTATTTTGAATGAAATTCTAACTGTTAATAATTTTAAATTAAAAAATAGTAATAATAGTGGAATTACATCTGTACCAATTTTTTATAAATACCGTTCTCATGTCAAAAAAAGAAATATGGGTATTTATTTGAAAGGTGAAAATCTCTTATCTAAACATAATTTATATTTTACTAAGTCATTATCTGATTTTGATAGACCAAATTGTAGAGTTTGTAAAAAACCTTTTTGTGATAAATTAGATGTAGATGATGCATGCGCGTAGCGGAAAGTGTTTTTTCGTGAATTAAACTCAAAATTATTTCTACAATTAAAATTCTGATAAATGTAGAATAATATTATAATATATACATTTACATATATTATAAAATGGTTTATCAACGTAGAAGTTTGTGCAGAGGTGGTAAGTGTCCCTTACCAGCACTTCAATATAACATTAACAATGCAAACACAAGTCTAGTGCCAATTTTTGTAAGAAACACAATTCTTATAAATACGTCCAGCTACCAACATGGCGGACGTTTTCAGTTTGCAAATAAACCCTTGAATGCTTTCGGAAAATGGGCAGGATGTCCTGGTGGTTCGGGACCAGGTTACTCGTCAACCAACCAGTATGTTCCTTACCAAAATTGTAGCGTGGGTCCGGCGGTTGCAGGTCCTCAAACAATTTGTTTTTCAAGATGTTGATAATGTCATATAAATATTTTATATTTAGGAAAATAAATAACACTTGTTCAAAAGAAAATATTAAATTATAATTTTTTCTTTTTATATTATATAACAAACAATTATAACAATGGGTCATAAAAAAGGTGCCGATGGCGCGTATAATATTTCCGGACATTCTTATTCGGTCGTTAGGGGGTCAAGACCTCAAGTAATGCACGGAACTGCCTATAAAACTGTCGGCGGATTAACGAAAAGCAGTCTCATGTACAATAAATATGGCAGGATTGTTTCAAGGCGCAAACATGCCACCGCAAAGCGCGAAAACCGTCTTAAGAAAGCCGGTTGGGTTCCAATTGGTAAAGGAAAATTCGGTTCTGTATTTGTAGGAGATAAATCTAAATCTAGCAAAAAATCTAGCAAAGGGCGCACTCGTCGTGGTTCCCCGCGTAAATCTCGCCGATCTCATTAAATAAAAAAATATCTATATATAAGAATATATAAAGAATACATATATATAGATGTCAACTAGAAAAGGACCATCTAAAAGTGCAACATTGTTCAAGGAAGGAACTGTTAAGAAAGGTAATGATGGAAATAAGTGGATAATTGTAGCAAATAAACTGGGTGTTCGTCGATGGCAAAAGACGAGCTCTAATAGTAATAAAACAACTCAGAAAATCAAATCAAAGTCAAAATCGAAACGTGTATTAAAAATGGAGGCAGACCCAAACGATGGTGATGCTGATGGTGCTGATGCTTGGATGAAATCGGCAGATATTAAAGCACCCACTGAGGGAATGATTAGCAAGGATGGTCGTGTATACATTAAGAATAAATGGGTTGCCGTATCTTCCGACAAAGCAATTTTAAATGGTTTTAGGAAGTTTACTGTCGACTATGCCGCAAAGCATATCAGTAAACCTGTGATTTTATATACACGCGAATATGGATCCAAGTGGCCGGCGCGAAATGCCTGGACCAAGTCGGCAGGAAATGCCGATAATACATACTCCCGGATGAAATTTATTCCTAATGGTGATGCCGGTATTTTTCCAACAAAAAAGAAATTTGTAAACTGGCTTACTACACGTTCGCCATCCATTAAAGAAGGGACTCATTTTTATGTTGATGGGGAAACATTCATTTGTAACAACAAGGCACAGCGCATATCCCGATATGACTGTGACCCTGACGAATTCTTAGCCGATGGTTTACAAGTCGACACTAAAGATAAGCAAACCTTAAGCACCAATCTTATGAATACCGAAGTGTTTGTTAAAGCGTGATAGAGATGGATAAGAGAGATAAATCAAAAATGATAAAAATAAATAAAAGATAAATAAATTATCAAAACATTATTTTTTTGTATAATTATATAGTATACATAACTATACAAAAATACAAAATGGGATATACGAGAGATAAAAAAACAGGTCTTTACAACATTAAAGGAAATACGTACGAGAAAATACGTGGATCAAGAACTCAAGTTTCAAATGGAACTGCTTACATGACCACCGGTGAGCTAACTAAAGATAAGTTATTGTATAGTAAAAATGGTTACATTGTTAGCAAAAAAAAACATTTTACGGCAAAAAAGGAAATGCGTCTTGAAAAATATGGCTATTTTACAAAAAAAGGTAAATTTGGTTCAGTAAAAAGGTCTAGAAGAAACAGAAAAACAAAGAAAGAAATGTTTTAAAGTAATGTTTCAAATTTATTTTATCATTTATTTTTATAACCTATCTAAAAATAATGAATATATTACAAAAAATAGCGACATTTAACAAAACAAATAAAACAGTTATCAATATTTGTGAAAAATATAGTAAAAGTATTTTAGGCGTTGACCATATTGCATTTCGTTCATTATATAAAGGAATGAATAAATTTGATAACACTATATATGAAAAGAAAAATGAAGTATACCATTTTCCTGAATACAATGTCAAAGCCAATGAATATTACAAGTATAATAAATTCACAAGAGAATATCCACTGCGTATATTCAGTTCATATTATGTAGGCGAATGTCATGATGGTTCCATATTGAATTTATTAAAAAATAAGAACATTGATTTTGGAGAAATGTATTCATACCATGATTATTTAAAAATTTACAATTGGAACCAATATGTAGCTTGGACCATGTTACATAAAGACACAATAAATCACATTGCGTTTCAAGTTGATGATTTACAAAAGGTAACAAATTCAATGATTGATGATGGATTTACATTTTCTAAAGTAAATGACCAAATCATAAATACATCTCCAGATGGAAATTTATTGCAATCAAGTCACATCTCTATAAAAAACCTTTATAAATTTACAGATGGATATCACAACGTTCCGTATACATTTTTGGAATTTGTAGAAAGACGAAATGGTAGAGAAGGATTTTCAGAATCAAACGCGAATCAAATTATGCATAGTACTAAAGGGTTTAATAGCTAGGAACGAATGAGAGAGAAGAAAGAAAATAGAAATAATTTAGAAAAAGAAAACAAACAATAATTCATTTTGTTTTTTTTCTTTTATATAATCAATAATATTACATGGTTTTACATTGTAAAAAATATAAATTGAAAAATTAAAATATATTTCAATACTTATCAGGTTACATACAGACAAGGAACACACACGAGAATAAAATGACGACGACGACGACTTATATCCGCATTACAACTTCAAGACAGGCTAACGAGCACATTGGAGACATTTGTTCGTTCATCAGCAAGGGTGTTCGCGAGTATGGTCGCATCGTAAATGTGACGCCAACATCAATTCGCATTGAACGCATGACGCAAACCAGCAACGGCGATTTCATCCCGCACCCCAACCCGAATCACTGTATCACGAAGAATGTCATCACATTTACGCGCAAAATCACAATCGAAATCGCCGCCCCCGTCGCCGCCGTATTCCCTTCGCCGCTGGTACTTTTGGGCGGAATCAAAAGAAGGTATCAAAACGCCCAATCAACTGAACAGTCTGGGTGGTGGTAGCCGCATATGACACCTATACAAAACTATAATAAAATAAAACCAATAAAAATATCATAAAAAACAATAAAAAATAAAAATAAAAACATAAAAACCTTTTTTCCTGAATATGTGTAGAGTTATAATTTTTTCTGTATTTTGTAGCATCCCAATTATTTAAATATATTATTTTCATTATATAATTTTTAATTTCTTATACATCTTTTTCATATCTACCCATCTACCTTGCATACATGAGTCCACAATTTCCACCCACAAATGTGATCATATTGTATCTCTCTTCATAAACTGTCAAATTATAATTGTAATCGTAAATTCTCCATGTCGGCTTATTTACACCAATTGGAACATTGGTTTCCGGGTCACAAATTGTCAAGAAATTTGCGCTTGGATCTAACGGCGGATAAAATGTGGTAAACTCGAGCTCAATTGTTGAAAACTTGCTTGTGTTTATCGCGCCCGATGGTTGAAAATCTCTTGGGTCATTATTAAGGCAAAAATTGTAAACATAAAGTCCATCTGGAGCAGAACCACGACCGCTCGTATATTTTTCGAGGTAGTTGTAAATTCCCGCATCTAGTACACTCTCTCTGTATTTTCCGTCTAATAAAATGCCACAATTCAACAATATTTCTTTTTGATTTTCGACGCTGAATGACTGTGTCATGAAAAGTCCGGTAGGTTCATTCAACGTGGGGTTCCATCCAGGACCATAGCACCCTATAATTGAAGGGTCATCGCATATTGGCGGAGTCCACGTACACGCTGATGTTGAGTTGGGTGCTAAATCTTGTGGAGCAGGAATCAATCCGACCGGTTTATAGTGGTAAGCCCAGTTTGAATAATTGCTCCATTCGTTGCGCAAATAAGCGTCGCTTCTTTGGAAAAAAAACATCCAAGTGCTTACCATTCCGAGTGTGCTTTGCAGCCACACGCGCCGACTTCCAGTGACATTTTCATAATTCCACTCGTAAATAGACTTGATGAGATATTGTTGGGGCATGGACGCAAATTGTTTGGACTCGTCAGCGGAGAGGAAACAGTACGTTGACATGAGGTGAATGTCTGCGTTCCAGTCGCTTCGTGTTGAGTTGCCATAATTAAGTTCAACATTTGGAGGAGGTTGAATAAATCGATAAAACTGTTGCAAATTGTCGTTGAAATTTGGTTGAATGTAATTTGGTGTCGTGTATTCCGGGAAATAAGATGGCAGCGTATTATCTCCCGTGTTTACGTTGGAAACGTCACGAATTACAAAAAGTTCCTTCACAGGACGAAACGTGATGTCGATTTGAAGCGTATTGTACTGCAATGCAACCAACGGGAATGCCATTTTGCTGCTCATTGTAAACCAAGCATTAATGGGAATGTAAAGTTTTCTAAATCGTATAGACGGTTCAATTCCTGCCGGGTTATTTGTGTAATTGTAAAATGCATTTGGGTATCTTCCATTGTTAGTTGACGAGTATGCAGGGTTATTCAATTCCGATATATTTCCAGTCATTCTATTGTAGAGTTCGCGCTCTGTTCCGTTGAAATTGCGCTGAACGAGTGCGAGCAAATAACCACCCGTAATTTTTTGAAGCGTTTGTCCTCCAACTGATATTGTAATGTCTTTAATCATTTGAGTCCCTACATTGTCAATCCATTTGAATTCATACGGCGTCCATGATTGACCGCAATTTGCCGGAGGTAAAACGGGACTCCAAATATTTGGCAGCGTTACAACAATGTATGTGTCCATCAATAATTCTGCATATCGTGGGATGTAAAATGTAAATTTAGAATCTTCGCTCATTCTCAAATTTCTTTGACCATCGAAATCAATTCTAAATTTTTGTAAACCAAAATTTGTGTATTTTGCATATGTTGTTTTAAAAAATGTTTTTTTAGGATTTGAATTTAGTATGACATTTTGATTTCCATACGCGACTAAATTTAATAAACCTCCTGTCATAAGTGGTGTATTATGTTTTGATTATACTTTGGTACTAATATAAACTATATATATAAGAATATTGATTCTAAATAATAAATCAAATTATATATAAAATCTTTTATTTTTTAATTAAAAGATTTTATATATAAATTGATTTCAATAAATTATTTTATATCAAGAATTATCATTTTGTTAATTTAGTTTATAACATTACAACAAGTAATTAATTATTGTATTATTATATATACAAAATATAAGATTTAGAATATTTACAACACAGGATGGAAAACATTGACCAAATAAAAAATGAGGTACAGGACAAGTTCATGTATTATAAAAATATGGTTTCACAAGTTCCGAATACCATGTTGATACACATAATCGGGTGCACATTGATAATTTTTATAATGGCGTGCATGGCATATTATATTTATTATAAATACACACTACTTCCAAAAAGCTGCGCACGTTTGAATAAAAAAAAAGGAGCACTATTAAATTCAAATTGGATAACAAGCGCTTCATCAGACCCGTCATCCCAATTTTTATTAAGAGACTACTATGTTAAAACTGCTTACAATTGTTGCTCAACCGGCAATTTTTCAAATGATTATGTAAGCACTTGTGCTCTTAAAAACGCGATAAAAATGGGATGCAGGTGTTTAGATTTCGAAGTGTACGGATACAAGGGTCAGCCAATCGTTTCCACGTCTTTGAGCGACGACAAGTGCATTAAAGAAACGTACAACTCTGTGCCATTTGACGAAGCTATGATTGCGGTTGCAACAACCGCATTTAGCACAAATTCAACCGTGTGTCCGAACCCCGATGACCCCCTTTTCTTGCTTTTCAGAATAAAAACAAATGATGTCAATGTGTTGAACAGCATGGCTGATTCGATAAATTCAAATTTGAAAGATATGTTAATGCCGAATTATAATCACGAATTTGGCGGGAAAAATATTTGCGCTGAACCGATTATTAATTTCAAAGGGAAAGTGATAGTTGTTGTAGAAGCCATTCCGCTGCTTTATCAACCGGGTGCTGAAAAAATGTATGAGATTACGAACCTTACAAGTAATGTTTTTTTAAGAATATTAAAAGTTTTTGACGTGCTGAACAGTCCAGACATTACAGAATTGACAACATTCAACAAGCAGTATATGACGATAGTGGTACCAGACTTTTCAATGTCGGTAAATAATTATGACCCTATGCCGCCTTCTTTGGCTGGTTGTCAGGCAATGGCAATGTCGTTTCAGATACCGCGCGATGGTAACTTGGCTATATACAATGACTGGTTTGAAGCTGGTCCGTCAAAAAGTGCATTCTTATTGAAATCCGATGGATTGAGGTTTACGCCTCAAACAATTCCGGTGCCGACACCACAAAACCCTGCGCTTTCATTTGCGAGTCGCCCGCTTAAATCCGACATGTATAGTTTTTCCATTTAATTGAGTGGGAAATGGCGCCTCTCTGACCCCCTCCTTCATTGCATCATTACTGGGCGCTGGGCGCATTGCCTTCCCCTACTTTCTTTTTATTATTAAATTGAAATGATTTAGTAACAAATGTTTATATCATATATCATCATAATGGAAGAAGTCTGGAAAAATATATCATATTCGTCTAGGTATGAAGTGTCTAATTTAAGCAACATCCGACACATTGAAAAGAAAAAAAACATTACAGTCAACTATGAGAGATTAAAAAAAACAAATTCAAGAGCAAGGATTTATCTTCCAACAAAGGATAATAAAAAAAAAAATTATTATTTACATCGCATAGTTGCTCAACATTTTATTGAAAATACAAATGATTTACCGGAGGTGAACCATAAAAATGGTGATTTTTATGATAACCGCGCATGTAATCTCGAATGGATATCAAAAATAGATAACATGCGACATGCTGTCGATAATAATTTAATTTTAAACAAGTTTAAACGTCGTATAAGAGTGTTCAATAAAATATCAAATCAAGAACAATTTTTTGATAGTATAACAGAATGTGCAAAATTTTTGAATTGTGGTCCAGGAACCATATCAAAAATATGTAATAATAAAAAAATAAAAGGTAGTCGTTCATTAAAATCTGTTCTTCAATGTGATTTAAAAGGAAATATATTGAATAAATTCAATTCATATCACGACGCAGCGGAACAATTAAAAATATCTAAATCAGCAATTTATTCATGTTGTAGTTATCATAAACATAATGATAATAATAGACCGAAATGTTATAAGGTAAAGTGTTTAAAAGATTTTATTTTTAAATTCGATGAGGATCAAGGTAAATTTCAAGATTTGGAAATATCATATGCAGATATTCAACAAAATGATTACAATTATAAAGAAAATGAAATTGAAAATATTCTATGGAAACCTTATCCCGAACTAGATAAGTATTTAGTTTCAAATACTGGCGAAGTAAAACATGAACGCACGAATCGTATTTTGAAAGGTTCAAAAGTATCTGGGTATAGATTTGTTAATATTCATCGTGATGATGGAACTAGAAAAAATTGTTTAATTCATAGATTGGTCGCTCAAACATTTTTAGAAAATCCAGAAAAAAAACCAGTAGTCAACCATAAAGATACAAATATACTGAATAACCATGTTAGCAATTTAGAATGGGTAACATACAAAGAAAATATGAATACAAAAGAAACTATTAACAATTTAAAAAAAGGAAAAAACAGTAAAAATATATTGCAAATAAACATTGAAACTGGAGATATTGTTTGTAAATTTTATGGCGCAACTGAAGGAAGTCAAATATTAAATATTAATCCAGGATTAATTTTGTCAATATGTAAATATTATCATGTAAATAAAAAATGTGGTGTTGGTAAAAGTATGTATAATAATAAAACATATAAAAAAACACACATTTTTATATTTGAAGAAGATGAAGAGAAACTACCAGAGATTTTAAATATTGCAAAAATTGATAATGGTCATGGTCATAGTGGACCGAAGAGGCGCATAGTTACTGTTCAAATAGATAAGACAACTAATCAAATAATAAATACATTCGAATCTGGTTATGATGCAAGTAAAAAATTAAAGTTTAAGTATTCTGGAATTAATCAATGTTGTAATTATTACAAATATAATGATGAGGATAGACCGAAATGTTATAAACTGAAAACATATAATGGATTTATTTTTAAACAAATAGTTGAATAATTTAATAATTTAATAATAAAAAATAGAAAATGATTTCGTTTCTTGTTTTATTTTTTTATAATAAATTTAATTTATTATAATATATGATGTAATATATAACATATATAGTATAACAATTATGAACAGAGTCAGAGAAGCCAACGCCTCCTGGTACAAATCTCTAAAGAAGTCACCACTTACCCCTCCTAGCTGGGTATTCCCGATAGTATGGACGACATTATACGCACTTATTATATTGGCTGTTATCGTTTTTTTTAAAAATGGTGGCACTGTGCGTTCTAGAGGTTTTCTCTATTATTGCGCAGCGTGGGCATTGAATATCGCGTGGTCACCTCTTTTCTTCACATATGCGCGCCCCGATTTAAGTTTCGTCGTTGTTGTAGGAATGCTCGCATTCATTGCCTTGAATATCTGGGCATTTTATCCAGTCTCTCCACTTGCGAGTTATTTACTTGTCCCATATCTTTTGTGGGTTTCGCTTGCGACGTACCTAAACGGGTATATTGTATTTATGAATCCGATGATGGCACGCAAAATGTAAGAAAGGTAAAAAGGTTATTGTTATGATTATTCAAAACTCACGACAATTTCCACCTTTTCCTTTTTGATACTTTTTGTGGCAGATATTGACAACTCTTCACGTTTTTTTCGAGTTTTGGTTTTGTCTGTTTTTGAATTTGATTCGTTTGTTGTTGTTGTCGTCTCCGACTGAATGTCGAAAATGTCGCACTCTTCAGATGCAGTTGATGTTGAAGACAATGATGACTGCAAATGTTTAGATGTGCTATTCCTTGAATTCATGTCGTTTTCAATCGTTTGATAATTTTCTTCAATGTAATGAACAACATCATTTTCAATTGCCCATTTAAAAAAATTCAACTGTCCTATTGTTGTTTGTATAAATGTTCCATCTTTATATGGAATTGTAATTCTATCCCAACGACAAAAAGGATCAAATCGCTTTTTAGAGTACGCTTTCAGTTTCAACTTGTAATCCACATAGACTTTGAATCTTCTCGACGTATTTTTAATAGTATAAACAGTATAAAACTTCTTTGCATAGTTTGTTGCAAACCAGTCAATAATTCGAAGTGAAATGTTTGAATGACCATTAATTATTTTAAGCATGGTGTCCAAATTATTTCCCTGATCGTAAAATTTCAATAAATTTTTAAGAAGCAAATTATTTTGTGTGGTATATATGCCGTTTCCACCGTTGCTGCCATTATTTTCAACAACACCTGCAGCAGCAGCAAACGTTGTCGCTGTCGCTGTTGCAGTTTCACAAATGCTCATACATGCACTCATTTTTTATAATTCGTAATAGATGTGTATATTTATTAGTTAATTTGATTACTTGTTTACTACTTAATTTTATGCGTTTGGTTTATATCCTTTTTTCCAATTTAAATAATTTAATTTAATTTAATTTGAAAAAAATAAATAATAGTAATTCATTTTGAGAGAATATTATTATAACAACCACCCCCACCATGAAATCCACATCTCAAACCACTCTTCATTATTATCATTACTTTTCTTTTCAGCTATTGCAATTCCGTTTCCTTCATGACGCATTTTATATCTAGTTTTTAATATTTGTATTGTATAATATAATATAATATAATTCAATTTTCAATGTTGAAAAAAGCTTTTGCAACGCTGGGATTTCAAAATCAGGAATTTGAAGAATTTAAAAGGTGTATTAGCAAAGTTCCAATTTTAGCACAATGTGTAAACACCGAAAAGGATAGAGTAAAAAGAGTAATCTCTAGACCCGCTGCCGCATCCGCCGCATACACGCCTCTTTTGTCTGGTCAAGATGAAGGTTCGTGTTCACAGGAAAATTTACATAGAGAGATTACAAAATTAAATTTAGAAGGGGACCTGCCAACCCGAGAATTAATAACTTGTTACCGAAACCTCCGTGATAATCCTGAATTTAATCGGCAAATAGAAGAATCTCGACATAAAGATGTTTACAAAAAGATTTGTTTACTACTTGATGAGCCGGCTCAGAAGGCTCAAGAGAGACAGCAGCTTTATCAGCGTTTAGACCCGGATTACGTAAAACAACTAAAGGAGCAAGAGGCGGCTTGGCAGCAGATTCAGCGGCAGTTTAATGAGGAGGAGAAAGAACTTGAGAAATCTTTAGAGGAAACAATCAAGCGCGTTGGCAAAGACCACCCCGACACGCTCGAATCGCTCAAAAAACTTGCCGACTTTGTATATACAAACCAAGATTACAACCGCGCGTTGCCTCTGTATGAGGATTGCCTGTCCAAGAGCAAGCGCGTTCTCGGAGACGACCATCCCGACACGTTAAAATCGCTCAAAAAACTTGCCGATTTTTTATGCAGAAAGGGCGAATTCAAACGCGCTGAGCCGCTGTATAAGGAGATAGTTGCCAGGAATAAGCGCATTCTCGGAGACGACCATCCCGACACGCTTCATTCGCTCAGTGATCTTGCCGTTATTAAAAGGGGAGATACTATCGGAAGCAGATACGGAGGAAGAAGTAAAAGTAAGAGAAATCATAAAAATAAGTCTTTTCGGTCAACACGTCGTCGTCGTTATTCACGCGCACGCGGTGGGAAGAAAATCGCCGCATCGTCATCAAAGACAATAAAACGAAGACGAAAAAACGCGCGCTAAAAAAGTATTATCTATATTTGTTTGGTTGGGCAAATGAATTAGTATTCATATCCTATCCCACTTTTTTGAATTTCAATTGTTTTCCGTATTTAAAACGACCGCTATCCATTGTGCCTCTTTTCAAGTTGCATTCTAGACAACAAATAACAACATTGTCAGCATTGTGTCCGGCATCATTTTCAATTCTATCCAGCGTCCATTGGCGTTTAGAAAGAACATTTTCATAAATAAGTTCGCACTCGCACTTGCAGTAGAAACATTTCAACTTGGAACATAATAGTTTTTCTATTAGTTCTTCGAGAGAAATAAATGTATTTTTAGAATAAATATCTTTATCGATATCTTGTCTTTTATATCCGGATATTTTTTTAGTTATTTCTTTTATATACATCTCACGATTATCAATAACATCGTTATCCAAATTCATGTACAATTTTGATATAATATTAAATTGGTGCGAGTATGTAAAATAATGGTCAGGTAATTTCCATTTTTCACATGCGGCGCGTTTCCTGCAAATCTCATCAATATTCACACTGTTAATATCGTTAGTATCATTATGATGATTCTCATCACTAGTTTCACTTACTGCCCCCTTTATTGTTGTTGTTGTTGTCGATGACAATCCAACTATATTTTTTCTACCACTGATATTTATATTTTTTTTCGATTCCATTCTATTCTGCGTAAAATAAATTACCTATTATAATAACAAATAAATATTATTATATTTAGTAGAAATCAATAAATAAAAACTAATAAATAAAAACTAATAAATAAAAACCAATAAATAAAAACCAATAAATAAAAACCAATAAATAAAAATATTATATTTTCATAAGTATATATAACTTATACCACTAATTAAATGAATTTGTTCAATTCGCTTTTTGGTCCTCTGACTCGTGAATATTGTTTTTATTACTACGGATTTTCCATATTATTTTATACTGTATTTGTTTTTGTGACACTCTTTTCATTGTATAGTCTTTTAACCAAGAAGTTTAGCTTTAATTTATTGTTGGGTTTGTTTATGGGCTGCTTTACTTATTTCTTGGCTTATTTTGTGTCGCGTCTTTCTTATTCCATGTGCGTTGGCAGTTTAGCACCTTCTTCATCTCCATTGCATTTTTTTGATTAAGGGTATACATTTTTCTTATTGTGTTTGTCTTTAATTCAAAATTGATTCTAAAATAGTATTTATAAAATAGATTTAAACTCTATTTCATAAATATATTAAGGTGAATAAATCAATTCAAAATGATGACTTCTGAAAAATGTGCAGATGTTGTTGCCAACGTCGCTGAATCCAACTCCAATGATGATGACAGCAGTGCGAATGTAGACGTTGTTATTGACGTTGACAAGGAATGCGATTGTGTAGAATTAAGAAACATTAAATATAAATCCATGTTATTGAAAAAAACAAGTCCAAAACAAGTCACAAAACATAATTCGAATATTGACGATTTTTTAGAAAAGGAACGAACGCAGAATAAAGAAGACCAGTGGGTAAAATTGGATAAATCAATGAAGATGAAAAAAATGAGCGCATTCGTAGAAACGTATGCAACCGAAAACAACTTGTGCATGAAAGATAAAACTGCTCTTTATGATTTTTTAACTTCAAGCATTGACCAAAAGAAATTAACTAAAACAAAAGAAGTAATTTATGACAAGCTGACAGGAACAATAAAATCGATTCCGTGTCTTGTACACTGTCCTGCATCTATAAAAAAATTCACTCTTAAACGATGCGAAAAACGACAGTCCACGTTGAAGTCTCTTGCTCCCAAAAACAAAGTAAAATCGGCATTGAGGGAACACGCCGTCCCTTTTGACCCCTTGCTCATATAGGTAGGCAGAGGTCAAGGGTGCAGTGCGTATCATTTTGGTTCCACCGACATGCTACGCACAAGCTCAATTATACTTTTCTTTATAAATGCAATGTCTTCTGACATTTGTATCATTAGATTGTTATTATTGTTTTGATTATTGTTTTGATTATTGTTTTGATTATTGTTTTGATTATTGTTTTGATTATTGTTTTGATTATTGTTTTGATTATTGTTTTGATTATTTGTTGTTGTATTTATTTTTTTGAATTTATTAAATAAAGTGTTTATTTCCAATGTTGTATTTGCACTAGGAGGAACTGCAGCAGCAGGTTCGTGTTCATGTTCATCTACATGTTCGTGTTCAATTGGAATATGATTGAAACTGACTTTTTTTTTTCTGTCGGCATCATTGTTTGTACTGTTTTGATTGTTTGATGCTGTCACTGAATTTGAATTGGGATTTATCCATTTTTCTGCAATATCTTTGTCTTCTTTGCCTTTTGTAATATGTTCAAGTTCGCGTTCTCGTGATGCCAACGTTTCTGCCAGTAACCGTTCCATGTCATCTCCAATTGGTTTATCATAATTATCATCCGAAAATTTGATCTCATCGGGTTTTCTTAATTTTATAATGGATGACATTTCTTCTTCTTTTTTTTTCAGTTCCATGTTGAATGCAGACTGTCGTTCTTTTTGAATATCTTCTGCACGGTATATTGTTTCCAGTTGAGGAATTTGTTGTTGTTTTTTTTGGTCTATTGGGTTTGGGTTTGGATTTGTATTCATAGTCTCGTTGATAACTGACGTGTTGATAACTAACGCATTTAATTTATTACAAATTACATATACAGCTTCTTTATTCATGACATTTAAATCAACGGGTTGATTCATCTTTTGGAACATTTCATTCATTTCGTTCATAGTCGTTTCAAACATGACTTGAACCTTTTTCAATGCTGCGTCGGGAACGCCATTGAATTTGCCACCACTATGCAAAACGCTCCACAACAATCCTTTATTTTCATTGCTTGTAAATGCAGATAGTTGAGAATTATTAGAATTAATATTCATTACTTGTAGTGTGATATTATTTACAATATTTTATTTTTATTTATAATAAATATTGTAAATACTCTTTATTATTATAATTTATTTATTATTTTATTAATGTAGTTATTTTAAGAACAAAATATTGAAGCAAGTATTCGGCTTTGCAGTCTTGTATGTGAACAACATTTTCAATAAAATTTAAAAAAATGGGAGTAATATATTGCGGATGATGACGTATAATGTAGTTCAAGTAATTTTTTATTATATTTCTACGCTCAATATTATAATATAAACTTATTTCGTTTAATTTATCAATAATTATAGATGATTTTACGCGCGATTTAAACAATTTGGTAATGTTTTCCCATACTGCATTTGTAATTACGTTACAGTTGTGAATAAGATGTTGATTTGCCTGCATATAATTTATCATGCTTCGAATATCGGAATTAAAATGGCGCTGAATGGATACAAGAATATCTTCATCAACATTCAAATTTTCGGCGATATTAATCTTTTTCAAAAAACAAAGAATTTTAGATTCGGGCAGTTGGTTGAATCGCATTCGCACAAATTCGGTTTGCAGTGCTTCATCTATCCTGCTAATATAATTGCAAATTAAACAAAATCGAACATTTACAATGTTATTATAATTATTCAATAAATAACGAAGCGCTGTTTGCGCATTTTTTGTCATGTAATCTACTTCATCCAAAATGACAAATTTCATTCCTTCTCCAAACATTGACCTTGACGTTACAAAACCATTTATTTGATTTCGAATAATATCGATTCCTCTTTCATCAGATGCATTTAGATGAATCATTAGCCCCTTATTTTTTTGATTATACTTTTCTTGATATGCATTTACAAGATTTATAATGGTGGTTGTTTTTCCGGTACCCGGAGGACCGTACAATAATAAATTTGGGAAGTAATTGTTTTCAATAATTGATAAAAGTATTTTTTTATTAATGTCGTCCAATACAATATCATCAAAACGCGCAGGTCTATATTTCTCAACCCACGGAGTTGAACTATACACGTCATTTATATTTCCTTTTATGTCAGCACAACTCATAATATAATATAAATAATTATTTTTTGTTAAATCTTTTATTGAATTATAATATTAATTATATTCATTTTTAATGTTTATTATGTTTTTACGTTTTAATTGTTATAAATAAATTGAATTTATATATCATAGATATGAAAGATATAGCAACAACAACGCCGCCCATTTTTCCAATGACTACCGTAGCAGCAGCAACAGCAACAAAAGAAAGAGAAAAAACAGGATATTTAGAAATTATACTTGGACCAATGTGGTCCGGAAAAACATCAGCTCTCTTGAAGATTTACAGGCAATATTCATTTTGCAAGTCACGAGTTTGTGTAATCAATTATAAAGCAGATGACAGGTATTCCGAAACGATGCTCTCAACGCACGATAAAGAAATGATTCCGTGCGTAATGGGGTTTTCAATGGAAGAAATTATGAAAACGCACAGGAGCGAGATTGAAAATAGTGACGTAATACTCATAAACGAGGGACAGTTTTTCAGTGACATTGTACCTTTCACAATCAATATGGTGGAAGAAGAAGGAAAAAAAGTATACATCTGCGGATTAGATGGAGACTTTCAACGTAATAAAATAGGAAACCTCCTTGACTTGATTCCCATGTGCGACAAGATGTCCAAATTACATTCTCTGTGCAGCATGTGCAAAAATGGAACGCTTGCGCCATTCACATTCAGAAGCACGTGTGAGACAGAACAGGTTCTAATAGGCAATGACATTTACATGCCCCTGTGTAGAAGTTGTTACAATATTAAAACTAGATGTAAAATGGAGGGACGCGAATAATAACGGGGACACAAGAACGCGGAGAATTGTTAATATTGCATAATAGAACCGTCTAGATTTGTCAAAAATGTTGTAACCTTTAATGAAGGATATTTTTTATTCATTGCAATTTTGAATTTATTCAAATTTACCTTGTGTAATTCATATTCTTCTTGCATTGACATTGACGGGTTATCATATAAAATTCTATATGCTCCACAATCCATGTGGTCCAATACAACTACTTCATCAATTTGATGCAAATCGATGGCTAGTTCAACGTGTTTATCAAAAGTTTCACTCCATGCTGGAAAGGAATCTTGGTTGTAACCCAAACTGGCGCCCGCCAAGCTAAATTTATTATAGTTGTCACGAAATCCTGATGCATTGAAAAAATATACCTTGTCGTTTACAAATCTAAAATCCATACATGATAAAACGATGGCTTTCGCTGTATACTCTGATAACCTGTCTCGAATGGGGGAACGGTTGGCATAAATATAAATAAAAAATATGAAAATAATGAAAATGATCGAATAAATAATAATTTTATTTTTATTCATTTGTATTTTAATTCTCTATACTATAAATGAATAAAAAATATAAATGAATAAAAAATATAAATGAATAAAAAATATAAATGAATAAAAATAAATTTATATAATGAGATAAATTCGGCTAAATTGGAAACTCAACATTAATTGCGTCTATTGTGTCGTCTTTGTCGTCGTACCTTGTGAGTTGCTGTTTTTACATTCTTTTTATTTTTATTTGGTGTTGAATGCGTTGAATGCATCCGCAACCGTTTTGAACGTGTAAAACGTCTAGACGATGCTCTAGGTGACATTTTGGGAGTTCTCGGACTGTTGGAACTAGCTCTTGGACTTGGACTAGCGGTTACCGGAGTATTTTTGCGCTTTGAATAAGATGGCGAATACTTATTAATGCTTTCTATTTTTTCTTTAAAAATTTCTGCTGCTTTTCCTTTTAATGCTTTATTTTTTTTATGTTTTTCAATCGGATTATAATTTAAAAACCATTCGTCGTATTCCCGTGTCCCTTTTTTATTCTTCAACTTTTCAAACATGTGCGATTTTACATCTTTAATATCTTTTAGAGTAACCTGCTTGCCAATACACGGCTTGGAAAATCTTTTAAATATGCCTTCATTTTTTGTTAATTTGTCATACTGTAAATCATATATATATTGACTCATACAAAGTAGACGGTCTCTGTCATAGTAAGGTCTATTAATATAAAGAAATAGCAAATAAAAACTGAGAATTGTATCTGTTGTTGCGATGTGAACATCTTTTCCGTTTATTTTGACTATATTATAATTATGACACGCACCGGGAGACGGCTCATATACAAACGCAACGGTTCTGCCATCAACTATGATTTCATAATGAGAAGATACGTGTTCTCCGAATTCTTCGCGCTTTTCTACAATGACGCTTTTAAAATCGCCCGTCTTATCCAGAACCTTTTTTATTTTACTGGCAGATTTTTCTGCATGTTCGGACAATAAATCAAATGACGGCATGCTTGAATATAAAATAGGTCGGTCTGCTTTTTTTAAATTCTCTGAAAATAACGAACACGCATACCCTCCAAAAAATACGAGTTTTTCAGAAATTGCTTCATCACGTATCAAATCAAATATTTCTATTTCTTTTTTATTGGGAGATAATGAATGATCTTTTGCATTTTTTAAACAGTTTTCACCTTTCAGCGGATAATTTTTATTGAAACGCATTAAACGACTGTAAACTTTCTCCCATCGTGACACATCGCCGTCTGGACGAGAGAGTTCTAAATACATGGACATTCTTAAAAAGTTAACAGGTGCATACAATATTCCATTTTTTTCAATTGTTTCGCGCATTAAACTTTTAAATAATTCCGGTTCTATAAATGTTATGTCTGCAACACCAATAAAATTCACAAATACTTTGTATGTTCCGGTGTGCATACCTGATTTTGCCTCAACATCACTAAATCCTTTACTGTAAAAAATATCGGCAAGTTCTTTTGCATCGTCTAATGAATTTGGAGAGAAGAAATCATAATCAGGAATCTCTCGAGTCATATCATAAAATTGGTCTTTTTTTGGAAGAATGTTGTTTATCGCAGTTCCTCCATAACAAATTAGTTTTTTCTTTACTAAAAATTGTTCGACAATTGAAACGATTTCCTTTATTGTTGGATTACTTACTAATTTTTCACCTTGTTTGGCTTCTATTTCTTTCTGCGATTTCTTCAAAATTTCTAGAGCGCGCTTTTCTTTGCTTTCACTCATTCGGAGATATTATATACTATTATATAATATATAAAAATAATTAAATAATTAAAATGATTCATTTATTTAATTAATTGAATCATTGAACAAATATAAATTCAACGTAATATATTTCTCATATTTTATTTTATAAATGGGTCGATTAGTTTAGGGAGTAAATAAGTATTTAACTATTATTATTTTATCATTATATATTAATAATAATATTAATAATAATAATAATTCATTATAAATTAAATGAAATCATTTTTAAATGGAACTACTCCAATTAGCACATTATTTTCATCAAATAAAGAAGCATTTAGTTTTTCGTCTCCATTCTCTTCCAGTGACGCATCGGGAAACACTGCAACTGACGCATCAGGAAATGACTCGTCCATGTTCGGAAATATGTTTTCCAGTGACGCATCGGGAAATGACGGAGTATTTGGTACTATGAACAACATGTTTTCTTCTTCTTCTACAGATGCACCTACAGATGCATCAGAAAACCCCACAACAACAGAAAATACAAATCCATCTATTTCTACATACGCCGACTTTTTTAAAAGTTTATTTGTTTTATTTATAAAAATTTGCATTGTTGTATATTTGGGTGCATCATTTTTGTGTTTAATACGAATGAATAGAACAGACTTGACAAATTATATGCCTTCTGACATTAACCGTTATCCTTATTGTACTCCAGATGGAACCCAAGAATTTGGTGTAAAAGAAGACCCAATATATTCTTATGGATTTCCATACAATTTATATTGTGACTCGAATGATGATGAAAAATGTTCTAAAACGTGCCGAGTTATAAAAAATGAGCTGCGAGACCCCGATGCATTTGTTGAATACACGCCGTTTGCTTTTTGGCTCTCGCTTTCTATGAAAAATACGTACGCAACATTTCGAGCATTCATTAAAATGATTTGCATAAAAATGGGTAACTTGACATCACAAAATCAATATGATACATATGGAATTCTTGAAAATATCATCATGCTTCTTGGAGCATTATTAGTGTATGTTCTCGTATTATATGGCGGGTTTATTGGAGTTTTTATGACGTATGCATTTCAGTTTTATAACAGCGGATTTTTAATGAGCGGGTTGCTTTGGACTCTTGGACTGTTTTTCATATCATGGATACCACCGTTGTTCAATTTTTTTGGGTTTATTCTGCAAGTGTTGGTCATGTTTTTGTGGATTCCATTTACCCAAGTTACAAAACACGAAGCGCCAAAAGAAAACACCAAGGTTGTTTTTGAGATATTTAAAAGTAAAAAAAAACTACTCATTCTATTATTCAGCATTGGAATGGTAATGAATGCATTTAGTTACTTGACTGCCTTTGAACCATACTATGTATTAATTGCCGTTTCCATTTTTTTATTTAATATGTTTGTATTCAACTCATCTAAAGAAACACCGCCCAGTTAATATATTAATCAATAATAAATAAATCAATCAATGACTTCTTCAACAACAACAACAACAATACCGTTTGTAAGCGTATGCACGCCAACTTTTAATAGAAGACCATTTTTCCAAACGATAATTAAATGTTTTGACAGCCAAACCTATCCCAAAGACAGAATGGAATGGGTTATCGTGGATGATGGCACCGACAAAATCGAAGACATTGTAAAGGGACACCCGCTCGTCAAATATTTCAAATACGATGAAAAAATGCCTCTCGGGAAAAAACGCAACATTATGCACAAAAAGGCGCGCGGTTCAATCATCGTCTACATGGATGATGATGATTATTACCCGCCGGAACGCGTATCTCATGCAGTGGAAATGCTTCTAAAAAATCCGGAAGCATTGTGCGCAGGCAGCAGCGAAATGTACATTTATTTCAAAGACACAGACCAAATGATACAATTCGGACCCTACAGTCCAAATCATGCCACCGCCGGAACATTCGCTTTTCGAAAAGAATTATTACTTGAACATAGATACAATAATGATGCATGTTTGGCAGAAGAGCGCGAATTTTTAAAGGGATACACGGTTCCATTTGTTCAGCTTGACCCGATGAAAGCAATTCTGGTTTTTTCACACCGACACAATACGTTTGACAAGCGCACTTTGCTGAGCGATCCTTTTAGTCACGTTATGCGGTTGTCTGATAAAAGGGTCGCCGATTTTATAAAAGATGCAGATGTTGCCGATTTTTTTATGAATCTTGAAACAGTGCTTGTGGAATATCCACCAGGAGAACCTGAAATGAAACCTGATGTTTTGAGAGAAACCAAAATATTATTGAAAAAGAAGGAGGAATTAAAAAATAATCATAAACATAAACAACAAGAACAACAAGAAATAAAAAAGAAACAATATGATAAAATTGCAGAAACGAATCCTGAAATTTTTCAACGCATTCAATCGCAACAAGAACAAATTTATGCCTTGCAAGATGATAATCGCTTGCTTCAAACTCAATTTAACAAGTTAAAAGAAGTGTATTCAAAGACAATTCGAGAGAATATGGAATTAAAAAAGAAATAAACATGCAGAATTTTGCATTTTTCTTAATTATTATATGTTTTATAATCGCTGAGAACCATTTCACGAAGTGTTTCAGCAGTGGAATACTTTGGAAACCAACCCAATTCATTGTATGCTTTCTCGCTATTCCCCAATAGAAGTTCAACTTCGGCTGGTCTGAAATATTTTGGATGAATACACACCACCACTTTTCCATCAATGCTGCCCACTTCGTCTAATCCCTCGCCACACCACTCTACCTTTTTTCCAAACACATCAAATGACATTTGAATGATTTCACGAATGCTGAATGTGCTGCCTGTACTTAGTACATAATCAACCGGATTTTCCTTTTGTAGCATTAGCCACATTCCATACACATAGTCTTTGGCGTGTCCCAAGTCGCGTTTGCTGTTCAAGTTACCTAAAGACACGTGTTCCTGCTTACCTGCAATAATGGCTGCAACTGCAAGCGTAATCTTACGACACACAAACGTTTCTCCGCGTCGCGAACTCGTGTGGTTAAAAAGAATACCGTTGCAAGCATACATTCCATAACTTTCACGATAGTTTTTAACAATCCAATAACCATATAACTTGGCTACCGCATATGGACTTTGTGGATTGAATGGAGTCGTTTCGCATTGAGGCGTTTCTAAAACTTTGCCAAATAATTCACTGGTTGATGCTTGGTAAAACCGGATTTTATCTTTAAGACCCGTTTTAAGAATCGTTTCTAATAAGCGCAATGTTCCCAGTGCGTCGACTTGTCCGGTGTATTCTGGAACTTCAAAACTTACCTTTACGTGACTTTGAGCTGCGAGGTTATATACTTCTAGTCTTTCAAAATCGCGACCTTGTTCAGTAATAATCGTATTGAATACGTTTTGTAAACTGGTCTGGTCTGTCATATCTCCATAAATTAGTTTTACTTTTGAAAAAAGATGGTCGATTCTTTCAGTGTGAATACTACTGTGACGACGTATAATGCCGTACACAATATAGTTTTTTTCAATCAAAAGTTCAGCCAAGTAACTACCGTCTTGTCCTGTTATACCAGTAATTAAAGCGATAAATGTCATTCTATTTTATTTTATCTAATCTTATCCATATTTATATGTTTATATGTTTTGTAAATAATAGAATAATTTGAATAAAGTTTTGAATAAAGTAAATATAATATTATACGTAAAATATAATATTATATTTATATAAATTAGATATTAATATTTATCACAAGTTTATCACAATTTGCAATGACAGGAAACACGAATATTCCCAAACAAAATGCTCCATTAAACTTTAGGACATCAAACTCATTGATAACAACAAGGGTGCCGCATTATGCCACAAAAACAACAACGGCAAACAGTGTTGTTCCCGGTTTACATCGCCCAAACACCAACGGCGTTCCGTCAAATATACACCAGCATGATTTTGATGGTCCCGAGTTCAAAGCTCGACCCATAAAGCATTGGAGGCGACAACTAGTTCCAACGTCAGTTAATGCGACCGGCAGCGCAATAACAGGACCTTCACAACCAATCGGGTCGTCAGGTCGGCGCAATGCAACCGTCGGACTATTAATGGACCGACCTGGAGCTGTAACATATATTGGTGATGCATCGTGCGAGTGCGTGCAGCAGCCCGGAAATTCATACACAATTAGCGAACACTTTTTAGAAGTACCAAAAAATAAGGGAACTCTTGTTGAAAATAAAGGTTTTATTGACAACGGCGACTATCAAATTAACACTGGTATATATGGGACAAAATGCATTGGCTGCAATCCGCAAAATAATGTAATAAAAAGCGCGTCCACACTTCTTAGCAGAGCATATTATTCAGACACCACCGGCTATTTGAAATCCAGGTGCAAAACGTACCAGCAGAATGCATCCATTAATCGAACATCTGGAGTCACATATCTGAGTCCTGACGGGCAGCACATATGGGCAACATCTAGCGCAAACGGGTCTCAGGTGTATCAGACAAATGACATATACAATCCAAGAGTGAATCCGCATGCGTGCGGCGGCTCAGGTGCATCAACAGTTATATTTAAACCAAATAATTACCAGTATTCGGTTCAAGGTGCAGTTGACAGTAGCACTCGCATTGAAAAGCTGAAATTAAACACCATCAACACGAATGCAAATTCGCTGAGAAGTGCATTTGGAAATGAAGCGGCTAGCGCGTGCAGGTTTACGGGTAGCGGCGACACGCCCTATTTTCTTAAAAACAAATACCAGCCGCCTATATGCAGCGAAACCAACTTAGTAGCAAGATACAGGCAAAATAAACGAATTTGCAGTTTATAAATAAATTATATATGGTTATACTTGCGGGGGAATAACTGTTACAGTATTGTCTAAATATGGACACTTTACAACATTCGGATGTATTGAAAAACAATTATATGCCATATCTTTGTACTGAAACAGATTTTCGTTGTCGGTAGTTGGATATACCACAACGCTCCGTTGCGATGGAGAAGATAAGTAAATAAACAACATGCCGATTAGAAAACTTAAAATGAATAACTTGATTGAAATATATTTCATTTATTTTATTTTTATATATTTCAAATACGAAAAGTGTATATATAATAATAATATTAATTTTTTCATTAATATTATTATTATCATTAGTAATATATAATAATACAATACATAGTAAAAATAATAAAAAATAAAAATGATTAATTTCAAAGAGTGGATACACAAAGAAAATAGTAAATACATTATATCGATTATACTGGGTCTTGGTTTAGCGGCATTATTTAGAAAGGCGTGCAAGGATGGCGCCTGCATTCATTTTGAATCGCCACCAATGAAGGATTTAACGAGTGGGAGTGTTTATAAATATGGAACTGAATGTTATAATTATAATGTTGCCACCCAAAAATGTAATTCGGATAAAAAAACTGTTGAATTAAGTAATGGATTGCGTAATATGATATAGTATATTTTTATTATTTATATTTAGAGGAAATAAATAATAATATGAACGATACAACAAGTATAGACGATTTGCCAGGAATTGCCAGTGGTGGCGGTGGTGGTGGTGGCGGCGGAATAGTTCAAAATGCTTTAAAACCTGAAATTCCGCATCAAACTTATTCTCCTAATGTTGGTTCGCAGCAACCACTCCAACAGCAACAGTATCAGCAACAGTCGCAAGCAACACCCGATATGAATGTAAATGAATTTATAGGTGGTTTGCAGCGCGCAACTGCGTCCGGAATGACTGCTCTTCCAATTAGAGACGTTCCCAGAAATACGGAAAGCGTGGTGTCAGACGAACAAACAATGCCCAATTATGTTCCCAAAGCGCCTCACGATTATATAAGAGAACATCATGAAAATACGCAATCTTTTTTACATCATCACGAGCGTTCAACCAATCGCGGAGAGTCGATCGATGTTGTATATGAAACGCTTCAGGTGCCGATTTTATTAGCCATACTGTATTTCACATTTCAATTACCCGTCATGCGAAAATATTTGCTAATGTATCTTCCAAGCATTTTCAACAAGGATGGAAATCATAATTTGTCTGGACTTCTCTTTATAAGTATTCTATTTTCTTGCACATACTATGGAATTAATTTTGTTCTTAACCAGTTTGTTTTAGAATCTGAATAATATTATTTTGTTCATTTATATATAATTATATAAATGAACTTGGACAATTTTATAAATAATATCCTGTGATGAACATGTGTTTTTCTAACATGATTTTTTTTTGTATTTCTTGTGATAAACAACTTTCCAAACCTTTCGTTTCAAGTCCTTTCAATCTATGATATGATGTTATATCAGCATGTGGTGTTGTATAAAAATACGGTGTTATATCAGAATATACATTTCCTTTAATATTTAAATAAAAACATTCACTAGACTGGAATTTAACTGTAGTTGGAATGGAACAGGAAATAGATTCAATTTCACCCTCATCAAATGAAATAATACCTTGATAGTCTTGATTCAAATTGTAAAAAGTATCATTCCACCCTATTATTCCTCCAATATATTTATATTGTTCTCTCTGCGCGTGTAGTCCCGTCCATAGAAACTCATCTACAAAATTGTTTGTATTATGGTCATACAATAAAACATTAGTACAATTTTTTCCATTAAAAAAATTATCTATTCCAAATAACTGACTTTGGGTTGGGTCGTAACTATTTATTATTTGTTCAAAAAAATTAAAACTAATAAAATCATTGGATCCATTCAATAAAGTAATATTTGGTTTTTTTTCTATCGACTTTCTAAATGAAAACTTATATTTTTCACTAAGCATTCCTAAAAAACAACTATTATAACCGGGAGTCACATCTCCTTGATCGAATTCGTAATAGTTTGCAGTTTCAGGTTTGTCTTGAAAATACATATCAAATAGTGATTTTGATACATCTTTTTCGGATCCTATAAATGTAAATGTAAAATTTGCTTTATCATGAAAAACAGCTTTCAAATAAAGTAGATTCTCCATTCTTCTCTTTGTTATGAATATTCTATTTGGACTATTGTTATACAAAAAATATGGAACACAAATGTCTATGTGTATTTTTTGGGTATGCTGAGTCATAGTATAAATATAAATAATATAGTATATAACATTATTATTTTTATTATTATCATTAAATTAAATATAAACAATATCTTAATAATAATGAAATGTTAATACTTATTAAATATTAATTCATATATTCATATACATTCAACATTCAACCATTTCAACTCATGGGAGCAAATAACTCAAAATTTAAAATAAATTATGAAGACATGCAAATGGCATCCAAACATTCTTATAATAATAATAACAATAATAACAACAACAATAATAACAACAACAATAATAACAACAACAATAATAACAACAACAATAACAATAAATATGCAATAATCAACACGCTCGACGCCTTGTACCAGACATGTTTAATTCCAAACACAATTCCAATAGCCGAAGAAGAAGAAGTTATAAATGATATCATAACAAATTCAAAAAAAACAAAAATAATAATTTACGGATTGAATTCGAATGATGAAAAAGTCTATTCAAAATATGAACAACTTGTTAAATTGGGAGCAAAACACGTCTATATTTACAACGGAGGAATGTTTGAATGGCTGCTCCTTCAAGATGTGTATGGTCGCGAATTATTTCCAACAACTTTGAGAGAATTAGACATATTAAAATATAAACCTCGAAAAGTTCTCGATATTTTATGCATCAAAATGTAAATAAGATGCGTGTCCAAGTCTTGACAATCTCATTCGGTCTTCTCGAGAAGTCGGCGACGGCGGCGCCTGGTACCAACCATGATAATTGTCCGCATTTTCCTTCTCCTCCGAAGAATACATTTTGAACTGGTTGCCATCAATATAAGTTTTCAAACGATGCATCACTCCAACCGTTCTTGACGCGCGCAAACTGTTGATGAAGTGATAAATGTCAGCACTGTAGTCATACAATTCTGAATCCACCTCTGCATTTAAAATCAGCGTCGGAATTGTAATTTTTGAAGGAACAGAGTTCAACCATTCATCGTGATACCTATTGCAATCTTCCAAATATTCAAACCCAATATTACTTTCTCCCGGTCTATTTCTTTTCTGAATTCTATTCATGCACACTTCTGTGCTTGCTTTGAAATATATGATGCACGATGGCTCAACCTCTTTTGCAAACTCATCAAACCATCTCATGTAAATGTCGTACTCGTCCTGTTCGATTTTTTTGGAATCATAAAGCATTTTGGCAAAGACGTGTGCATCTGTTAAAAGACAGCGCTCTGTAATAATCAGCCTAACGTTCGGCGTTTTCAATGCTTGCCTTATTTTTTTCAGCCTGGTAATGTATGCCATCATTTGAAATCTGAATGCGAACCGTTTAACGTCAAGGTACAAATTTGTCAAAATGGGAACGCCGTTCTCATCCTTGATTTGTTCCCAGTCACCCGTTGGTTCGTCTACAAATATTATAGAATCGTCTTCCTTCTTTTTTTTCAACGACATTATATATTCTCTCAATTTTGCCTTGCCTGTTGTTTTTCCCGAACCAATATTTCCATCAATCGAAACTATCAAGCACGATGACGACGAATTTGCATCTCTAGAAAACGAAGCTGAAGCACCCATTTTTTTAAGCTAGTATACAATGTTGTAAATTATCTATATTTATTTTTTATAATCAATTTTTATTTAAATAAAGTCTAATAAGTAAAAAATTGATTATAAAAAATATCTAAAAAGAAATTGTTATACCAGTTTAACCACACTACCTTAATAAAATCATTGAAGACATAATGAAAACACAAAAAATAAAAAAATCAAAATCAACCCAAACCACTCTCACATTGTTAGATATTGATAAAATGATGAATATCGCGTCAATCACACATTCAGAAGGGGATGGCGGACCTAATGAGGAGGACAAGGAATACAATGAAAACGATGAAGACAACAACGACTACAATGATGATGATGCAGTGGAAATAGAAGAACCAACATTATCAGATGATGATTTAGGATTGTTACATGAAGAAGCATTAATTTTAATTGACGAATTAATTAAATCGAATCAGCTTTTATTCAGTAATCCTGATTTTGAAACTATTGTGTATGACCACGTGCAATCCATATTGCATTTTTCTATCAATTACAGAATGTACGACGATGACGACTACGCCGGCGAAAACAATGACTGCGATGAAGACGAAGATGAAACAGTCATGTCGTGTCAAATTGAAGAATTAATAAATGTGGCAATGCACGACTATTTTAAATTTATTCGTCCACACCGTTCATACAAGTATTCATTTATAAGAAAGTCTCCCAACTTGGAAAAAATGAAAAAAAAAATAGAATTCTTAGAGTCACTTTATCAGCCAGAGCAAAAAACGGATGAATGGTATTCTCACCGTCACGGACTCGTTACCGCAAGTTCGGTGTGGAAAGCATTTGGTTCACAGTCTGTGCAAAATCAGCTCATATACGAAAAATGCATGCCATTTGACCCGACAAAATACAGCCGCGTCAACACAGAGTCGCCTTTACACTGGGGTCAAAAATATGAAGTGCTTTCAAAACAGCTGTATGAGGAAATAAACAGCACGAAAGTTCAAGAATTTGGGTGCATTCGACATCCAAACTCAAACTATTACTTTATTGGAGCTTCGCCGGATGGAATAAATGTGTGTCCGTTGTCACCGCTTTACGGTCGCTTGGTTGAAATAAAGAATGTTGTATCTAGAGAGATTACCGGAATTCCAAAGGAAGATTATTGGATTCAAATGCAGATTCAAATGGAGGTTTGCAATTTGCCGGAATGCGACTTTGAAGAAACGAAATTTACCGAATATGAAGATGAAGATGCATTTAATGCGGACTCAGATGAAACAAACGATTCTTCAAACTGGAATTATAATTTGAATGGAAAAAGACGAGGGGTTATTGTGTATTTCGCAAAAGATGAGAAACCATTTTACCAGTATGCTCCATTGGACATTACAACCAAGACGGCATTTGATGTGTGGTTTGAAGAAACCATAAATACGCATGATAATCTAACGTGGATAAAAAACATTTACTGGCGACTTGACGTTTACAGCTGTGTGCTTGTTTTGCGAAATAAGGAATGGTTCAAAAATGCAGTTGTCAAAATAGAAGAATTATGGAAAATAATTGAAACCGAAAAACAAACCGGATTTGAGCACAGAGCTCCTAAAAGAAATGCGAATGCGAATGCAAAGAAGGAATATAATTCGGAAGGGGTGATGGGAACAACACAAACACAAACAATACAAACAACACAAACAACACAAACAACACAAAGAGTGTGTCACATCGATTTAAACATTTAGGGGCAACAAGGTTCCCCCTCGTTTAACAGTTGTTTCCGTAAATATCCGATGGGGCGTCGGCATCATACGCATAAACATTCACGCGCGTATCTTTTGACGAAAAAGGAATGCTTGGAGGGAACTGTGGAATATTTATTTTTTTATTTTCGTATAATGTTCCGCACATGTTTGCAGGGCTGCATGTGCCGTTGTTCGGCGTTGCCCAATATCGAACATTGTTCGTTCTTTGAAGATAACTATTTGGAAAAACGGGATAATATGCCGACATGGATCTACTGTCTAAATCTGATAATCCTCCTCCGCCTTTTTGAAGAGGATAGTCTCCTTGCAACAATGGTTTCGTTACGTTGGTTGGAAATTCACCCGGTTGAAGAAGATGTGACACAAAATTCTCTCGAACCGGTGTAAAAAAGAACGAACCGATGAGCGCGAACAATAATGCTAAAATCAAAAATAAAATATTATCTGTTTTACTTGTCATACCTGATATAGTTGGTTTGGTCGTTGGTATTATAATATAAATATATAATTTAAATATATTATAATATTCATCTTTTAAAATGAAATATAAAATCAAATATAATTTCAAATTCTTTATTTAATTATTATATTTCATTTTTATTTCATTTTAAATTATGAATATTATAAAAGATGAATCAGTTGATATGTACATGTACATCATCCGCTCTATGTTTAATACACTTGTCGTCTACATGAAAAGATGGGACGTCTTTTGTGTGCGGAACAATGGATAAAACACACTTTGCTCGATGTCCGTAAAGCGGCTCAGTGCACCCCTTTTCTTTCTTTTTTGCAAAATTAAATATTTTTGGAGGAGGGTCATTTTTGGTGCATCTTGACCTAAAATGCTCATATCTCTCGCGAACGTCACAATAAGACAATCCTGATTTTTTATCCAGTCTCTTATTCACAATTTCATGAAGACGATATATGTATTTAGAAAATGTTTCTCTTGATTTTAAATGGCACTCGCGAATCGGGTTTGCTTTCAAATTACTAGTTAAATTAATTCGACAGTACTTGCACGGTAGTACGTACCTTAAACTATAGACAAAATCAGAGTAATGTTTTTTATCTTCCGCAGTAGGATTTGTGGGATAATTAAAACTCATTGTGTGTAAAAAATGCCACATTGGAGGACCCCATACTGATGTAAGCATTCCGTCTCCGCTTTTATAATCGTTTTTAGTAAATACATACGATGACTTTTTTTTTGTTTTTTTATTTTGATTTCTTACAAGTTTGCCATTTTTATTATTTTTATTTTTTGTTTTATTTCTCATTTTTTCAGATACATTCGTCATAATATAAGTAATGTTATCAATCACTACATTAACACAATATTAATTTTTTTCATTAAAAAAATAATATTCGTAAGTAAAATAATTTTATTTTATAATTGTTATATATAGCAAATTAAGAGAATAACAGAATAACAGAATAACAGATAATAGAATACAAAACAAACACAAAAATGTCAATTTCAGCAAAATCTGTAAAAACAACGTTGGAAACAATATATTCTAAACGACACCTGGTGGTAATGTTTCTAGTCGCGTGTTTATTTATTTGGATTGGTGTCTATGTCTACAATAGATACATCGGTTCATATTTAGGCTCGTCATTAGAGGGGTACGCATCTGGTATGGGAGATGACGCCCCCCCGCGATCCGATAATGAAAAAACTGCGACACTTTACATGTTTGGAACAAGTTGGTGTCCACACTGTAAAACAGCTAAACCCATTTGGGAAGAATATGTAAACAAAAACAAAGATTTAAAAGTCGGAAATTATAGTATACTTTATAAAAGTGTTGACTGTGACGAAGATTCAGACGGAAAACAGCTTGCAGATAAATTCGATGTCAAAGGATATCCCACATTCAAATTAGAACGAGGACCTGGAGATGTTGTCGACTTTGAAGCAAAGCCAACGCACGACAACTTTACCAATCTTCTTCAAACATCTCTCATTTGAAGGGAGGGGACATGCTTGAAGGGGACTGACCACTTGCCCACATGTCAAATTTGACATGTGACCAGCTGAGGGGGTTAAAGGGGGGCGTTAGTCGCCCTTTTGATTACAATTTTTTTCTTTACAATTTCTGTGTTCTTGGGCATGAGTTCGCCAATTACTGACACTTGTTTATCGTTCAACTCAAAACGCTGACCTATTACGCGAACACAAATAAAATCTTTTTCGTTCACCGAATTAAAGTATGAATTGGATGAATGGTGGTCGCGTGATACATAAATAATTACCGGCGACTTCTTTTCATCTAAACTTGTAAATGCTCGTATACCTGCCTGCGTGATATTTTTAGCATAACAGCAGATTCGCATCCCTTCAACCGGGCAGCAAATGCTGCATTCAAAAACAACCTCGAATTCTACATATTTACTTGCAAGTGTCCCGCTCGAAAATTTTATAATGCGGATAGAATCCGGCTTTACATATCCTTCTACAATGCACTTACCTTCCATTTTTGCAGAAATTGTATTTTTTATTGTCGTTTCCACATTCGAACCAACTAGAATAAATGGAACAACAACCTTAGTTGTCAAAACTGTTTTTGAATATAATTCATTTTCTTCCACTTGGACAGATGATAATGATGATTTTTTTTGTATAAGTGACGACGACGATGATGACGATGACGATGACGACATTATATAGTATATATAATATACTCTATTATATATTATTTATATTATCTATATATTTTTTCAATTTTTTTATTTATTATTTAATTCATAATATTAAACGAATTAAATAAAATGAATTAAATTAAACAGAATACAAAGCTTCGACCATATTAAGATTCCATCTTTTATCATTCAACTTGATATCATTATAATAATGAAGAATAATTTCTTGCAATATGCAATATGTTATTTGAGTAAGATTTTGAGGTACTTCGACGGCTTGTTTAAAATTATACTGTTGTAATATATCTTGGAGCGTGCGTTTTTTTGTTGGAGATGCGCTGCACACACTTCCTCGATTTTGATTTTCTTTAATTTTGAATGCAACGCCATCTTTCACAGATTGCGCAAATCCCATAAATTGCGCAAAACTCGTTTTATCAATTTTAAATTTACTCGTCAAACCATTACGCTCTTCACTTGTTAACTCGCTTTGGTTAAATACACTCCATTCATCTAGTTGATTTTTTTTATAATATATTGAAACGCCTTTTGATGCAGACGCTACAGACGCGGACCCATCTTTCAAAGGAACAAATAAATACGCGCCAGAATCGCCTGGAATTGTTGTAACAAACTGGCTAAAATACTTTAATATATTCTTAGCGCATGTCGGTGCATAAACATCTGCTGCATACTTTGCTTCCTCATATGCTATCTTCGTTTTTAAACTGGCTTCACCTTTTATCTTTTTTGAAATTTGTTCAATCTTATTCAAATTTATTATGAGTAAATTCATTTCGCTAAATGTTAACCGGTCCATTACGTGAATAAAAATATACGAATATATTTCATTCAAATCTATTACTCTTTCAATTACATTTATCATTTCATTACAATAAATATACCAAATTCTATCTCTCGAAATCATGGGTATTGCACCTGAAATTAATGTTAACGCAGGGTCTTGCGCATCTGCAATATCATTTTTTATTTTTTTACTCAATGATGTATTTATAGCTAAATTATATGCGTATGATATACTTGAAATAATATTTTTTATATTTTCATATTTGCCGCTCGGATTTTCTTCTTTTTCTTTTTCACCTCTTCTCTCGCTTAGACCCACTTTTTCTAATACTTTCACATTTATTTTATCACGTTTAAAAGGAATTGGCGTGCTTCTTTCAAATACGCTAATTGTCTTGTCATTTAATTCGACCGGCTGAAAAAGATAATAATCACCGATGTTTATTAAATTTCCGTATTTTCCATAATAATCAGAAATATATTCATTTTTATCATTTATCATTTGTGTGAGTGCAAAATTAATTTGTAGCTCCGAATATATTTTTATACGATTTATAAAATGAGTCAAATCTTCTTTGGTGTAAAAATGTCTTTCTTTAAATGCAGATTTTACTATTCTGATAATATTTTCAACATTCATTAAAATAAATGTTTCATTAAATGTTCCCATTGTAACGTCCTGTTCTTTTATTTTAGCGCCAGGAGTGCACGCGTATTGACAACTTTTCATATAGTCGCACGTGGATGTAAATGGCTTGTCGCCTATTCTATAAACAATATTACCACCCGTAGACAATGTCAACTCTATTTCAGTATCAATATTTTGTTCTGTAAAGTTACCCTGATTTATATTTAAAATACAATCAACAGAAGATTCTTTTAGCACTCTGCTAACCACGCCCATTTTCACCGCTTTTGTTTCAGAAAACCGATACATTGCCAAGTCTGCCGACTCTTTTCCGGTTCCCAAAATGCTTGCATGCAGGAAAATTTGAACATTCCTTTGGTTAAAGGGCAATTTTTTGTGACTGCACGTTCTTACTCCGCGACCTATAATTTGTTCGACTGCACTCATATTGTACCACGGGTCCATTACGTGTATTTGACGAATATTTTTCAAATCAACGCCCTCCGACCCTGATTTTGAAATAATAACAACTTTACATTTTGAACCGTCAAAATTTTTATCAGAACGAAGTGCATTAATTTCAACGTCATTATTTGGAGAAATAGATTGTTTACCTGTTATCAGTGCATATTTTAACCCGTTTGATTTTACAGAAGAAGCACTTGAAAACAATGACTTTGATGATGTATTTTCATTTTTATATCTTGTAAACCCCAACTCCTCTAATGCAAGCGCCATTGGAATTACCCCGCTCTCGATAAAATAAGTGTATATCAGAACAATCCCTTCGCAAAATGAACTTTTAGATGGCGATTTTTTGTTATAACTTGAAACAATATTATTGCATATGGATTTGATTTTCGAACTATACTCTCCAACATGCTCCGGTGAAAATATCCGATGTTTCGAGTTTTTATACGCATACTGACCTTTTTCTTTTCTCATAACATTTAACAAACCTCTCTCTCCATACGTGTATTCTAAATCTTCTTCATCATCATTCTTGTATGGGTACGTCATATTTAATATTTGCCGAAATGAAATCAAATCATTAATGGTGTATCCTGAAAGCGCGCTATTATCACTAATGTCTCCTATCGCGATATAGTCTTCCATATCCCCCCCCTCACCACCCTCGCCATCACCCTTACCACCCCCTCTTCCTCCTCCAACTTCCCCAACGTTCCTCCTTCTTACTTCGTGTTCCTCCATTCTTCCCAGTTTTCTCTCGTACACATCATTTTGATGTTTTCCAACATCGGTAACATACACATCCACGTGTTCTAATCCAGGAACGGTTGTTTTACCGTTGAAGGTAACTTTAGGATAAGAAATGCTCCCTCTTGTTCTAGTTTCTCCGTCATATATTTCTTGCTGTTTTAGTGCATTGCTTTTGGAAAATTGCGACGGGAAAATCCGGTATGGAAACGTGTACGGATTTTCACCTCTTACATATGATACATATCCAATAGATGCCTCTTTCAATAACTCTCTTCCCACTTGTTTCCCTTCAACGATTAAAAGATTATTATCAGAATCAAACAAGTCACTTGAATGAATGCGAGGGCGTCTGTCATTGATTCGCATTAAATTTAAAAGCCAGACGATTTCTTTCGGGTCGTTGAACATTGGCGTCGCTGACAAAAATAATAACCGTAAGTTTTCTGCATACTTTACAAGATTGATTAGATAAGCTGCATCTTTATTATTAGATTTTAAATTATGAACTTCGTCAATAATTATTAACCTGTTATTAAAATACTTTCTGAGCCTTTTGATTCCTTCACGACTTATTTTCATTTTTAATTCTTCTTCTTCGCCTTCTTCGCCTTCGCCTTCGCTTTCTTCGCCTTCGCCTTCTTCGCCTTCGCTTTCTTCGCCTTCGCTTTCTTCATCTTCTTCTTCTTCGCCTTCGCCTTCTTCTTCAACTTCTTCTTCAACTTCTTCTTCGTCTTCTTCTTCGTCTTCGCCTTCGCCTTCGCCTTCGCCTTCTTCTTCTTCTTCGCCTTTGCCTTTGCCTTTTTCGCCTTCGACCCCTTTTTCAACCAGTTTAGATTTTTGTATAATCCCTTCTCCACTAATCAACATTCTTATAATGGACGAAAACTTTTGATATCCGAAAAATAAATATGATTTTTTTATTATTTTGTCAATCTGTTTTTTTATTTTTAATTTAATCTTTTCTTCCTCTAGCGCATTACCAACTTCATTATCAATGTCGAATAATTGTAAATTAATTTCTTTCAAATACTTATTTCCAGTACACCCGCTTATTGTCCATTTTCCTGATTCATTTCGATGCAATTTACTAACGTCAAATAATTCTTTTTTGAAATTATTTTTCACGTTTATGCTTGAAATAACAACTATTTCTTGTTTTATTCCCATTTGATTCAAATAATCTCTCATATTTTCAGATATTCCAATGGCAGAACATGTTTTCCCAGAACCTAGACCATGATACAATAGTAAACTATTATACGGCGTTTGAAATGACATGAAATTTTTTACAAAATATTGATGTTGTTGCAATTCATATGTTGCATTGCACATTTTATCGGCATGCTTTATAAGTTCTTTATTTCTGTATATTTTTTCAGTATTCATTGTATCATAGAATTCTTTTTTTTCTGATATTTTTATATTAAAATTTTCATCATTTAAATCCGGATAAAGAAAATCATTGTTTATTTTTTTATTACCTTTATTCTCATTCGGAACAATCTTTATTTTTTTTTTTACTGGCAATACTTCTTCTATCTTATCAGTTATTATTTCTTCAACAGTATTTTCTTTCACCTTTTTCGGCTTTATTTTGATCTTCCTCATTTTATTTTTTGAAGCACACCGATTTTTTTCGGTTTTATAACACTCATCATCATTTGCGACTGCATTTGCATCCGGATTGTAAACACACCTTTCGGTTGCTTCATTATATTTACAAAATGCTTCTTCAGCAGTCGCAGCAGCAGCAGCAGCAACTGGACTTTGTTGTGCTTCTTGTGCTTCCTCCTCCTGCTGCTGTAATTCTTTCGCCTTTTTCGGCTTTATTTTGATCTTCCTCATTTTCTTTTTTGAAGCACACCGATTTTTTTCGGTTTTATAACACTCATCATCATTTGCGACTGCATTTGCATCCGGATTGTAAACACACCTTTCGGTTGCTTCATTATATTTACAAAATGCTCCTTCTCTTCTCATCACTTCTTGTTGTTGTATTTGTTGTATTTGTGTTTCATCTTGTTTTTGGGATAATTCACTTTCCATAATAAATGTTAAAAATGTTGATTGATATCTAAAAATAATCTATAATATAATATAAACAAATAATATATTATAGATTTGTACCCACTAATTTTTGATTATAAAAACATGTTCAAACTATATCGCATATTACAAACTTATTCAAAGTATTATTCACACTTGTGATTATATTTTTTTTTTCAACATTATATGGTCGAATAATCTCCATGCATTCCTTGTACGATAACCATTTCATATTTTTTACTTCCGATGTTTGATATTCATTTTTTTGAATTGTGTCTCTGCTCATGTATGATAAATAATATTTATTTTTATATGATTTTATATTTGACCCGATAAATATTTCTTCATATGGAATCACATTGTGTATCTGTTTCAAGCTAAATTTATCGTATCCTGTTTCTTCTTCAAACTCTCTAAATCCGCAATCTAAATCTTTTTCTTGATGGTTCCTGCGCCCTTTTGGAAACCCCCATTCTGCTGTTTCCCATTTGGTTGTAGACGAAGAAACCAAAGTTTCTAAACTATATTTTACACCCGACGACATCTCAATTCCATTTTTAAGTTGTAAAAATTTATTTTTTGAAACCTGCTCCTCCCCTCTATATTGTATTCCAGAATATTCTCCCCATAATAATGACCATAGTTCACTAAACGGTTTTGTTAATATGTTATTTTTTTCATATACTGTCATTTCATCAATAATATTTTTAATATACTGACAATTATAGAGTGAATATTTTCCGCGAATAAATTCAACATAACCAAAACTATCAGTTCTTTGAATCATCAAGTATTCATATTTATTTTCAGGTTTGCATTCACACTCATATTCACCCTTTTTATTTTCCTCTTTTAATTTTTCATATTCACTCGAGTTTCGAAATGCAATGACACCTATACTTGTAATGGGAACGCTGCAATTTGAATACATGTGACCACTTTTTCCACAATTATTACAGTAGTTGCCGTTGCTGTTGCTGTTGCTGTTGTTGCTGTTGTTGCTGTTGTTGTTTCCATCGTTGACGAATTTTTGCATATTTATTTTATTTAATTGTTTCAAACTGTTCTTGATTCTTGATTATTAGTTATATGTAAAAGATAAAATCTTTTTATATTGTTTGAATACAAACACACAACATAAAAAACGCACCAATTAGAAAAATATGACAACTAAAACAAATACAACAACTTTAGATTCCAACGTTGACGTATGGGGTCCACACTACTGGTTTGTGTTACTTACAATGGCAACGTCCTATCCTAAAAATCCCAACGATGTTACAAAAAAAAAATACTACGAATTTATTCAAAATTTACCATTGTTTATGCCATCCAGCGCAATCGGCAATAATTTTAGTAAATTATTAGACGCATTTCCAGTTACTCCGTATCTCGACAGCAGAGATTCATTTATCAAGTGGGTTCACTTTATACACAATCGAATCAACGTTTCTCTAAATAAAGAAGAAATATCACTTCATAGTGCTTTAGAAATTTATTACAACAACTATAAACCTAAACATGTTGTGGCGAGAGAAAAATATAAACATTGGCAAAAAGTTGTCTTCGTCATTATTGTAATGTTATTTTTGGGATTTATTAAATACAATACGAGTAAATCAAATTAATTTGCTATTCTTATTATCATTATAATTAATCACTTTTTAATTAATGTGTATTTTTAGGTTTAAACCCCAAAAAACCGCCAGATCCATGTAACTGTTTCATTGTATTAAAGTTTTTTATATTTTTCTTAACAAGTTTATAACTCCAGACAACGCCCATGTAATATATTGCAAAAATTACAACTTTAGTGGACAAGTAAAACTGAAAAAAATGTGTATTATTATTATGAACGTATAAAGAGAACTTTATAACTCTGAAATACGAATACCACAAGAGCTGAAAAAATTCGGAAAGAATATTCAAATTCAAATAATTTTCATATTCTTTATGTAAATGATAGGATACGTATAGCATAACATTTGATGTTTCAAGAATATTGTATCCACACAACAAGTGTTCTTTACTTTCACTCAGTAGTGATTGTTTCAATAAATAAATAGCAAATATATGATGAATAATGAATGGATAACGTTTTTTTAGCTCATCCTTTGAGTTTAATTTATAAATACACGAAATAATATACATTAAATCATACGTATAGTATCCTATACTCATGTGCACTGCATAATCCACATTGTAATCATAATTATAATGCACCATAAATAGTAAACAATGAATAAAACTAACGATATTATTGGATACGACTTCTTGTTTATATTTCGATACTTCAGTTGTAACCGTGCTCCAAAAACAAACAAGAGGAATTATATGACTAATGTCTAACATGTGTTTATTATATTTTTATCACTATATTACTCTCATTCACATCTTTCTAAATAGATTTGAAGTTTTGTTTAATCAGCTGAACATTAATTATTATTTTTATTATTTATTTTTATTTTCAGATATATTTGGTTTATTTTATATTTTATTTTTCTTTTGCTTGTTCATAAAATATAAAATGGCAGAACTTGGTTATCCATCAGGTATACATGAATATATTTTTTACACTGCATTGATTCTTCATCCAACACACATTTATTATGGGTTTTCGCTTGGAATGAATTTATGCGCTATTATGGGCGTGACTTTATATGCAACATCTTTAAATTATTGGAGAAATCCCGTAATGTCCTCTTATAGACGAACAGTCGACACGATTGTTGCCAAATCTTCCATTGCTTATCATATATATTTATCGTTTTACACGACAAACCGGTTTTTAACAACATTGCCATTTTTGACGGGAAGTGGTTTATATCTTGTGAGTTTTTATTTGTACAAAAAAAATATTAAAAGTGCGGCATTTTGCCACTGCTTGCTTCATGCATTAGTCAGCATTGGTGCATCTTTCACATACAAAGATTATTATTTACAGGCGCGCAATATTCAATTCAACAACTCAACATAATGTGCTTCAATCAAGAGGAAAACTATCATTTTGTATGACGACTTAAATATTTCTGTACCCAAGAACATACTTTGTCCCGATAGGTTGGTTGGTCGAGCATTTGAGCCTCCAACTGTCCATGTTTCAAAAGATATTTTTTAGTATATTCAGAAATTTGGTTATTCATGTTTTTGGTGGTGTCTATATAATATTTAATATTTATTTATAATATTCTATAATTTCATTTTTTTATATTAATTTAATATTTGTATAAATATAGGCAAACCAAATATTGAATTAACCATACCAATAAATAAAAACCAAAATAAAATGTCAATAACAAAAAAAAGAAAAATGTATATGACCGGAGGAATTCCAATATATCCAGGAGGTTTCAGTTGCGTATTCAACCCACAATTGAAATGTAAATCTAAAAATAAAATTAGAAAAAATAACACGCGAAGGAATAATTACGATAAAACGGGTATATCAAAATTGTTATTTAAACAACACGCAAAAATGGAGATGGACAACATTCATTTATTTTATAATGCTTTAAAGAGTATTCCAAAATCACACAAGTATTTTCTTTTTACAAAATCGAAACTTTGTTCGCCTGCAAAAATATCGAAGCGCGATCTGGAAGGATTCGACAACATGTGCACAAGTTTCACAAGTCATGAAATAAATGAATCAAATATAAATGCAAATATTGATAGTCTACGGTTAATAAATATGCCGAACGCCGGTGTCTCAGTAAACGAGTGGCTATTTGATACTAATACACGGCTGACAAGTGCGCGAATCATTCTTTTCAACAAGATAATGTCAGAACTGATTGTAAATGCAATTGTCCCAATGAATAAAATGGGTGTAATTCACAATGATATCAAAGAAGATAACATTCTCATTAGTCTCTCAAAAACAAACCCAAGACCCACAATCATTGACTGGGGAATATCGGGAATATCTACATCGCACAACCCCATTCCAGAAATAATTATGAATAGGTATATTTCCATATCAAATCCATTTAGCAGCATCATTTTTACATCCGATTTTATTATGAGTTATAGCGAGTTTTTACAAACGCACAACAATCCATCATCTCCTTCATTTCAACAAGAACTTTCCTCGTTTGCGCTTTCGCAATACTTGAAATTCAAAGAGACTGGACACTACTCGTATGTTGAAAGATTTTTTATCGCCGCGTACACGTTTCAAAAAAAATACATGGACATTAACCCGAACCCTGATCCGAATGTTGATGAAGCCCAAATTATTGAAGAGACATACCACAAATACGCAGCCTCATATATTGCAGACGTGTTATTCCATTTTACCGATTTTGACCAAGAGGCTGGAACCGGAACCGGCAGATTTCAATACGCAAAATATTTTACTAAAGTTTATATATTCAATTGCGACATATGGGGGACCATGTGTTGCTACAATGTATTTTTTTCAATTATAAAAGAACCCGAAATGCTCGCAGATATAAATAAAACAAAGTATTTCAATTTTCTCACAAGACTTTTATCAATATTTACCACAATAATAATGGCAAATGGTGACAAAAAAATAAATGTTAATAAATTAATTACATCTCTTACTAATTCATTTCATTAGAATGAATGAATGAGTTTACACAAATTGTGCATAATACGATGAGGTGATAATAGAACTTTTATGATGAGGCATGCCATCATCATCGTAATCATGATTGAGTGATTCCACACAAGGAACGCAAGATGAATTTCTAGCAGCAACAATATCAACCGCATTGTTTATAATGTCATTGACAATTGTGTTCACAGTATCACTTAAAACCGCATTGTTTATAATGTCATTGACAATTTCATTCACAATCCCCCCATTGATATTATTTATATTTTCATTATTTTCAAACGTTTTATTTGGAACCGGTAGTGGAACTACTGATTGAACCACTACCGCCGCCTTTCGCATTTTTATTATCACATAATCATTCTCGTCAAATTCAAACTTTTTTTTATTTGCATCTGCGACTATGTCATCGATTATTGTTTTTTGAAGCAAAACTTTTTCCTCTAAATATTCTTTTACTCCAGATGAGTAAGTTGCAGAATAATTTAATATACTATTTACAACATTTACCACATGATAAACACCTGCAGTCAAATAATATTGAGTGTAAAATAAATATTTATTTTCTTCTTTTTTAATTTTCTCATCCTCTTTTTTCATTATTTGTAATTTTCTAATTCTTATAGAAATCCTTTATTTATTTTATTATAATTTTAACTTTATATAATAATAAAATAATAAATAAGAACAATTTGATGAATTAAAAATAATAAAAAAGTATTCAAAAAAATATAAATTGAAAAAAAAATGTATATATTTATTTTTTGTAGTTTACAAGATTCAAGAAGACATCATGGAAATTTCCGCCGTTCATAAGACGACGGGAGCAGCAGCAGCAAAAGTACCAGGAACACAATCAGGAGAAAAAGAAATAATGACAAAAAAACAGCTTGGACTGTTTCAAAGAGACATGAATCAAGCACTAAGCAACAACCGCACTGATGAAATGCGCCAAATGGTGTACGGCAACTCCGCTTTGATTGCAACCACGCGCGAAAAGGGCATCATCACCATGACGTTGCGATTTGCAATTCAAGAGCGCGACGACGCTTTAATCGCATCATTGCTTGGTCGTCTTTCGATGAAGCGCGACTTTTTCGAGTTGATGGTTTACAAAGGTGACCCAGTGTACAGCGCGCAATTATTTGAAATGCACATTGATTGCGCGGTTTTGGAACAAAAAGATGTTCGGTTCATGATTGAAAATGGTCTTACACACTTGCTTCGTCACTTGGATGGCAAATTTCTGCATGATGCAGGCGGCACCAAATCCGAATTTGACAAGTCTTTGACTCTGCGTCGCTACTCGCTTTCAAATTGCGGTCACTACATTGAAAAAATAATGAAAGTCGTTGAGAGAAACGTCATGAAAGCCATTGCCGAAGATGAAAACAAAAAAAAGAAAAGTCACCTTCCTCTTGACATTGTGAAAAAGCTGCAAACAACTTTCGCCGCTTACGATACCATAGTTGACGGCGGAAGCGTTTTACACTCGCGAAATGGTGAGCCAAATCCAAACGACTTGCGCAAAATGATTGACTTATTAAAAGCGCGCGAGCATTCGCCGCTTGTTGTCATTCACGCATCGCACACCAACGTCAAACTAAACCCAACATATGCCCCAGAGGTGAACAAAATTCTTCAACAAGCCGGTATCACTTTCATTACAACTCCGTCGGGTTTAAAGTTGAACGATGACCTCTTCATTCTGCTGGCATACTTGATTCGCGCAGACCACGCGCTTTCTTGCAGCATTGTCACGCGCGACACATACACTGACCACATGGACACATTCAAAAACCCGCAAAAAAATGTGTCGGATGACTTTGGCAAGTATCTGGCAAATGATTTGATTTCATTCACGAATGATGCATTCGGTCGTATGCACGTGCCACCCACCCAAACAAAACCATTCTCAAATTGCATTCAAATTGTGGAGCCGCATGCGTACATTCCGCTGTTGCCCACAACACCAAATATGCCATCCCCCGAATTTAGTCAAATACTTTTATAGGTTTCCACAACACCGCTTGAAAGGGACATTAAGGGAACTCGGGTGCAAAGTGGTTGCGCCCTAATTTTTTTTCTTTTACATTATATATAATAATATTTATATAATGCCTGCCAAATCATCAAAGTGTACAAAACAAACCCAGAAAAAATACACGTCAAGATCATCTCCACCCTTTCCTGCAAATGAGTGTAAAAATAAAACAAAAAAAGGTAACAATGGAAAGTTTTTTAAATCAGCTGTAGACAAAAATGGCGTTTACAAGTGGATTGCACTAAAAATTACAAACAAGACTAGACGTAAATAAATAAATAATATTATATTTATTATATATCACACTATGAAATTCAAATTCGAATTCATTATATTCATTATAACCGCCGCATTGATTTTGAATACTTATTACGACGGAAAGTATTTTAAAATGGTGGAGACGGCAAACGCGAGAAAATATATCAAAATGGCAACATTTGGATTCTTCGGATTATCCATGTATTTATTTTTGAAAAAGAACCCGGCAAATTCTCAAACAATTATGCACCATGCGAATGAGTTGATTAAATATATGCCAATCAGCAGAGAATCGGCAGACATGCTGACCCCATTATTCGATATGACAAATAAACGCGCATTTTTTAGCGGTGATAATGGAAATAACGGAAATGAAGATGAAGCGGAAGATTGGTCTAATTCTAATACAAGTACATCTAAGCGACAACAATACAACATAAATAAAATGATGAGCTCAGGAGGAACTTCGGCGACAACAACAAATGGTTCCGGAATAAAAGCCACTAAACGAAGTGTAAGTGAATCAAAGAAAAAGTTTGTGGCTGCTCAACAGTCGTGGAAATGCGGCGACTGCAAACGACAGCTGCCTAGTTGGTTTGAAGTAGACCATAGGATTCGCCTTGAAAATGGCGGTTCCAACGCAGTGGATAATTTAGTGGCACTGTGCCGAGACTGTCACGGGAAAAAAACAGCATTTGAAAATTTTTGATTGAATTGTGTCATTGGTTTGTTTGTTGGGGTTATTTTTAATTATATAATAAATAATATATATTATATATAGTATTTATTTTAATTTATTTTATTCAATGAACCCCGTCGGAGCAACAACATCCACAACATCCACAGTAATGAAGTTTTTTCTACTAGTAACGGCATGCATTGTTATAAATATTTTTTTATATTTAATAGAAGACAAGTGGATTGGTGGTGTATTTAGTGGTGCATGGTTACTTGCAATCGTATTGACCTACTTGTATAACAGAGGGTTTGATTTAAACATAACAAATTATAGTTTAACAACATTATTACGAAGATATTTTCTTCCAATAGTTACATATATAATATGGATTGGTGTCATTTATTGGTTAATAACAGCACAAATTGATATAGCCGAAAATACAGAACACAGTCAACTTTCCAGAAATTTTGCAGGCGTTATGACCGGATTCATTCCCGTTTTAGCGGGAGTAATCACATTTTATTCAATCAATAGTCAACCTGTAGGTTGGGCAATTTTAATTAGCATAGTTTTGCTATTTATTGGATCCTATAGTTATTATTTAAATACTTTACGCGAAGGTTGTGACAAAAATATTTCAGATACTATTTGTTGGACGTATGCCGCCAATGCAACATTTCTAGGTTTTATTTTAATAACCGGATTATTTATTTGGTTATCAACAAAAGATTTGGTGGGAGGTAAAAAATATATTCAATTTTTACCGAGAATTTTAACAATCGACCCAACATCGCCGCTCAGTATATTTTCAATATTTACTTATTTACTCATGTGGATTTCATTCATCATTGTATTTTTTCGACATGACAAAGAATTCTTAGATGAACAAGGTTATGCTGTAAATGCAACATTTACAGGAATTGGACTATTCATGCTTGTTTTATTATTTTTTAAAGAAACACAGCCCATGATAAATTTTATAAACAAATTCATAAAACTGATAATGTATATATTTAATCAACCCTTGTCTACAAAACTGTTACATGCAGCAATCATAACAACATTTATATTATCTATTTATTTTACGGGCGGCTTATATAGGGGCGAACCTGACGCTGATACATATATTTTGACTTTAGATGTAATATTATCGGTCCTTTTTATTGGTTATTTGATTTTTATTATATATAATTATATTAAATCATAATATTTTTATTATTCATAATTTATTAATAGTTATAATATATAATACATTGTCCCGTATAAAAAATGAATTTTGAAACAAATTTATCGTCGTCTATAAATCCCACCCATGTGATTAATGAGTTTTTTTCAGGTCTTACGATCGCCCTACTTTTAATCCCGGAATCGATCGCGTTCGCATCCATTCTCGGACTTCCACCCATGACGGGAATCCACAATACGATGATTATTTCGTTTATTACCTCGATTATCGGAGGATGTCCAACCCTCATTTCGGGATCAACTGCAGCAGTTGCAACATCCATTGTGGGCGTGAAAACATTGCTTGGCGCAGAGTTCATCATCCCAACCGTCATTTTGGGTGGAATATTTCAAATTCTGGCAACCGTTACCGGGTTATACAAATACCTGTCCAAAATTCCAAAAAATATCATGTCCGGGTTCCTGGTGGCATTGGCTGGACTAATTGCGGTCCATCAGCTCGAAAATTTCAAGACGAAGGATCATGAATTTTTCACGGGTATTAAAATGGCGAACACTATTTTATTCACACTTGTTTCGCTGGGTATTGCGGTATACGGAGTGCTTTCTTTTAATATACAGTTAACCAAAAAAGATACCAATGTTATCCACATTCCAGGCGGACTTATGGCGATGTTTGCAATTACCGCGTTTATCTTTGCATTTTATAAATATTACGACCTGGTTCGTGTGAAAGATCTGGGAGTAATGACACCGAGCCTACCGTCATTTCAAATCCCAAAAGCAGAGTGGACATCACCGTCTAATTTTATGAAAATGGCGCCATTCTCTCTATCCATGGCATTTGCCGGGCTAATGGAGTCGCTGATTGCGCTGAAAGGTGTGGAAGACCATCTCCACATAAAAGCAAACCCGTTCAAGGAATCGTTGTCGCAGGGTATTGCCAACATTGTTTCTGGTTTCGGAGGAGGGTTTGGTGGGTGCGTTTTGGTCGGGCAGACCAGGCTCAATACGGATAATGGATCAACGACCCAATTTTCATCCATCATCACTAGCGTTCTTTTTATCATCCTCACAATGTTTCTAGCCCCGGCGGTAAATGAAATTCCAATTGCCGCAATTGTAGGAATTATGTTGCTGGTCGTTTATAAAACCGGTGACTGGACTGCACTATTTACGCCGCAAGCGTTTGATAAGCACTGGTTCGTTACCCTGATAACGATCGCGGTCGGGTTTCTCTCCGGGAATTTATCTCTCGGTATTGTCGTTGGCATGGTTATAAACAAACTTATGGGATATTGATAATGGGAGGAGAAAGAGAGAGAGAGAGTCTTTAGTTATTTAATAATAATAATTATAATTATAATTATATATATAATTATATTAATATAATACTTTTCTATTTATAATTCATATTTCATATAAATAAATGTCATCAGTTAAAAATTTATATTCGAAAATAAGAACAGACGGAACTACAGCTACATCACAAATAATACAAAAGATTTCACAAAATTCACAAAATAAATACGTAATACTTTTAATAATTATTTTAATAATTTCTGGAATTTCATATGGTTATATTCATAGATTCGTTGGAAATGAATGGTTGTTTTCTGTCTTTCTAATTTTAATATTCGCATTTGCAGCCATCTTGCGCTTTATACTGAATATACCAACCATTTATGTAATCATATTCCTATTAGTGTCCGTGTCTGGTTTACTTTTTTTTGTAAATAAGCTTGCAGGAATTATAATGTCTGTAATTGTCGGTTTGTTACTGCTTCATTTGCTCTACATTGTGGTCGTAAAAAGTGTAAATGTAACCGAATCCATCAATAACTTTTTTAGCGGCATGTCAATATCATCTGTAACAGATGCGTGGAACTCTATCACAAAAATCACCAACTTCTTATGCGACTATTTCGTAAAGGGATTTTTAGTGCAACTTGTTTCAAAATCAATGTTTATAATTTTTCTCATGTATTTAGCTCTAGTTGTCTATATTTACACTAAACAACCGTACCAAATTGTATCTGATAATAAATCAATTTTCTTGTGCATATTCTTATTCATCGGATTTGCGCTTTTATCATTGCTTGTTATGGGATTTGAAGAATTTGTGCCTTTTATAAAATCGTTTTTGAAATACACGACACTAATCGGAATTGTTCTTGGAATAATTCTTGCAATTTTGCATGTTTATAATAATGTTCCCATGATTGCAAACACGGTATTATTTGCCATAAATATCGCAATACTTGTTGGTATTTTTGCCATGATTGTCAAGTTCATTGGTGCAGAAGCACCTGGTTATATAACCGGACCGCCATCCTGGTCTGGTTTACTTTTCGAAACACTCATTTATATACCTTGTTTGTTTTTAAACGCCGTTGAATTTTTTAAGACTGAATTGAAACTAGCACAAACACAATGGACTTATTTTATTATCCTTGTTATTGAAATCATACTGATTGCATTACTGTTCGTTCTTCCAAAAGTGTTTGATGCAGTCATTAATCACAATGGCGAAATAATACTGGATAGCGTGTTGCCTCTTAATAAAAAAAAAACGTTGCAAGTTACAACTACAGATTCAAATAATAACCAGACATTATCTTTGACACCAACTCTAGCAGACAGGGTTAAAACAAACCAGCCAACTTATAATTATGGATTATCTGCATGGTTTTATATTCACCCTCAACCTAAAAACACAAATTCAAGTTATACAACACCTGATGGCGTAAGTATACTTGACTTTTCAGGAGCCCCAACTATAAATTATGATGCAAGTAATAATGTATTATTTATGATTGTTAATGGTAGTACAATTTCAAAAGATTTTCAACCAAAAAGCCAAATTCCTTTGCAAAGATGGAACCATTTATTTATAAACTTCAATAATTATGGCACGATGGACGTGTTTCTAAATAATAATTTGGAAACTTCTGTGCCAAAAGTGTTTCCCCCACTTATAACAAGTTTAACTGTGGGAACAAATAAGGGAATATATGGACAAGCATGCAACGTTGTCTATTATCAAAGTGTTTTAGGAAGTGATGCAATATCGTGGATATACAACACACATAAATACCTGAATCCACCGACATCTCCAAACTTTTAACATTTTAATAATATTCTTTTGAATATTTTGAATATTTTAGGAATATTTCTATTCTCTCCATCTCTTGTTCTCTTTGTTAATTATATAATTTATAAAAATGAATTCAACAAAGAAGCAGATAAAGAGTTCTCCTCAAAAAAATAATAATTATTATTAAAAAAAATAATAATTATTATTAAAAAAAATAATTATTATATTAATATTAATATCTAATACACATTATATATATAGGTGATTTCATTCATAATACAAAAAAAATAATAATGAATTGGACTACAGTTATTATAGTAATACTTCTAATTATAATTGGTTATATTCTTTGGAGAGCGTTATCTTCTTCTTCAAACATTTCGACTGGTACCACAAAATTAGTCACTCCGACTACGATCGTCGCAACCTCCTCAACTAACTCATTTACATTTTCAACTTGGATTGCTATAAATACTTGGGTCAATGGTGGTAATAATCTTATAAAGACACCTAGTGCAACACCCACCTTTGCTTTAACTTTAGGAACCGTTACTAATGACTTAACCCTTGCATTTACAACTACGCCTGCTACGAGCCCAGTCACAATAAGCAATATAGTTCCGCTTCAGACGTGGGCATCAATCATTGTATCTGTAAATAATGGAAACTCGGTGGATGTTTATGTCAACGGCAAGCTTGTTAAAACATTTGCTTTAAATGGTGTCTATACTTTGCTTGCTGGAGATGTTATTGTGGGAGGTGCGGCTGGTACGTCGACTGGTTATATATCCACAACATTAGATACCAAATCAATTGGACCGCAAGATGCCTGGAACATTTATTCTAGCGGATTTGGAGGTGGAGGTGGAGACGACTTTTTCAATAAATACAAAATCCGATTCGCCTTTGTGAAAGACAATGTGGAATTGTCTCGTCTTGACATTTAGAAAGAGAACCAAAGAGAACCAAAGAGAACCTACGGTTCTCCTTTAACCTCTCCCTTTAAGAAGGAGGGGATCGTAGGGGGGTGCTTGTCGCCCCCTACATGGGAGGGGGTATAGGGGAACGTAGTTCCCTCAAACAAGAAGAAAATTTTATCCTCAAAATAAAATACAAATAATTAATATATTATTTGTATTTACTTATTATCAATTATTATCAACATATATTACACAAGTAGTTTCATTTCATAATACAAATACAAATACAAATACAGAAATAACAACACTAATGGATATTTCTTGGATGACGCTTATTATAGTAATACTTTTAATTGTAGTTGGTTATTTTATTTTGAGCATGATATCTTCTTCTTCTTCTTCTTTTTCTTCATCAAAAGTTTCGAGTGGTATAACAAAATTAAATACTCAAACTTTGCTACCTGTTGTCTCCTCCCCAACTAATTCATTTACATTTTCAACTTGGATTTATATAAATAATATTTACAAACCTACTGCTGTTACCGGACACCCTATAGTGTGGACGGCTCTTACACCACAACTAAAAGTAGAAGAGATATTTATGTTAATTTTAGACACAGTCGCTAATAATTTAAACATTCTCATCGGACAAGGAAGTTATAGAGTACCAATACATGAAGTGCCGCTTCAAACATGGGTATCAATTATTGTAACCGTAATTAATGGAAACTCGGCGGATTTTTACATCAACGGCAAGCTTGTTAAAACAGTTATTATATTTCCATTAAAACTAGTAGAAATAGTCTCTACACAAAATATTCCATTTACTCTAGCGTATAAAACAGGCGGCGCAACCTTAACCGGATACACCGGAGTTGTTGAACCGAAAATAACTGTTGTCATGTCAGCACCAACTTTAAAAGGTCGTGGCTCGGCGTATGTTGAAGTTTATTACTACAACGCCACACCATTAGGAGAGCTCATATCGTATAGACTTATAGGAACCTCCGCCCCAAGTGTTATACCAGTCGCTGCAGAACCCGTCACATTTACATTTCCAGGAAATTCTCACTTTCCTCAATCCGCCAATGGTGTTTTTTTTAGTGTTGTTGTCGATTCAAGTTTATATACTTTATATCAGTATGGTGCAAATGCCGGCGGAGGTTTAGCAGTCACTTTTACTATAAGACACCTTCCCTATGTTTTGCCTACTGGAAATATTGTTACGGGTATAACAAAAAGACCTCTTGATGGTTATATATCCACAACATATGATAACAAATCAATTGAACCGCAAGAAGCCTGGAACATTTATTCTAGTGGAAGTGGAAGCGGAAGTGGAAGTGGTGTCAGTGACTTTTTTGATAAATACAAAATCCGATTCGCCTTTGTGAAAGACAATGTGGAATTGTCTCGTCTTGACATTTAGAAAGAAAACCAAAGAGAACCAAAGAGAACCTACGGTTCTCCTTTAACCTCTCCAAAGAGAACCTACGGTTCTCCTTTAACCTCTCCCTTTAAGAAAGAGGGGGTCGTAGGGGGGTGCTTGTCGCCCCCTACATGGAGGGGGTCGTAGGGGAGGAACGTAGTTCCCTCAAATTAATTATAATTATAATTATAATTATAATTATAATTATATTATATACAAAAAAATAAAACCTAGTAATGTTATTTTATGGAAAAGAAATAGACATCTTTTATATTATTTTACTTGTCATTTTCATTCTTGTTGTATATATTTTAATTTCATATTACATGCAACAAAAACAAAGTATTGCGATAACAACATCTTCGCAGCCCATTATTAACAACACCACAGATACATTCATTTTTTATTTAAAAAAAAAGCAAAAAGAAACATTAAATAGAGGCGCATTCGCAATATCGCTTTGGTTAAATATAGATTCGTGGGTGCCGCCGCTTGCTGCAAATGCAACTTTCAACATATTGACGATGAATAATACATCAAACCAAATATTTAGATTATACATTGACAACACTTGCCAATTGTCAATAAATTCAACCTTTTTTATAAATTCAACTTCAACACTAACGTCTATATTACCAATAAATGAACCAGTAAATATAATTTTAAACTATAATGGCGATGATGATTATAACGAAGATAAAAATCAGTTTTTTAAATCAACAGATGGAACTACAAAACCAATATATAACACCAATACTGGATTTGCCTACAATAATCGTGCTTTAGATGTATTTATTAATGGCAGGTTGAATAACACAATTATTTTGAATACTTCATTGACTAAAAATGATAAAAGTACAACGACAAACTGTAATGCCAGTTGTGTCTCGTATAATGACGCATCCATGAATTACTTTATTGATGATAATATTCAATTTTTGATTGGCAACATCTCAACAACTGTACCTGGACCCGTTGGAACGATTTCGAATGTCACTTTTATCAAAGATGGGTGTTCAGTTCAAGACGCGCAAAATATACACAAAAGTGGAAATTCAAGCAACATTTTAGATAATCTTTTCTCATACAAACTTCAATTTAGTTTACTCGAAGATGATAAAAAAGTCAAAGTGGTTGAGTTCCTCTAAAAAGCATCACAGCATGCCAGCCGTTTATTTTCACGATATTTACTCAAGTGTATAAAACCGTCGAGCGGATAATTTCTATTTTTTACAAAATAATTACTCGACGCATTTGTTCCCTGAAAATTGCCAGCATTCGCCATTGTTGCTCCATATGCCGAATAAAATGAAAACCCGTTGCTTGTTATCGTGTCTGCTTTCAGTTTTTGAAGGCGCGTGCTTCCCGAAACTGCACCTTGTTGCGCAAATTGCGTGTTATTTGGTTTATATATTGTGCTGCAATAGCTGTTGGCGGGCTGATTCAGCGCGTTATTGTTATACGTTTTAGGATTTGAACAATTTTTCGATTGATAAACTTGTGGACCATTCGGCTCATTCGTTGGGTATAAAAATTCAAACGGAATATTCTCGTTTACACTTGGATAATACACGCCGTCTGCTTTTTTCGTTGTTGATAGTCGTTGAGCTGCTGTTCTGCATCTAGACTGCAAGTAGCCAGACGTGGTTTCATAATAGGATTGTTTCAACGTGCAAATGCCCGATTTAATTCGATTATTTTCGGGATTGCAAGCAATGCACGCCGTATCATAAACGCTGGTAATTATTTCATAACCTTCATCAACATTTATTTTATCTTCTTGGTCTGGAATAGTTTGAGCAATCGGAGTTATCGGGGTAACATACAAAATATCCGGAACTATTGGTTTATTGTTATTATAAATAATGTCATTAATTGTTGGAGTTCCTGGAATGTCGGGAAAGATTTCCATAATAATTGGAATGCTAACAAAATATGTTGGAACAGATACTGCACCATTATTTTGAATTTTATATCCATTATTAAAACTATTTTCCGTATATGCATCTGCTATTTGAAATGAATTCCCACCCGTCTCAATGCAGTCGCAGGATTCTTCATTTGTTTTGTATACGGTTGAACCAGGTGTATCCATCAACTTCACTGTTGCCATTCGTTTTTGGCTAGAGTTGTCTGTTGACGGATTTGTGGGAACTAGCTGTCTGCGCCAATGCTTCAGCGGGCGCGCTTTAAAATCTGGTCCTATAAAATCGCCCTGATTTATATTGGGCGGAACACCATTTGCATTTGGACGATGCATGCCTGGAATCACGTTGAATGCAGTATCAACTTTTGTTGCATAGTGCGGCTGTCGCGTGGTCGTTAAAGTATTTGAACTTCTAAAATTTTGTGGATTATTTATTTTTGGAGTAGTTGTTGTCATTGTTTATTGTTTATTATTTATTGTTTATTGTTGTAACTATAATAATTAATTATTATTATTTATTATTATTATTATTATATATATTATTTTATTTTTTTATAACAATTTCCAATTGTGAAATAGTGTATGGGCTTTGTATAAGGTACACTTCATCATCATCCGGGCTAACTTTATACAATGAACAGTCTGCGTACTTTATTTTCATTTGTTTTGTAGTTTCAGTATCCTTTTTTCGCCTTGACCCTTCTTCTGCTTCTCCCTCTTCTCCTTCTTCTGTTTTGTCCTTGTCATCTTCTTGGTAATCAGGATTGAATTGAAGAGACGTTTGGTATGTTTCAAGAATGTTATGAAGAATTGCGAGCTTTCTCGAAGGGTCCGGATTTTGATTCATAATTTCTTGTTGTTTTTCAATGTTTACTAATACAGCCTGAATATCATCGCGAATGCGAATTAGCTGAACGTGTCGTTCTTTATTATTTACAACATTTTCATAATCAGAAACATATTTTTTGTATATTTCAAGCTGCTTATTGAATTCGGGAATTTTCACAGTAATTTCGGCAATAGCTTCATCTTCAGACTTATAATTAAATAATAAATCCAGTTTCAAGTTTATAATTTTTTCCTTCATTTCTTCCACCTTTTTGAATTGTGTTTCTATCAAATCATGAAGGTTGTGCATGTTTCCCAGTTTAAATCCACGACTTTTTTTTATCTTTTGCATTTTTAATAAAATAGACTTGATGGTTGCTGATTCTAAAATTTCTTCCTTGATTGAAAGCCTTTTTTTTTCATTTGTGGAGTCTATAAATTTTGTTTTTTTGTATAAATTATTAGTTATTTTTTTTCTTTCTTCAAAATAATCTTGTTTAAGTCTGAAGTAATTTAAAATTTTTTCATCATTTGATTCTTCTGATTCACTTGCCATATTCAATTTTACACAATATTATATAATTTTATACAATATTATATAATTTTATACAATATTATATTATTAAATGAATTAAGGCGGGCTTGTCCTCGTCCCTCCCTTACCACGAAGGCAAATCTGTGATTAAACTTGCATGCGTTACACCACCTTTTTGTCGGTCCATTTTTATTGTTGCAGATACATTGTTTAGTTTTGTTAAAATGTATTGTTTTTCTTCTTGTTTCTTTTTTTCCTTTTCTTCAGGAGTAAGTTTCCCCTTGTACTTGAAATATAAAATCCCTCCTAAAAGTATGGAAAATAATGCAAACATTGATATGTTGAATACAGTGTTATAGTGATGTGATTTTATTTGATGACAACCTTTCAATACACCGCTAATAAATGATTTTACACCCGGTTCAGTTAAAAATGGTTTTTCGTCTTGACCTGGTCCATGACCATGACCCATTCTAAAAAAATTCATCAAGTCTTATATGTGTCTCGTATTTTACGTTTTACTTGTATATTTTTTATTTTTTTTATTTTTATAAAAGACGAGAGATAATTTCATATTAATTTTATACACAGTAATTAATATAAAATTTAATATATTGATAATACAAATATATCGCAATTTTTTTAATATTACTAAATAAATAAAAAATGTCTTCTCAAACAACAACAACACAGCCGGCGGCGGAATCTTCAAAGTCTGTACCTTCAAAGGCAAAGGCGGCAACTACTGATGTCATTGACCCAGCCACCTCCATTTTTGTTTACATTGGATTAACAGTTCTGTATTTCACAATGAAGTACATGATGCCAGAAAAGGCAACCGCTTTATTTGTTATTTATTTCATTTTAGTACTTATAAGTCAATTTATTTTGAATATATATTTAGCCAAACAATTATGTAACAGTCCTTCGAATGTTGGAACCGCAGCTGTTGCAACAATTGTTCCATGGATTCTTATTTTTGGCTTACTCAATTTATTACTCACAATGTTTCCTGGTTGGCTTGCCGCCTTTTCAAATACTATTGGTTATGCTGTCGCAAGTGTCGTCGGCGTGTCGTCACTTTTCACAGAAAAATTGCTAAATGTTGGAAATCCGCCAAATCGAGATGCATTAAAGGTCATTCAAAATATACTTAACGACCCTTCTACAATTATCAACACGCTTAATGATGAAAATGTAAAATATTTTTGGAATAAAAGCGTAAGTCCTGGTGTGAATTTATTTAAATCCGACCTTAAACCAATTTATGATGAAAAAGCTGATAACAACGATCCATTGTTTTATGAACTTAAAAAGTACATTATGCTGAAAAACCTTGTTTCTTATTTTATTTGGTATTTGCTGACGGGAATCCTAATCACATCGATTAGTTACAACTACATGCTCACAGTTCCGTGTGTGCAAACACCCAAACAAGCACGAATAGCGGCTGCTCAATTTTTGGCAGATCAAAATAAAGAACAACAGTCTGCAGAAACCGCCAAATCAAGCGCCCCTGTTTACCAAACCGATGGGAAATAACAGGGGACCCTCAGGGGAACCCATGTTCCCCTCTGACCCCTCCTATGAGGAACCCATGTTCCCCTCAAACAAATCAAATAGTGAACCACTTTGTAGAAATAATTATATTCGCATTTATTTCAGTATCAATTAAATAAGAATTGTAAACCGACATGAAATATTTTTCAAACCATCGTTTGCTAATGATATTATATTCTTTATCAAATGCGTATTTGCAATAACACTGATAGATTGCGTACAATGACTGACTTGCATTTGCGCTCTCCATTTTCGATTCCTTGTATTTTTTTATAAATTCCTCAATTTCCCCTCTTTTATTCCAGATGTTTGACCTGCATCCAACGTGAATCAAATACTTGTCATCTTCTATAATAATGTCCGGGTAAAAATGTTTTATTAACCCCAGTAACATTTTATCCGTCACATTATTGTGCAACAGCGTCGTTGCAGACCGCTTAATTGATTTGTTAAATAATGACAACAACTCATCCAATTCTAGTTCATATTCTTCTTCCGCTCCTTCTTCCGCTTCTGCATTATTAAAATCTATAATATAAGTATTCCAAAATGACATGAAACTGCAAACAAATGGCAAATGTTTACTTGTTCTATTTTTTATAACCGTCTTTTCAACATCATCTGGCAACTGCAGTGCATCTAACGACAAGTTCAACTCTTCGCAGTGTGTTGATAAAAGTTGTTGGAGAGAATGATTAAAAAATATATTCGGAATATTCTCTTCTTCAATAAATATTTTCCATAAATATGACATATTTTTACACGTTATATTATAACCAGGACACTCTTCTGTGGTCGCATGAATGAAACGTGCAACTATTTCAAGGTTGGTATTGTGTTTTAAATACAGGGCGTGATTTATTACAGAGTAGTCGTTACAATACTTATCCAAAAACAAATCGGCAGACACATATCGCGTCGAGTAATGAGATGCGACGCAAAATAAATCAATAATGTGAGGAATAATATGCGATTTAAAATAATCATTGTAAGCATTTGATAGTTCGCAGACATTTACAAGTCGACAATCTTCGTTTGCGTGTTCATAATATTTAAACTTGAAATGCGTTAATAAATTTATTCCAAAATATTTATAACATTCCTGATTTAATTCTTTTATAAATGGAATAAAAGTTTTTGAATTAATAAAATAATGAAGTGAGTTTTTTTTATGTAGAATGTCCCCCACCACTGTAAGAAAATATTTCACTGCATCTTTATTGTAAAATAATGCAGGTGTGAGAAACCGTATAACATTTTGAATAGTTTCAGACTCTGGTATCGATTTTAGTATATTATTATTCTCTCGAATTCGTTTTATAATTTGTATTTTTATTTTGTACTTCCACGGCAACAAGTCTTTGTGACTTGCCGTAATCGTTGTTAAAATTGAATGTTGAATATTGTCCTCTTTTATAACTTCGTATGTTTTATCATCGGAATAAATAAAAAATAATTCGGTTCCAGAATTATAAAAATATCGTGTTTTTGCAAGAAATTCTTCAATAAATTCATCCGATTTTTCTTCTAGTGACTTTTTTCTCTCTTCTCTCTGTTTACACTGTTGAACAGTATTTTCAAGAATTGTCGGTAACGCATCCATAATGTGATGAATCAACTTTTGTTGAACATTTGGCAAATTCGTGTATTTATTATACAGCGTTGTAACCATGTTGACAGCTTCCGCAATGTCGACGCCATCATATGGATGTGTCGCAACTTCGTCCTGATTTATCATGCAAATGAAATAAATATAAATATATTGCGGCGCGTATATTTATATTTATATTTCTATATATGTTTAAATAAATTATCATAATTATTTACTATTATTTATTTTACTAAAAATTAATAATAAATGTGTAAAATATAAGTATTTAAATGCCATATCCATTGCCCGAGAATCGTTTATTTTTAGTTAGAGGAAATACAAGTTTAACAAGACACAAACAACGTGAATCCGTGAGAAAAATTCCAGTAAAACAAAGTTATAACAAGGAAGTTTCTGATAATCCAATAAAGAAACTTGTTTGGCCACCCGTTTTAGACAGGGGTCATTTTGAAATAGAAAAAAAACACTATCATCATAACATTAGTTTGACAAGTTATTCAGCAGATTTGTTATTACCACATAATGTAAACCAAAATGATGTACAACAAATAGAATTTACAATAGATTCTCGTATTGATATATGGAATCAGCGTCAAACAGCTAGTTGTGCTGCTCATGCAAGTTGTTTTCTTTATACATACATTATGTTATTTAAAGGTGTAGATTTTACAGAGTTTGCACAATGTGATTCAGATGCACAATGCGTGTATAATGTATTCTCCAACGGTCCGGCATTTAACAGTACACTTCGTCCTCTTACTTTAATAACAGGAGAGCATATATGGTTAAATTTTTATAATAGTCTTTTTCGTGACGGTTATGATGATCAATATAGTTATTTTAGTCGTTTATTTGTAATGTGGTCGGCATATTACACGCCACTTGGTTCTTATGACTACAATATTAAAACCACACTCATTCCATCTCCACCAGAAAAGTTGACAGGAACATGGATTATAAGCGCTTTAGTAGGATTACAAACATGGGGGTGTGTTCCGTTATTAGGAGGACCTCCTGATATTGAACCAATAAATAATGTAGGGTTTACATTCAAGCAGTTTAGCGATAATTTTTCAGATACAATAATAAATACGACTACCACTGCATTTAATGAACCTGTTGATCGATCAATAATTGATAATTTAACGAAGAATGAGTTGGATAGTAAAGCAACTGCTTTTAATGCAAGCATCAATCCATATTGGTCTATACAAAAAAAAAATAATTTTAAAATTGTTACAGTTCCACAAGAACCAAGTGTAATTATTTCAGTATTGAACCAAGGATATCCTGTTACTGTTAGTATGACAATAATTAACTATGATTTAAATAATATCGGAATTGGTTTAGTAACACAAGATGGATTAAATAATGTTTTACAATACACGGACAAATCTCAAACACAAAATAATATCCCGCTTTCCACTCATGCGGTCGTTGCAATAGGTTATACGAATAAAAGCAGTAGTGGTAACTATTATATAAGAATAAGAAATTCATGGTCAAATACATTTGGAGATAATGGTTATTTTTATATGCCAATGTCATTTTTTATTAATTCTGAATATTGCACAGCATTATATACAATTGCATTATCAGGAATTGATATTATAAATATTCCAGGTGTTATAACAACGCCAACAACCACAACCGTTTATGATTGGCGAAATCTTAAAATCGGAGAGACAAAAGTATTTACTACAAATAATGGGTCATTGTATAAAATAAACGATAGCATATTCATATTCTACTCAGTGAAAGATAGTATAACTGGTGAAATTACAGGTATCAATGGAAATGATGTAACGATTTCAATAACTACATTTACAAGCAACGCCGCATATACTACATTATCCACACTTATAAATATAGCGCCAGACACTGCAATAGCAGGATCGCAAACGAATGTTACATTTACTCTAGGCGGAAGTCTAGGTGTAAATACAATCATTACAGGAGGAGAGTGTTATTTATACTCAGTATACGAAGACGGTGCAAACCACCCCGTACAAATCAATATTACAACAGCGGGACGACCAGTTTTTTCAACGGATCCGCAATCTCCACTCCAAACTCAACTTTATCAACCGCCTACTGTGCGATCTGCTTTCACACTTGTGGAAGGTTGCTTTGTTGAAAAAACAGAAACCCCCCAAATTCAAGCAATATCTATTACACCAGGCATTAAACTTGATTGGGGGTTTCAAAGTGCAAGTTTGTTAAATTTTGCTGGGTTATTAAGCGGATATACGCTTCAATATTCAGTGGGGGTTATTTCTATTATTTCGTCATAATTCGCGTAACTTACATTCAGAGTTATTCTTATTTTATTTAGAGAAAAAATATGGTTTTTAATACATTTTATTTATTAACTATTAATTTTTATTAAAATTTTAGTAAAAATTAATAATAAATGTGTAAAATATAAAGCATTATAAATGCCACCATTGCCCGAGAATCGTTTATTTTTAGTTAGAGGAAATACAAGTTTAACAAGACACAAACAACGTAATGCGTATAAAGCCGTCACAAAAATTCCAGAAAAAATATCGGTTGAATTGGACACTTCAAAATTCGACTTGGTAAGAGCAGCAGAACTGATGAGATTGTCTAATTTTTCTTATGAATTGTATGATCAATTCAAGGATGGTAAGATATGGGAAATACCTGCCCCTTTTGATAAATATTTTTACAAGAATCCTATAACAGTTATTTATGCACCATCTGAAAAAGTGGACAGCGCATATGGTGAATCTAACACTGGTCCCATTTCAATACCTATTCCAATGGGTTTTATTACCGAAAGCATTTCATCCGACGACGTTTATATATCTTGGCGCGGAACTAAGACTATTTACGAATGGATACAAGATGCTACATTTGAGCAAGTACCGTGTTCTTTTCTACCATCGCCGCAAAACGAAATGGTGCATAAAGGTTTTTTTACGCTCTACACCAGTGACAGTGCCGCTCACCCATCTCCACAGAATGCCGTAAAAAATTATCTTCATGGTTTAACAGACAAACATAAAAAAAGAGTTTGGATAACTGGTCACAGTTTAGGAGGAGCTATGTGTGTGTTGAATACTTGTGATATATTAGCAAATATTCCTGGATTCAAATCGGTAATAACTTATAACTTTGCGAGTTCCAGAGTAGGTGATGTGGATTTTGTAAAAACTTTTAATTCTAAAATATTAATTAATGGAAAACCAAGTAGCTGGCGCATACCGAATGATGGTTATGACATTGTCACCATGTTGCCTCCAGAAGTAATGGGATATCAACACGTAAATGAACTTTATTCTATTACTTTCGGTAATAAACTGCCTGTTCCTCCGACTATTTCTGAGATATTAAAAAACCACAATCATTCAACATATTTTATTACACTTACACAACTATTGAAGGAAAATGGTTTTACTGCGAAGCAGCTGAAGGACATTCATTTCAGTTACGCCGAGCTTGTGGCTGCGGGATACACAATAAGCGAGCTTATAGATGCCGGATTCATTGTAATTTAATATTGATTTTTTACATCACACATGTTCTCATATATAGATATGTCCGACACGATAGTCACTGAGTTGGTAGCAAAAACAAATTCTACAAGTCGCGTAAACAGACAGTATATTGATATGTTTAATATGTAATATTTTCAATTTCCGCACACGGCGCCATTTGCATTCATCAATCCTAAAAACATTTTGAATCTGTGATTTAAATTATATACATGTGTTTCAAGGTTCAATAAATCTGTTGAAATATCAAATGTTCTCAAGTAATAAAAATATTTTTCATTGTGCGTCTTTATCTTTTTCAAAATCGCATCCAATTCATTATGCAATTTCGTGCACATGTCATGAATGCCCGTCAACGCTTTATGTATACTTGTTTTTTCATGAAGCGTTTCTGGTAGTTCCGAAATGTAACTTTCGATTACTTCTAATTTATAAATAATATCCAATTTTTCAATCTTTGATTTAATGTATGTCTCTCCACACATGTATTCTGATAAAACTTCATATATTTTTGAATTTGTAGCACCGATGGAGCGCAACACCGCATCCCTTTGTAATAAACTCGCAACAATCAATGCCATTCTAGAAAACTATATATATATAAAATATATGGTATATAAAAGTATAAATATAAATTTATATACTTTTATATAATTAACTTTATATAATTCATTCGCTTTCAAAATGTTTCAAGTGAAAAAACTAGTTCCGCACGCAGTTGTACCTAAAAGAGCCACCGAAGGCAGCGCTGGATTGGACATTAGTTCATCCGTTGATGCAACCGTTCCGCCTGGAAAATGGTGCGCCATTTCCACCGGCATTTCCATCATGGTGCCAAAAGACTGTTATGCAAGAATTGCACCGAGAAGCGGGTTAACATTCAAATATGGAATACAGGTTGGCGCCGGAGTCGTTGACAGCGACTATACGGGCGAAATAAAAGTTATTCTATTTAATCATGGGGCATACGATTTTACAATAAAAGCAGGCGACAGAATTGCACAATTGATTTTTGAGAGAATATTCACAAATGAATTGCAAGAAGTCGAAGAGTTGGTAAAAACAGAAAGAGGAGCAGGAGGATTTGGTAGCACGGGAAATTAACCGATTCAAAACATTCGAAACAAATTATTTTTTATTATAAAACAAATTATCGACTGATATTTTATAAGCCAACGTTCTATTACTGTATTTATCTTGTTTATACTGATCCTTTAAAACAAATAAATTATTACAAGTAGTATAAAGCATTGTTGTCAACCGTTCTTCAACTAAATCTAAGCTCCAATGATCATTTGAGTTATTTTGCACCCATTCAAAATAACTCACAACCACACCTCCGCTGTTGCACAGCACGTCAGGTATTACCTCAATATTTCTTTCAAACAGCAATGCGTCGGCATCGGCAGTTGTCGGTCCATTTGCACCTTCTGCAACAAGCCTGCAACGAAAATCGATATTTTGGGCAATATCTTTTGTTATTTGAAGCTCTTTTGCGGCTGGAACTATAATGTCACATTTCATTTTCCAAAAATCTTGTTCGCTTATTTTATCCACACATTTGAACAGAGGCGAAGTCTCCAAATTATATAATCCTCGATTATCAGCGTTGTATTTTTTCAACAATTCAATGTCAATGCCACCACACGCTTCATTAAACTTATAATACCCCGTGTGGTCGCCAACTGCCAAGCACGTGTAACCAAACTTGTTCAAAAAATGCATCGTCCAAATGCCAACATTTCCGAAACCTTGCACAATATATGTTTTCAGCGGAGCATCAATAAAATTCTTATGATGTTTATTCCAATAATCAATTGTTAATGCAACGCCCAATCCGGTAGAATGGTTTCGTCCCAGTGACCCTCCGCAATCTATACTTTTACCCGTGAAACAGCCTAGATTTAATTTTTTCACGTCATTACTCAACTCTTGATATTTTGAAACCATCCAGTCCATTGTTTGACTCGACGTTCCGATGTCCGGCGCCGGTATATCAAGAGTCGGACCAATGTTTGTATAAATAGCGGCACAAAATGCTTTCGAAATATTCCTATTTTCATCTTCTGAATATTTTCTTGGATTATACATGATACCTCCCTTTGCCCCGCCAAACGGTAACTTGTGAAGCGCGCATTTTATTGTCATCCAAAATGCCAGCGCTTTACACTCTTCCATGTGGACCTCTTCGCTAAAACGCAATCCGCCTTTATACGGACCCAACCAATTATTATGTTGAACACGATACCCGGTAAATATTTCAACCCGATTATCATCTAATACAACTGGAAAATTTACAATAATTTCCTTATTATTCACATTGAGGCATTTCAAAAAAGCGGCATCATAATTAAAAGTTTTGAAAATGGCTTCCAACTGTGAATGAAATAATTCCGAAATTTCACTTTTATCCATGTTACTATAATTTACATAATATATGTAATATTTTTCTAATACTATTTTTTCAACATTATATAATTGTATTTATTGTATATTAATTATGTTTTCATAACGAAGAATCATAAATAGCATCAACCAATCCATATTGAATGCATGTCTGCGGAGTAAGCCAAATATCGTGTTTTAATAATTCGGTCAATTCTTTTTTTGATATTTTTGTGTATTCACCATATAGTCGTTTAATTTGTTTCATCAATTCATTCAAATGTTTATATTCATCTTCAATTTCGCTCATTTTCCCCCACATACTACTACTTAATTGATGAATAAGCATGTGAGCATTCTTACCTATAAATCGCTTAGTGCAAACCACGCTAATGATAGTTCCTGCAGATGCAGCGCAGCCTTCGATGATGGAATAAACGGGAACACGCAAATTTTTTATCGCATCCACTGCGGCATACGCATCGTAAAGCGAACCACCAAATGAGTTAATGTGAAGGTAAATAGGAATATTCTTCACATTTAAATCAAACGACATTGTATGAACAAACTTTTCTGCTTCTCTCAAAAGGATATTTAATTTGAATATAGATTCGCGAGAAACTTCGCTATAAAAGTATACATGATTATTTTCCCGAACAATCTTTGATTCATCGTCATCATTGTCACTGTCACCACTGTCGTTACCAGTGTGTTTCGGATTTGCTTTTTTTTTCGTAGATGATGATGTGTCTTTGAGCATTTTTAGTAAAGTTATATTCCTCATAACTTGTTGTATGTATACAAAATATTAATAAAGCTTTATATAGGTTTATTTTCGATAATCATCGTGTTCAAATCAGATAAAAAAACATAATTTTACATTTTAACTGATTTTGTTGCTGCTGGTTTGATAACGGGTTTCCCAATCTTGATGTTGTTGTATTGATTGCGACACATTATTTTTATTAAATTTTAAATCCTCTTTTATTTGCACATTCGAGTAATTGTTCAATTGATAAGTTATTATCTATTAAAATTTTATTTATTAATTTATCATTATTATAAGTTTGGTTTTCATTATCAACATTTAAAGTTATTTGATTAATTATTAAATGGTTATCAGTTCCCATATAAAAATATGAAAATCTGTCACTAAAATCATTTGAGTTAGTTGATATAAATTTTAAAATTGACTCTTTTACAACTGTTGATGATTTGTTCCAAAAATAATAAGTTTTTATTATTGCATCTAACATATCTCTCACCATAAAATGATATATACACCCAATTCTTACACGATTGTTTTCCATCATGTCAACAATATTATAAAAATTATGAGTATTATTTATTTTATAAATTTCATTATTACACCATATTGTATCGTTTTCATTTTTAATAACATAATGATGACTATCATTACTAGGATGAATAACTTTATGTCTATTACCTAAAGTAAAATAAGTTGGATTATACATTTTATGTATATTTTGCTTATCATGAATATCTTTTAGTAAACTATAATTACTTTTATAATCAAAATTTACTAAAACTATCCATTTAAACATTATTTGTGAAACATCGAGTTTTATAAGATTATATTTATCACAAAATTCTTTAATTGTTAAATTATCTAAACACAAAAATGAATCAACTCCTAATAGTATTGTATAGTCTTCTATCACATATTTGTAGACATTCTGTAGAGCACGATGAACTATATGTGTTTTATCATGATTTACATATTGTAATTGTTCTTCGCGACTAACTAAGTCTTTAGTATAATAAAATTTAACTTTATCAACCAGAGATTGATTATTTATAATATATTCATCTTGTTCACAGGTAAAATTATCAATTAAAAAATATATTTTGTCAAATCCTAATTTCAAATGATATTCTATAAAATAATTTATATATGTATGCTCATATAATATAGGTGTAATAATTGCAAACGTTTTTTCCATATCAATATCAATATCAATATTAGTATAATATATTTATATATATTTATATTTTTATAATTAATTTTAAAGTTATTTATTTGTTTATTATAATCAACTTCTCGGTATTTTTACTCCCAGAACACTTTGTATTTTATTCACGTGTGTCGCATTATAGACGCACGTTCCTCTTTCAATCTCAGAAATAATTGAAACATCAAAATTGCATTTTTGTGCTAGTTCCTTTTGTGTCATTTTTTTTTCGCATCTTGCAACACTAATAGCCAAAGAAGTATTTTTTGAAACATATTTTGTTTTTTTAACATCATCGTCCGATGCGGCTGCATAAATTCCAACGGATCCCAACGATGATGAAGTTGTTGCCGGTACATTCAACGATTTTGCTGCTGCTGCTGGTTTTTTATTAAAAACAACGGGTTCCCAATCTTGATGTGACTGTTGTTGTGGCTTTGACATGTTTACAAGTTGATTTGATTGTATTGATTATTTTATTATTCATATATAAAATAATCAATTTTATAAATAAATAAATAAATTAAAATAATATTAAACATATTTTTCGTAAGTCATCAACCCCAAATTTGATACTCTTTTTCAAGTTTCACATTGTGCAACATTTTAAATGTTTTATTTTCGCTCGAAAAGTAACTCGGTGTCAATATGCTCCAATCTAAACCGTTGTCAAAAAGCGTCAACTTGGTGTATATGTATCCAATTAATGCGCTGCACCAAAATCGCGACGTTTTTTGCGGATTTGCATCCTTCTTGCAATACGCCTCTATCCAGTCAGTTACCACGATATCGTACGGCTTATCATATACGACTTTGTGAATTTCTTGTAATGTGTTAATGTTGAACAGTTTGTGATACTGCTCTTGCGATTCACATTTCAAACGTCTAAGATAAATTTTTCCCTCATATGTGTTCAAAAACTCGTCAAACTCAACAAATTGAACACCGAATTTTTTTTTATTATCTTCTGGGTCGGGTGTGTCTGATATACCCGATGTCCAAACGTAAACACCTTTCAATTTTGGGTTTGTCATAACCGGGTCAACTACAACAATTCCAACGTGAGAATAATCACTTTGAGTCATAAATTTAATAAACCAGCTAAATATTCCCCATGAATTATGTTGCAAGTCGTCGCAGACCAAAAGGTCTCCCGTTTTCAAAGTTGCCTTTAATTCCCTCAATGCGCCTGCATCTAATTTTTGTGTTGTTTGTGTTGTTTGTGTTGTTTGTGTTGTTTCACTCTGATTCAAAAGTTTCATTTCTGTTTCTTCGCTTCCACCATTCATTTTTATAAATATTTTTTTATTATATTAATACTATTTTATTTAAATAATTATATTATATATATAACAAAGTTAAATTCATTCACTATTCAATTAATTATTTATTGTAATGTCGAATTTTTTTTCAGATATAATGACGGATATGAAAGGGATGGAGCAGAGTTTGCTGGGTCCTGAGTACTTGTATTGGAAACGCATTTTGAAACCATCCGATATGGGCATGTCAGATGATGGAAATTTCGGCGCACTTGCCAACAACATTGGTGGATTGATTAATTATGTTGAAGTTCTTGTCACTGGAAAGGGCGGTTCTACTACAGGCGGTCCTTTAGGTGATAAGTTCTTTTTAAAAACAGGCGGTCAATGCACAGATGTTGCATCAAATAAATTAGTCGACCGACACATTTATATCAATAATATTCCAAATGGAAATATTCCATTTATATCATCAGGTCTAGGCGGAACCAACTTTACACATTTTGAAGGGCTAATTCCTGGAACGCTAGGCAATTTAGGTAAATTAAATCCGCTTGGTGTTTTCAAGTCATTTATGATGGGTGGAGAACCGCCGTGCATGTCAATAACCTTAGATACAGTGACTCCTGTCACTGATTCAAATTTTAATGACACAGGACAGGATAATAATGGGACCGAAACCAAGTATGTCGCAGTTGCCGATGTGATAAATATGGACCCGTGTACATTTCCCGGTAAAACAAATCCAGCAGACCCATCACAAAGATGCTCAGAAACGTTTGTAAATTCAAGGTATGATTATGATTCTGACTCGTCATCGTCAACGTCGTCGTCATCTTCATCAAAACAAAAATCCAAATGTAAATATAAGTATTCAACAATTCCAAATATAAAAAAATATCGGAAAAATAAAAACAAAAAAAATGTGGAAAAAACGATCATGCAAGATTTTTCAAAATTACCAGACGATTTATATGTAAAAGCATTTTATGCTTGCATAAGTATATTTTCTCTCTATGTCTTGTATCGGTTCATTCAAAAATATAACAAGAAATAGTAATAATGTAACGACTAAAAAACGAAATACGGGGACTAGGGCTTGAACCTAGGACCTCGGAGTTATCAGCCCCGCGCGCTTCCTCTGCGCCATCCCCGTTGAATACCACCCACAGGTATCGATCCTGTGCCTGCCTTTTAATGAGAAAGAGATAACCATCAAACTTTCGGACATTGTGAGTGTCTTTTGACTGTGTTCGACGATAAGCTGCCCGCCGTGAGAGTGGTTCTGGTGCGCTATGTTTTTACGTACGTACGTCGCTTAGCTATGACGAGCAGCTTCTGTAAAGCTGCTGAAGTAATGAATTCCCCTGACAGGTTTCGATCCTGTGACCTTCCGCTTATAAGGCGATAACCATCTTCAAATTCGGACTTTTACAAGTCTTGTTGAGTAGACGACGGTGTTGTAGACGCTCTGCCGCTGAGCTACAGGGGATGAAGGGTGCTCTAGTGCCTTGATGCACCGATGCGATGTGATGTAGGGGACATGCTGTCCCCTCTGACCCCTTGCCCTATTTGAAGGGAGGGGTCAAAGGGGCGCAATGCTTGGCACCATATGTTCCCTTTATGGATACCGGCAACTCGTTTCGATCGAGTGACCTCGGAGTTATGAGCCCCGCGCGCTTCCTCTGCGCCATGCCGGTTTAAAGGTTGCTCTAGTGCCTTGATGCACCGGTGCGATGTGATGGATTGGATACCGGCAACTCGTTTCGATCGAGTGACCTCGGAGTTATGAGCCCCGCGCGCTTCCTCTGCGCCATGCCGGTTTAAAGGTTGCTCTAGTGCCTTGATGCACCGGTGCGATGTGTGAATTAATCCTCCCGACAGGTTTCGATCCTGTGACCTTCCGCTTATAAGGCGATAACCATCTTCAAATTCGGACTTTTGCAAGTCTTAGTGAGTAGACGACGGTGTTGTAGACGCTCTGCCGCTGAGCTACAGGAGGTTTTTTTTGGAACTACCCCTAAATATTTCTTTCTTTTTAATGCTCTTATTTCAAAGCCTTTTTTTTGGGACTTGTCGAGATTCTAACTAATGTTCACTCATTGGTGTATGAGAGTAGATGTTTCTTGGACAGAAGGTTTCCCACTAAGCCATGCGCTCACTTGCACATGCTTATGGTAACATGATGTTTATTCATATATGAACATGATGTTAAATTTTATATTAGTATTTATTTTTAATATTTCTAAAATATAAATAAATAATTAATTTCTCTTGTTTGTTCTTTTCTTGTTTCTTCTATTTCTATTTTTTCTTGACCTATTTGCATTTCGTTTTTTATATTTTTTTCTGCTGCCGCCGCCTGCCGCTGCTGCTGCTGAAATCGGTAGTTTATACGGCGGAATCGGTTGCAATAATTTACTATCTTGCGCATCTTCAGGTTCCACAGGAGGAATGGCATAGGCATCAACGGGTTTTGCAACAGGAATGGCATAGGCATCAACGGGTTTTGCAACAGGAATGGCATAGGCATCAACGGGTTTTGCAACAGGAATGGCATAGGCATCAACGGGTTTCGCAACAGGAATGGCATAGGCATCAATGCCAGGTTGTTCAGTGACAGGTTGTTCAGTGACAGGTTGTTCAGTGACAGGTTGTTCAGTGACAGGTTGTTCAGTGACAGGTTGTTCAGTGCCAGGAATTTCCTGCATTTCAATTCCTTCATCTTCTCCTTCTACTTCTTCATTTGAAGCCGTAGAATCTTTTTTTTCCCCAAAAAAGCTTGTAAGTTTTTTGAAAATTGAAGAGTCGTCGTCATCGACTGATTCCGAATCCGGCTTGATACTAGCATTACATTTAGCATACTGAGCTTCACAATAAGCAGCATCTTTAACAATTGGTCTAAATAAATCAAGAAAGCCACCTCCGCGCATCTGTCGTCTTCGTTCACGACGCGTCCTGCTATGTTTTGTTTTTTTTTTATTTTTTAAACTTCTTGGTGCCATTGAATAAATAGTATTATATATAATTATAGTTATATTATTATTATTTATGATTAAAAAAATATAAAAAAAATAATTATGGGGCAAATATTTGACGATTTCCTATACTTGTATAAGTTGACCCCCCTCCCGACTTGAATGAATTATTTGCACCCTTCTTTTTTGGCGCAACGCACCCTCCAGCACGACACCTTCGAATCGCAATATTTCGACTAGTTGTGTCATTGCTTTTGAACGACATGGGCGCAGTTTTTGCTAAACCAACCTTCATGCTCCCTCCGCCAATTGCATTATTTTTCAGACGCTCAATTCGCTGCGAACTGTCTTGCGGAAATGATATAGGCTTTCCAACCAACCCAACCCGTTTATGAGGCGGTATTTGATTAAAAGTCGTTCCAAAATTTCCACGCACATTTCCAGCAACTTTATTATCTGTATTGTTCGGACCATTCGGCTCCCCTTTAGTTTGAACAAATGCGCGCCGACCCATTGCAAACACGCTGTCGTTTGATGACGGATAAAATTGTTGCGGCATCGGGTTCACGCTAGTCAATGTGGCATTATTTCCACGCTGTTTTATCAACACGTGGCTATCGGGAGGACCGTTGAAATTATACTTTAATTTAAACACCATTGGATATAACTTATTATGATATAATATATTATGCTTAATTAATATATTGTAAGTAATTTGAATTTATAATGGAAAAATTGTTGAATGAAATATATTTTAAATGTATATTACATAAGCACGTATAAACTCGACGCCTTCTATATAACTTGCAACAATTCTGTGTGCTCCATCTAACAACAAATATTTATTATTTTTGTAAACTAACCAAATCGGATCAATATCATTTTGTTGTTTTATTTGACTTTGATGATACTCAACACTACTTATATCAACATTTCCGCGCGGTCTATCGTCTAGCGGATATGCCTTCACAGCAGAATCTTTCAACCTGTCAGAATTGAAATTTTCTACACCGTTATTTGCAAACATGGACAGCGGAATTTCAACTAATTTCGATTTCAATATATGCGCTAAACGCGCATCTTGTTTATTTTCAAACAATTTTATACTTACCGAAGTTGAAACTGAATCTCTCATACATTAAATAAAATAAATTAAAATCTGACCCCACAAAATTACCGTAATCCGTGAGTGGCTGCTCTAAATGCCGATTGAGAGCCGCTGTTCAAATCTCCACCAAAACTCGAATTGTTGTAATTGCGATTAATCGCCTGAAGTTTCTTAAATGTGGTATAATCTGAACCGTCATACACATATTTTACATTGCACGTAGAAGACGGAATTCCGGTCTTATCAGGATGCGGCTGAATTGCTCCCGCCATTGTTTTCCATCCAGTTATTCCACCCCTTAAAGAACTAATTTGTGTCGAACCGCCTGAAGTATAACTTTTACGATTCAATAAATCTCCGGCATTGTTTACTGCGCGAAACGGAGTTGCAGCCACAGTTAAATTGTTCACAGTTCCGCTTGCAGCCGAACCATTCCACGCTTCTCTCAGCGTTACTCGCGGCATCTCGCGACCACTGCCACCTTCCGGTCCACCACTTCCGCTTTTACCTGAACCTCCTCCTATCAACTGCGCAGCAAAACCATTATAAAAACCTCCTAAAATCATCTTCATCTTGTTTACTCGTTTATTTAATATAATATTATATTATAAAATAAATAAAATGAAATGAAATAATGAATAATTTATTAAATATTATAAAAATTGATTTAATAAAATAATATAATGATTTATTATATACGTCTATCACAATGCAAGCAATGATTGATTTGGAACACGTGGTTCTTGCTCTCGAAGACACTAGTAAAAAAATCATGGATGTTGAAGATGGTTATACTCTTCAATATGATATAGAAACTAATAATGGTTATGCAAATATTCAGTTGAATGAAGATGCATTATTATTGCAAGGTATAATGCTGTTTGACATTTATGTGGAAAAAAAAGTTCAAACCACTGTAAAAATTTATAGGGATAAAAAAAGCGCCATTTTACACTGTGAAACCACAGGATACAATGATTTGGCGGATTTGGTACTAAGAGAGATGTTGCACCGGTATTATACAAATTATACCAAATGAACCAAAAAATAAAATATTTTCATACAATATAATAAATTATTTGAAAACTTCATAATGGTCTGCATGAAAAGCTGCATTATTGCAACAATGTTCATCGTTGCAATGATTTTCACAATGTACAATTCAGACAGCACTTTGTCTATACAACAATTTACAGCCGTTCTCTCCGCAAAACAAAAAGCAATCTATAAAAAGATCGCAGATGAACGTCGTCAAATTTATTTCAAGGGGTTTGGACTAGGACTTGTCTTGTCCTTTTTATTCCTATTCTGGAAAAGCGCAACGAAAAATTCATACAAAATAAATCGGTTTTCAACAATATGCGTAGTTGGCGCAATAACCTTTACAACTAATTATTTTTATTACATGCTCTCTCCAAAAAGCGACTGGATGATACTTCACATTGACGGAGACAAACAGAAACAGGCGTGGTTAAGCGTCTACAAGAAAATGCAATACAATTATCATTTAGGCGCAGTTTTAGGACTTGTGGGAGCGTTTTTTATTGCCAACATGTTTTGCGACTAATGCTTCCTTCATCATTCAGGATTCCAGGATTATATTTATATTATAAGTTTGTTGAGAAGAGAGAAAGAGAGATAAATGAATCAAATAAATAATAATAAAATATAATATTACTATTTATTATTAGACATTATATGCCCGCCGCTCCCGAACCAACGACAACATGCATCAACACTTGCAATGACCAAAATAACAAATGCACATACTCAGACTACTTGACCTTTTTGAATTCTAAAACAACGTGCAGACCAGTTAATCAAAAAACGTACAAGTCATATTCGAGCGGCGGATTCAAGGGAAGTAAAGGAAGTCCCAATTCATACTTGAACTCAATACCCTCGAAATTTTGCACAAACTATGCCAACACAACTGAAACGACCCCATATCTAAGATACAGTGACCTTTCAAAATGTTGTAAATTTGTGTGTAAAAATATTATATCCAACACCAACACATCATGTCCTCCGTTTTCTTCTTCTTTTACAATTGATTATGCTATACAAAACGCCTTACCAGGCGCAATTAATTGTCCATTGAATTTACCAGCGCCGCAAAATGTATCGCCAATTATAAGTCCAGGAACACCATTGGGCGGAGTATGGACTATAAGCCAACCGGGTGTGCCTGGTGTAAATGTTCTTTTCACAATCGACTCGTCCACTGGAGTAATTACTATTCCGGCACGATTGAATCCACCGTCGCTGTTTACCGGACCAGAACAAGGAACATATACAGTTACTTACACAGTTTGTGGATTTTTATTGATATGGTCTGATGATTTGGGATACTGTTAAAAAAAATAAAACTAAAATTCTACATTTACATTTTCTAGACATTACAATAAATATTTTTATAATTATATAAATATTTATTCCAATTTATTATTTATTTTATTTACTATTCCGTCATAATTCTCGGCGCGATATTCATCGTCTGCAGTTCTTGAAAGAGCAACTTGCATGAATACGGAATTTCAACCAGCGCAAATTCTGTCCGGTTATCGCACATCTTGCAGCAATGAATGCCCAACGCGTCGTTGAATGCTGCGACCATTCCGCACCTGGAACACACGTGCACCTGGTATTTGTCCGAAACATCATACAGTCGCTCGCGCGTGAATCGCGCAGCACCGTGTGACACCATGCAATTGTGAGCAACAATTCCATTCGCAAGAAACGAGTGCGTGTCTTCCACGCTAATGTCATACACGTGCTTCGGTCCCACATTGATTCGCGACACAACCGTTAAATTCATTGTGGGTAATGCATTGCTTCCGCGCTGCACGCCATATCCTGCCGAACTTGATTCATCTTCATCTTCGATTTCGCATTCTTCGAATACTTTTTCGTCTACATCCATTTTTTTGGGTTCAATATCATCACTTAGAAACCACTCTAGTGCTCCGATTTTCTCCATGAATTGCTCCGCCGTTGGAAACGACTTGGACGTGAATTTACCAAATTCCGTGCCTTTAATCAAATGGTCGGTAATGTCGTGCGTGCTTGGAATGGCATATTCATGAAGCAGTCCTTCAGTTTTCTTCAGCTCTTCTACTGCCTGAACTATGGCACTCTTGGTGTGCACAATCTTGTCCGGGTTCTTCGCTTTAATTTCTTTGAAATGCGTTATTTCATCAACACGATTCACCAGCCAATTATGTTGACGGCAAACTTCTTCGCGCAATCGGCGATACGACACACCGGCTTCAAGACGCTGGGATTTATGGCAACAATACCGAAACCCGATTTTTTCAGAGAATGGAATAAGTTGTTCAATCGGGAGATGAAGCGTCAACTGAAAACTCCGGTTCGTTGCATCGCTCTTGTCTTTTAGTTCGAATTTCTTTTTGGAGAATGACGTTTCTCTTGCTTTTTGAATGGTGGTATTATGAATGCCACACTTTGCAAGTAGTTTCTGCATATCTTCAAACATTTTTTGTAATGATTCGCGATGCTCGTGTGTTTTAGTTTGTGAAAATCCAATGGATGTCATTAGGTCACGCTTTCCCCTATGCATTCCAAGAACACATGTGTGTCCGTCGCCGCCAAACATTCCGCCGAGAAATTCACGAATAATAGGGCGAGGACACTTCTCATCCAAGATAAAATCAGGAAGTGTTGCCGGCTGATTTACTTTTTTGCCGCTTATTAATCCGGGCAATTGAATAATTTGATTTTTAAATTTTGCTGGAATTCTTACTACAAATAGATTTTTCATTACAAAATTTGTTTGTTTTATTTCGCAAAATAGTTCAATATCTTCTAATATAGAAGCAACATCCAACGTATGACCAATAAATAATAATGCTAATTTTGTTTTAGAATTCATATGTCCATCAGTAATCAAATATCCAATAATACGAGCAAATGCAAGCGTCTTCATATATTCTTCGTGATTATTTGTTTTAAGTGTAGTTGTTCCAAATTCAAGTTTCCATCCAGCACATTCTTCCATTTCTTCTTTAATATTTACAAGCGGACAAGTTATACTTGTTTTAATTTTAGTTGCATTCAATTCAACATCTTTTACATTAACCCATGTATTCTCAGAAGTTAATACAGGATGGTCTTCAGTGCATGTAAGTTTTCTACCATCTTCAAATGTTAATTCAACACAATCACGCATTCCCTTGTCCATGAATGCAACTTGTTTAGAAGGAATCATTCCATTTTTTTCCTCACTCCAACCCATAATATTTACGTGTCTATCATTTTCACAGAGTGAATCTAATCTTACACTGAGACCGTTTGAGAGCGTAATTGGTGTGCTTCCATCATGGCAATCCTTCTCCATTTCGCCAAACCGTAACCCTCCATCTCTCGAGCGACCTTCCGCAGGCTGACGCGTGAGATTTACCATTGGACCGATGGATCTACTGTGTTGCTTGTCATTTACCATGTGTTTTAGGCGCTGGTAGAATGCGGGACCGATGAAGATGTCTGAATCGATTTGTTCGCCGGATAGTCCGTTGTATAAGACTTCATTCCCGTTATTTTCGTAGCCGAGCTTTAGGAGTTCGTTGCGAATGGTGTAAACGTCGAGTTCTCCGAAGGATGTTCCGTCGCCAAACAAGCCGAGTTCTAGTAGAACTTTCCCGAGAAGAGTTTCTTTGAGTTGGGCGATTGTCATACGAGAGGGTATGGCATGTGGATTGATGATGATGTCGGGACGCTGCCCGCTCTTTGTGAACGGCATATCCATTTCCGGAATAATGTTCCCGATGGTTCCCTTTTGCCCGTGACGACTACTGAGTTTATCCCCGATGACCGGCTTGCGAAACGTGCGAATGCGAACTTTGCAAATGACGTACCCGTCTCCGTTGCGCTCCGTGTAATTCTTATCGACGTAGCAGTCTTCTGTTGTTCTGTGCATTTTACTGGCGTCTTCGTATTTGATTACTTTTGTGTGGTCGTTCCTGTTTTCCTTGATGGGCATTACCTTGCCCATAATAATGTCGCGATTTTCAATGACGGAGTTTTCCGGAATAACGCCCTTGCTATTCAGTTTCGAATAATTTCCGAATTTCATTCCTTTTGTTTTTGTGGAATCCGGTCTGCATCGAATTTCCTCGTCGCCGTTGATTTTCTTGTCCTCGTCCTTTTCGGTGTGATAAATGGTTGCGCTGAATAAACCGCGATCGATTGCGCCCTTGTTTACAAGGATGCTGTCTTCTTGATTGTAGCCGGTGTAGCTCATAATTGCAACGATTACGGGTGCGCCGGATGGAATCTCGTCGAGCTTTATCATGCGCATGATGCGGGTGTCAACCAGCGGACGCATGGGATTGGATAGCACATATGCCGTCTTGTCCATCCGGTTGTAAAAGTTCGTGACGTACATTCCCATCGCCTGCTTACCCATGGCGCATTGATAGGTATTTCTGGGCGACTGGTTGTGCTCTGGAAACGGAATGCACGATGCCAAGATTCCAAATATAGTGCTCGGGTGAATTTCGCAGTGAGTATAATTGTAGTTGAACTGTGAAGTCGGATTCAACCCATTCTTCAAATCTGTGCGTTTCATTGCAATCATGCTAAAATTCTGCTCCTCCGGGTCAATGTATTCAAGAATTGCATTATCAATTCTGCAATCGGTCACCAGGTCATCCCATGTTATTTCACGGCGGTCCAATTTGCGCAGCACATCCGATGTGATGAATGTGCGATTATTCTTGACGCGCAAAACCGGGCGCATAATTCGCCCCGAGTCATTGCAAATTCGAATTTCCTTGTTTCGAATGTCAAAGACAACCGATGTATAAATGTTGATAATGCCCTTGCTCTTTTTATCCTTGAATGCATTGTAAAGTTCAACCGGATTTCTGCTTATTCCAACCCAAGCACCATTTACAAATACTTTCACTGCATCAACGAGCTCGCCGCAATTGGTAATCGTGTCAAGAGACTGAATATGCGGTTCAACCTGCTTGTGAAGTGAATCGGCGTGACTCGGAATGGTAATGTGGGACATGTAGCTGATATTTTTCACGACACCAACGCTTGCACCCTCTGGAGATTCCGCAACGCATAAAAACCCCCATGTAGTATTGTGAAGTTTGCGAGGCGGAATTAGTTTTCCACTCTTGTCAATCGGCGTATTCACGCGACGAAGGTGGCTCAAACTCGACACATATGTTAACCTATTCAGAACCTGAGCGACGCCCACCTTGTTTGTGTTGACATTTTTGATTCCAAAATCGCCGGTGGATAGAGCGCGCTTGATTCCATTTTCAATCGTTGTTGATTTGATTATTTTGTACGCATTCGTCTTATTAATAATGCTCAAATAGTCTTCGGTCGACCTCCACGAACCCGTATTAATTTCGCGAATGACCTGCTTTGACATGTCCTTTACCACCTTGTTGAAATAATTCCGAAACAAATTGTTCAGAAGAACTCCGGTCAAATCAATCCGCTTATTCATGTACGAGTCGCGATCGTCTTGTTTTGTCAACCCCAAACTGCATTTAATAACTCGCGAAGCCATATAACCCAAATAATAAATCTTCTGCGCCTGAGTCTTGCAGTGGGGAAACAGGTCGGAATTCAATATTTCAATTGCAAAATCACGCTTCTTTCTTGCTCCCGTCTCCTTGTCCATATTCAAAGGGGTAAACATGACAATGGAAGTAATTTGGCGCATTGCGTCTTCGTGAGTGAGAACCGTGTTGGCATCAATGACTGACGCACGAAGCGCCGTAAGTATTGCTTCATTGTTCCCTTCCCTGTTTTGAATGTCGAATACAACTTTTTCACAAATGTCCTTATCCGACAATATAGAAAGCGCGCGAAACAACACAAATAACGGAATGGGTTGTTTTACGCGCGGTATCTGCACGTAAATCGGAAATCCAAATCCGTTATTCTTGCTGGCAATCGTCATATTAATTTGCTTTGGAGAAATGCATTTGAAATCGGGCACAGATTTGACTTCCGCTAGCCACGTCCATTTCGTATTTCCTTTAGAAACATTGTAACAAAACACTTTATTTTCAGCTGCTCTTTCTTGACCAAGCACTGTCTTTTCGCTTCCGTTGATAATAAAATAACCGCCTGCATCATACGAGCACTCTCCCGTCTCGACATGATTGATGTGAGCGTATTGATTCAAAATGCAAACCGACGATTTCAACATGATTGGCATTTTGCCAATGTGAATATTCGGCAACACCTTGTGATACGTTTGCACATTCTCAAGCTGTTCTCCAGAACGAACAATGTATTTTATATTTGCATCCACTGTCATTGTAGATGCATATGTAAAATTTCTTAAACGCGCCTCTTGGGGAAACATGAGTTTCGTGGCGCCGTTGTTTTCGTGAATTTGAGCACGATAAAGATGAAATTTATCAAAATTTACTTCGATTTCCAATTTGTATTTTCTATTTTTTTTATCAAAATCCTGTTCTGATGAAATCATAACCGGATTGAACATTCCAATCGTTCTCTCGATTTGAACGCCTATAAAATCATTGTACGACTCTATTTGATGTCTCACTAGACGCTTCAAATGTTGATCTTCAAAATATGAACTTATAATTTTCCAAGGCGCTTCCGAATATTCGGAATGAGTGTCGCCATAATCATCATATTTTTGTTCGCCCTTTTTATTATTACCTGCGGAAGCAACGGAAGAAGTAACGAGAGCAACAGAAGCCATTTTGTAATGTTTCCTTTTTGACTAGTTTATAAATCAATTTATATTTAAATCTTTTACGATAATATATTAAATGTTTTTTTCATCGTTTTTTATTTAGTATGTATAGTTGTTGTTTGTTGTGTCAAAATTAATGTTTTTTTATATAATTTATATAATATCAAACAGACAATTGTTTTTATAATAAATAACATTAAAACAATACTATTTAAATCAAATTAAAAAATGACAGAATTAAAAAAAAAGGTGATTACAATTAATCGCGAACATTTAAATCCGACATTGTCGTCACAAAAAAGAAATAGTTCTGTAAAAAAAAACAGAAAGTTGCCAGGATTTATCAAACCAAGCGAACTAAAAAATAATTTAATTAAATTATTAAAACAAAAGAGAGAAGAGACAAAAAATACAACAAATGAATCTAATGTTGAACATGTTTCAATTCAAAATCGTTTTAGTAATAGTAATAACAATAATAACAATGGTAACCATAATAATAATAAAAACAAAAATAATCAACAACAACAGCATCAGCCTTTCAATAGACAAAAGTATACTGATATATTTTCAAAAGATTTCGAAGCGTCTCTCGATTATTTAAAAACATTTAAAAGAAATGCACACCCGTCTTCATCAACACGAAAACATCATTCACAACAATCACAACAATCACAACAATCACAACAATCAGAAGATGCACAGTTTGGTATGAATAATTTTCAAAATGTTACACTAGATGTTCCGTCTGATTTGACGCTTCCAATTTCATTAAATATTCCGGGAATGAATGCGACGACGACCAAGCAGCACGAACCATTTGTCGCATCGCCCCTGCAACAACAGCTTCAAGAGCTGCAACAATCGTTATCTACTTTAAATTTAAATTTATCTCCGCCGCTGCCTCCTCCTCCTCCTCCTCCTCCATTTATGCCTTCGTCTTCTTTACAAGCACCGGCGCCACCTCAACTGCCCCAAAAACTGCCTCCTCCGCCACCTCCACCGCCTCCACCGCCTCCACCACCTCCACCACCTCCACCACCTCCACCGCCTCCGCCTCCGCCTCCGCCTCCTCCTCGTTCAGTTTTGAAATATGAAAATTACATTAGTAATGAAAATAACGAAACAATTAATGATGACAATGATTATGTAAAATCTGACTCTGTACAATTCAAACCAAATGAGGTGCCATATGGAGCATTGAAAGGTGGAACAAAGCCGTCATACAGACAGTATTATAATAAAACATTAAAAAAACATTCATTTAATATCAACAATAATGATAATGGTAATAACAACCACAACCACAAGAATGGTTTAAAAAAAACAAATCATAAAAAAATGAAAAAACCACAACCAAGAAAACTCAAACAAGTTCGAAGAAAAACCACAATTAAAAAATATAAACTTGGAAAACATGGAAAAACGATAAGTATTCTAATTAAAAATAATAAAACCAGAAAAATAATTCAAAATGCACAACGCGAATTAAAAAATGTTCCAATTCATGATGTAAAAAATGCGCTAATTAAAAATAACCTTTTAAAACTTGGATCCACAGCACCATCGAATGTTTTACGAACAATGTTTGAAGAATCCAACATGACAGGAGACATTACAAACACGGGTGGTGACACATTCATGCACAACTACATGAATGATAATGAAACAAGGAAATTTTAATTCAGCCGCCTACATAATATATTGAAACAACTTAAATTTAGCAGCATAATTATAATAGCTTGTATCATCACAAAAAGTCACATACATCATCATGGCATTAACAGACGAGTATTTCCGCTTATCCAGCGAATACGCGCACAAATATGGAAAAAAAACGATTTTATTAATGCAGGTCGGTTCATTTTTCGAATGTTATTCAAAAACAGATTCAAATGGTAATATGACAGATGCGAATATGAAGGAATTTTGTTCCACGTGTGACTTGAATTGTTCGATTACAAATGGCAGGTGCATGGCAGGATTTCCATTTTCCTGCAATTTCAGAGATTATAGTTTGGAGAGATATGTAAAAAAGATGCAGGAGCTAGGTTATACCATAATTGTCTACGTACAAGACGGACAAGGTTCAAATACAACGCGAAGTTTGCATTGTATTTATTCGCCGGGCACATTTTTTTCGAATGATTCTGATTCTGCAGCGTGTCTCTCTAATAACACGTGCTGTTTTTGGATTGAGCGTGTCAACATTGGGTCCGTCGGTTCAAAAATTATTATAGGCATGTCAAATATCGACATTTACACTGGAAGAACAACATGCTTCGAATGCGAATCTGAAATAAATGCGCGCCATAATCAAACAACCTATGATGAAATGGAGAGATTTATTTCTTCTTTTAAACCCAATGAAGTTATTATTATTTCCAATCTCTCTGCAAACGATATTCAAGACATTATTAATTTCGCAAACATTCGCGCTTGTGCCAACCCAATTCACCTGGTTAACATACAATCGGCACAATCGGCACAATCACACCCATTTTATGTTCAAGCAAAAAACTGTCAAAAGCAAACCTATCGCAAAGAAATGTTGGGAAAGTTCTTTTCGTTTCATGTTTGCAATTCCATTTTTCAATCTTATTCTGCGTACGAATTAGCAATTCAATCATTCACCTTTCTTCTTCATTTCATGCATGAACACAACCCACATTTAACTCACAAAATAACAGAACCCGATTTCGAAAACAAAACAGACCGAATGGTCCTAGCAAACCACACACTTGAACAGTTGAATATAGTTGATGCTGTTGGCTCCGGTTCCAAACCCGGAAAATGCTCATCGGTGTACCGTTTATTAAATCATTGCAAAACGCCGATGGGAGCAAGACGATTTTATTACCGGCTGTTGCACCCATCTTTCAACGTGGCTGCAATTCAGCGCGAATATGACATTACAGAATACGTGCTCTTGTTGACAAAATCTTCAGAAACGATAAATTATTTAAAATGGAGAACGATGCTTGAAAATGTAAAGGACGTTGAAAAACTGCATCGCAAGATTTATTTAGGAAAGATTTATCCAAAATCTCTCCACGCTCTTTATACAAGTCTCCAAATTATAAATGAAATGTATAAAGGTGTCAAATGCGACCAAACGCTGCTGAAATATGTAAATGCGGATGCGTGTCCAGAGAGAATAACAGAATTCTGCGCAAAAATAAAAAAAGAAATTGATTCACATTTTATTATTGAAAAATGTAAAACTATCGATTCTCTCGATTTTGATTTAAAATATGAAGATTGTTTTATTCAACCGGGAGTAAGCAAAGAGCTCGACGCCATGTTTATTGCGCACGAAGACGGATTTGCCATCTTTGAGTCCATTCGCGCGCACTGCAACGAGCTCGTTGCGCTCGGAGAGAAAACCGTTACCGTTGCCGCCGGAGGAAAAGAAAAAGAATTTGTAAAAAGGCACGAAACTGAAAAGCTAGGATTAAGTCTTCAAACGACCGACCGGCGCAGCAAAATTCTTCTCGACCAAATTACAAAACGAGTCAAGGCAAAACAGTGCGTTTCCACATTAACCTATAAATCAATTGATTGCGCCGCATTGAAAACATTCGATTTCGATTTATCGTTGTTACAATTTGTCAAGGCAGGAAACAGTGCGGTTACATTTATTCATGAAAAAATACACAGCGTGTGTAGCTCCATTAGTCAGACAAGGGGTAAAATACGGGATGAGATCGGGGCTGTTTTCGGCACATTTGTATCCAGGTTAAAGGAACATCAAGAATCATTTCAGACAGTTATTTCTTTTGTAACCGATGTTGACTTGATGCAAAATCAGGCGCACATTGCTTGCACGTACAAGTATTGCAAACCTGCGATAAAACAAAACACCTGCGAAAAAGAAAAAGAAACAACAGAAACGACAGTAGCCTCATTTGTGGATGCACGCGATATCCGCCACTGTTTAATCGAGCAAATCAATGAGGATGAGCTGTATGTTTGCAACGACATTTCGCTAGGACTCGGTGAGCGCGGCATGCTGCTTTATGGAACGAATGCCGTAGGAAAAACGAGCCTGATTCGCGCTCTAGGAATTTGTATTATTATGGCTCAGTCCGGATTGTATGTGCCGTGTTCGTCATTTACGTATTCTCCATACACGAATGTCATGACGCGAATTTTAGGAAACGATAATTTATTCAAAGGCATGTCTACATTCGCGGTGGAAATGTCGGAACTGCGGGTTATTTTAAAATGCGCCGACCCAAACAGCTTGATTTTAGGAGACGAGCTGTGTTCAGGCACAGAAATCGACTCGGCAATCAGTATTTTTGTTGCCGGATTGCAAAAGCTGCACGCGCTAAAAAGTTGTTTTATTTTTGCGACTCACATGCACGAAATCGTTGATTACGAAGAAATCGCGCAAATGCAAATGGACTGTGGTGTCGGCGGCGGTCTTGTTACAAAACACATGGCGGTAACGTATGACAGGGCGCGCGACGTGCTGATATATGACCGAAAGTTGCGCGACGGAGCCGGTCCCAGCATGTACGGACTGGAAGTGTGCAAGTCGCTGCACTTGCCCGACGATTTCTTGAAAATGGCGAATGACATCCGGCTGAAATATCGCGACAAAAAACAAGCCGGAGATTTGAATTTCAAACCGAGTCACTTTAACGCGCATAAAATAAAAGGAGTGTGCGAATTGTGCAAACAGAACTTGGGAGAGGAAGTGCATCATTTGCAGCACCAAAAAGAAGCCGATGAAGCCAATTTTATTAAATATTTCCATAAAAATCATCCTGCAAATTTGATGACGGTTTGTGAATTGTGCCATTTAAAAATGCACGCAACGGGCGGACAACAGTTCAGGCGCGTTTTAACAACGGGCGCCGACGGATATATTCTTAGGGGAACCGGTGATACCCATAGTAGCGAAACAAACTTTCACGAATGGGCGAACAATATGTAATAAATGAAATATTAGTTGAGATAATTAATTAATATATGCAATAATATATATTGTACAAAAGTAAATCATTTCATTATGATAATTTTAGGTAACCGGGTTCCATATGAATATTTTATAACGAAAGGAAGAGGAGAATCAAATGCTGGGTCAGAAGGACTACCGTATGAAACCGGTTCTTATGATGCCGCGCTGTTTGAAGCAGGAATACAAAATGCAAATATAATAGAATACACGAGCGTAATGCCGACCGGTTCAAAACAAATATCGAAAGAAGAGGGATTAAAACGACTTCAGTGGGGCGAAGTTCTTGAATGCATTAAAGCGCAATCAAATGGCAAAAAAGGTTCAAAAATAAGCGCCGCCGTAATCACCACGTCCGTCATTGACCCCAAAGGGAAATATTTAGGCGGGTTTGCTGTAGAATATGCAGGTTCAGGAACAAAACAAGACGCAGAAGCTTCTTTAGCCGAATCTATTACTGGCATCATTGAGAGAAGAGGATACGGAAAAGCGAAAGGGGGCAGAAATCTTGAACTGTATAAGGATAATGTTACAGACAATGGTTACAAAATTCATCCAGGTGAAATTTTTGAATATGATAATTTAGATGTGACAAAAGAGCACGGATCGGTATTTGCCGCGATATGTTTTGTTAGTTATAAAATTCCGACTTTTAAAAAGTCAAAGTCAAATTCTAATTCAAGAAGAATGAAAAGAAGGAGAACAAAATCGAAATCGTCAAAGTCAAAAAAATAATTAAATATAATTATTTTTATAATGTTGTTTGTTTAATAATGTTATATAATTATATATATAGTGTAATAATTATATAATAGTGAAAAATAAATGGATAGCGTCAAGTCATTTTTACCGTCGTCGTCATCTGCGCCACCATCTTCTGAAGAAGAACCTGAAGCTGACAACATATTTACATATTTATTATCATTCATCGGTGTGATATTCACATTCACTTATAATAATTTTGCATACATTTCTGGAATAATGCTTGTTATGTTTGGAATATTGGTTTATATTGACATGACCAAAATTGACTTGAGTTCTCAACCGATGGGCAGGTCTAAGACAGTCGTCATTGAAAGTATGGTTAATAACAACAATGCGGGTGATGACGACAATGAGGGTGACAATCCAGGTTTAAAAAATGATTTAATAACCCCTCTACCCGTTGAACTCGAAACTAAATTAAAATCCGAGTTTTGTAAAATGCACGCATCAAAAAATAGCCCGATGACCGAACTCGACAGTGAATGCGGCGCTTTTGAGAAATCATCGTGTTTAAACACAGACTGTTGCGGGTGGGCAGTTACAAGCGACAACCCCGACGGAAAATGTCACGCGGGAGATAAGAGCGGCATTACCTTTAATTATGATAATGACAATAAAAAAATAGACATTGATTGTTACTACTACAAGGGTAATACAGGAATCGGAAGCAAGTGTGTACAATAAAATAATATTTTATGTTTTATATTATTTCCACAACATTTGATTAAAATAAAAATTGATATAAAAATATATATATATTTATATTAATAACAAACTCGAGACAACACAGACACAAACAGACACAAACATAAGACATGATAATCCCAGTGAAATGCGTAACGTGCGGAAAAGTAATCGCCGACAAGTATAGGTATTACCTGAACAAAGTTCGAGAGAAGAAACTTGAAGAACAGCCTGGCGGCGACGATGTGTCAATTGACAAGGTTCTTTATTTAACAAGGCATAATATAAAAAAAACACCAGAGGGACAAGTGCTTGATGACATTGGATTCACAAAAATGTGTTGCAGGCGGCACTTTTTGACTCATGTTGACATTCAATAATGTATTACGCCAATGCAATAAAATAATGTCCAATAGAACTGATTACATGCAATGCGGAATGAAACAAATTGGCTCGTTTTTTTTTCTTATCGAAGCAGTATTTTTGAACCTTGTATCCGTACCCGTACAAAAAAATAGTCATGAGAAATGTTACTACAATTATCATTGCCATTTCAATTGAAATAGAATCTAATTTAGTAAAAAATAAATATCCGCCATACACCACCACTCCTAAAATACTTAGTTTGTCTAATATGTAATTGGTAGCAGAAGGAACAGAGTGGTACAATGCCGATGTAAGCCACAGACATAAAAATAGAAATGCGTAAAATGTATATCCTAAATACAAAAACAGTGTAACATTCGTTAGAAAAATAAAACTAGAGTAAAAACAAGAATTTAATTTATGTCGTTTTGTTCTTTTTTTTTTTCGTAGTATGCGTGAATGTGAAACTTGATTTTTCATTCATGCAAAAAAATAAAAACGTTTTTTATTTATTTATTTATTATTATTATGTCGTTAAATAAATAAATAAAAAATTGAATTAAAATTACAATAATATATATTTATATTAAATCAGAGACCACGCACACAAAATATAACATTAGTAAACACGATGGCATCAAATGCAAGCAAAACTATTTCACGTCTTTATACTGCAAGAAAAACATTATTGGAGCTGCTCTCTACAAGAGGGTATGATGTGGAAGGATACACAAATTTCGGCGTGAATGAAGTCAATGCCATGTATACTCACAAACAACTCGACATGTTGGTTGAAATAAAAGGAGAACAAAAATCAAAGGGGTCAAAATCAAAGGGTGAAAAAGGCAGTAAAGATAAAGATGTTGTTGAAACAGAAAATAAAAAAACATATGTCAAATTTCATTTAGAGAAAACATTGAGTGTGAGTCACATTAATGATTTAATCGAAGACTTGTATGTTTTAGGAGTTGGAGGAGAGATTGGCGGAACGGGATTATCTGCCAATGCGAATGATACCGTTCTCACGGAAAAAGACACGCTGATTATTATCACAAAACAAGAAATCAAAACCATGAATCAGGTGTTGAATCAATTGTCTTTACAGGGACGTTTTATCGTACTGCTTTCGCTCGACCGCTTGCAATTCAATATATTGAACCACCAGTACGTTCCTAATCACACCATTCTAAGCGACCACGAAGTTGTCGAGATGATGAAGAAATACAATGTCATGGAAAAGTCGCAGCTTCCGGATATTTCAAGATATGATCCCGTCGCATTGGCAATTGGAATGAGACCGGGCGAAGTGTGCAGCATCGACAGACCAAGTAAATCAGCCATAAGTTCGCTTTATTACAGAGTGTGCACGCAATAACGCAATCAAACTATCAGCTCATTAATGGGTTGCAGCGCCGAACGTATAATACAAACTAAACAACGTCGACACAATTATCAATATTGAAATGATTTTTATATATTTTTCATCTTGTAAAAAGAACCGAATGCTCAAAAGTGCAAACGGACTTGATAATAGTAACACAAGCGTATAAATAAAATAAAATAAATATCCCTTTATGTGAATGGTGACATTATTACCAGGATTAAGAAAATATTGCACGTCTTTTATGATTGGATACAACAACCAAAAAAATAATATAAAACTTGCTATAAAAGAAAGTAAATATTCAATATATAAAACTGAATTTGTAGGAGGTGTTGGTGTTTGTAGGTCATTTATCAATAGCATAATCAGTACAATTCCTGATAAAAATACGGGCACAACTTGCCATTGACTTTTAAGTTTCGATAATGCAGAACGTTCGCCTATTTTTTTCATACGCAAATATAACAACACACATACATCATTGTTATATTTTTATTTTTTATTTTAAAAATTCAAATAAATATCTCTCGGAATAAAACTCAATATGTATTTATATAACGAATGCGCCTGAATAAACAGCCAGACCATGAAAAACGGATACGCAAATGCTATTACAAATATAATTATGGAACGAGTATTGAATTGGCGATAATATAATACATACACGAGCACCCAGACAATCACGCATATCCAGTATAAGTTTCTTACCAAGTAATACCACCAAGATAGCGACTGTATTTCCTCTTCCATATAATATACTTTTCGATTGCTAATGGCGGAATCCTGTTCTGCAGTCGCGGTTTCAGTTTGAACACGGGCTTCCGTCGACACCAACATATCATTATAATTTCTTGAATTTTCAATCTGAACTTGTTGATGCTCAATTTTTGCATTTCCTAAAGAAACTTCTTCCATTATCCTATCGTGTTCATCATTAAGTTTTTTAATTTCATTATCTGCATTTTTTCCATATCGTTCTATCAATAACTTGGTATATTGATTTGGACCGTCTCTATTTAACAAATAATTGTGTTCCGCTTCAGCAAACTTTTCGGGTGCAGTTTTCAAATTTCTCTCTGCATTCAAATATGCGTTTTTTATTTCACTTTGTTCTTTCGCCATCATACAATCATGATCACAAGAATTATTCGCTTTCGTTATAGTTTCATTTATTGCTTGAATACTTTGAAGAATAAAGGCATTATCTGTCATAGGTATAATAAATAGTCTTTTAAGTTTGAATGCTATAATAACTAAATATTATTTTATTATTTAGTTATTTAGTTAGTTATTTTATAATTTTTATTATAAATTGAATTTGATTTTTTATATTTTAAATTTGGAATCATAGTTCATGCAATTGTGAAATGATTCCACTCAAAAAAATTGATGCGCGAGACCTTTGTGTCGGAAAACAATACTTGATTGAATATGCCGGTTCCCACGTGGTTTCAAATCCACGAATAAAAGGCACATTTATTGGAAATATTTTACCCGAGTGTGAATACCAATGCGTACTTTCTAAATTTACCGATGTGCTTCAAACAGGAAATGTGAGTATTCCTGATTTAAAATTACAAGACTGCTTTTATAATTATTATGAAGCGGATGCGCTAACACGCGCATACACAAGACATGTTTTGCAACAAATTACAGGTGATGAAAATTTTACATACATTTGAAATAATGTTAAATTTTGCATATAAAATCAAATTATTTTTACCTTTTTATTTTTTTACTTTTTAGAACCACGCTTTTTAGAACCACGCTTTTTAGAACCACGCTTCTTCTTAGAACCACGCTTCTTAGAACCACGCTTCTTAGAACCACGCTTACTTTTTCTTCCCCCAAATCCTTCAAAAAGATCCAGACATTTTTTTGCTGTTGATGTTTCATCAAACTTTTCAGATAATTCGTCAAATAAATCTTGTGTTACTTGTTTCATGTCGTTAGACATAGCGCCACATTCATAATCAAAGTCAAAATTTTTTAATATTTTACGAATTTTTTCAAAATCACATTCTGATGCAGTATCATATTTCAATGAAGTAATAAATTTTGCAATCTCATTGCATTTTGTATACTGCATATCAACTAACTCGGCATCGTTCTCCATTTTTGTTGTAATATTATATATATATATTATTTTATCATAAATGTAAAAAAAATAATATATATAAAATGACAAAAAATCGCGGCGCTTATTTTTAATTTGAACACATAAAAGTTAAAATTTATTTTCAATTCATTTATATTTTACCATAGTTATTTTCAGAATCATATGCCATAGGTTGTTGCGCATCGTTTGAATTAAATTGTCTTTTATCCATTCTTGACATTAGCGGTAAAAAACTCTCAGACAGTTTTGATTGAACGGACGGAAGAGTTGTCCCATCTGCATTCGTGCTCGTGCTTACACCCGCATTTGCGCTTGCCGACAAAGACGACGATGACTGCGACGGGTCTGGTGTGCCTGTCAAATCATTTTTCAGCAACGTTGCCTTGCTTGAAACTGAATCTTCAATGTCCGCAGCTGTTGACGCAATGGAAGAACTATACAATGACGACGAACAAGACCGGTCTGTCGACGCTGTACTTTGAAGTTGTGAGTTAACAGGAAGTGATATTTTAGAGCCTAAATTAGAATCAATTGGAAAGTCATACTCGTCAAAGTTTGTATCACTTCTTCGGTACATGTCAAAAATCAAAGAACCAGCGTAAAACAATCCGCCAAATAATGTAACTACAACCAACACAGTTACAAGTTCTTGAGGCAACCAGCCAAGATGCAGTAACACGATCAAAAATATAATTATAAAACAAATAATAACAATAAATTTCATTATTTTAACGCGAGCTGCATATTGCTTATCATAATACGTGTTGATGCCAACCATTCTGTTTGATTCAACTGCGGTTTGAGTTCCTGCCTGCAAAGCAGCACGTTGTTCACTTAAAGCATTTTCTTTAAGCGTTACAACCGTCTTTTTGGTTTCTAAATTAGAATTCATTTGTTCATTTACTTTCAAATTATTGCTGGCATTATTCAACATGGTATCAAATAATTTTGACCGAATTGTTGCAATTTCTGTTATATCATTTATAATTGTTTTTTGTTGAGCAATATTATCCGGTGATGGATTCGATTTCAATAAAATATCTAAAGTAGTATACTTTTCAGTTTCTAATTTTTGTAAATTAGAAATTTGATTTATCAATGCATCGGCTGCATCGGCTGCATCGGCTGCATCGGTCATGACTGTCGGAACCGTTGGAGCTTTGATAGATGCAGCTGTTTGTTTGGGCGAATTGGGAGCAATTATACCACATGTTGCATAATCTTGATTTGGAACTTGCGTATTTGTATCATTTATACTAAAACATTGTTTTGCCCAAGCAGCGAAATCTATATTTTTATCATTGTGATAAGTTATTGCTTTTGCATTTTCTGGTATATTCGGTGATTTTGCACATTCTTCATATGAATTAAAATCACCCAAGTATTTATAATCATTTCCATTTGAGCCTGGACCACCTGTGATACGCCCAGCTACACAATTAGTATTATCTAGTTTTGTAAATGTAGTCATTTATTTGTTTGATATTTATTTAGTTGGTTAAAAACAATAATAATATATACATACATAAAAAATAAAGTATATATAAATATTTATTTACTAAAGCAATGGATTAAAATCGTTGAATGGAAATCTGGGGTTTGATACATTAAAATAAACCATAAGATATTGAATTATAAAATATACAAATACTATTACCATCAATACCCCAATTATTAGTATGGTTGACGATGATGAACTTTCTCCGCCTTCTCCGCCTTTATCTGTGTAAAATATACTGCTAAATATAACAACAATTAACACAATGGCAATCACAAACCATACAGTATAATATGCATACCTTGATTTGAATTGAATTCGCGTGTCTTCTTCTTGAGCAACAAATGACTCTTTCATTGAAGAAGAAGGTAGAGAAGGTAGAGAAGGTAGAGATAGAGATATTGAATTTGCATCTGCACTATTATCCAGCATTTGTTTTTGTGAATCAAGTTTTGATATTTTTGACCGAACTGCACTTATTTTTTGTTCGATGGCTTTTCTGTCTGCCGCTGTTGTTGATTGTTGTGATGAAACCGCCTTAATTAGTCCAGTTGCAGCATTCATCATGTCTTCGCGCGCAGAAGACAGCATCTTCTCAACCGTCGGAGAAAATACCAAAGCGCTTTTTGCTTTATTCGCATCTTGCAAATTTGAAAAAAAGTTAACACCAGAAGGGTCACCTAAATTACACATCCAAACGGGAATGCTGTTCATTTTCGCAAATGGACGAATATTATTATATGGAACGCCGGCGTCGTTCGCAGGTTCTTGCGTTGTAACAAGCACAAAATTATTTGCATTTTGGCTCCAGTAGTTCAGCGATATTCCATTGCCTTGACAATGCTCGTTTGCAAGTGTAATTTTCTGGGTTATTTCTTCTGGAGGTGGAGGCGTAATACATTCACCCACCCAATCATTCATTGCTTTTTCTTTGTAACCAGCTAGACCAAACCTCGTAATACAAACAGGTTGTCCGTTATAGATGGACATGTTGCAACATTTTTGTCCAAGCGGTGCCATGCAAGAGCTGCTATCATTCGGGTCTGCACCCCATCCTGGAACTGTTACGCCGGAAACCACGCACGGTAACAAGTTTGCAGTCGGAGATGTAGAATTTGGAAGGGCGGTTCGAATATCGCCATTTGAATTTGAAACGCCCATTGCAGCACAATCAGTTCCACCTAAAGATGCATCGCAATTAAAACAACTATTAATTGGCATAAGCGACTTTACTGGAACAACAAAATAATTTTGGCTTTTTAAAAGTTCCTTGTTGAATTCGGAAAGAGCGCTTGAATATGCAGCCATTTTGGAATCAAAAGCGTCATCCATTTTGTCTAGTTGTCCGGGTTCACCTGACGAAATCAAAGAAACGGCTTCGGGGGCAGAAGAAGCTGATGCTGATGCCGATACCGCTTCAGGCTGTTGTTGTCCATCATCAAACCCTTCAATATTCATTCCAACAATTTGGCTGTTCCCGGTATTTTGTGCTAAATAAGTATTCGTGCGATTCAACTTTTTTTCATCTTTTAAAAACGCGCGTCCCTGTCTCAAACTAACATTTTTCAAATCATATTTGTCATTGTCATTGTTACTGTTACTATCACCGGTGCCACCACTTGTTCCGTTTATATTATCAAAAAACATCTGGTATTATGTGTCTATATTAGTGGTATATATTATTATCAACTAATTTATAACATATGCGCAGAAAATCTTGTAATCAAAAAAACATTAAATGTATAAATAAATAATCAATTATATTAAATTAATTATTTATTTATGATAATAAATTTAATATTTTTTCATAAATAAATTCACACGCTCTGTAGTTTGGGTTTAAACATCAAATACAATATGGATGCAGACCCGACCAGATATGTTAAGATGCTAAAAAAGGTAACTTTATATAATTCATTATAATCGTCCAGCGATGCAGTTGCCGCCGACTTTGTGCTATCAAAATTATTACCCAATTCTAATATACTTAAATATTGTGTTTGAATCGGTACTATATCAGAATTTATTTTTGAAATCGTCCTTGAATTCGAAGCCATTTGAGACCGAACATGTTCCAGTAAATTATTTGCAGCATACCTATAATTAGATAATAGTTCTTCGTTTGGGTCTTTTTCGTTCGAATTGGAACTAGAAACAACATTTTCTATTTTTGTATTTGTCGGAGTTGTTGTTGGCATTGACAATGTTGAATTCTTGTGATAATTTACATAATTTATTTTATACTTGTCAATCATATTACTAAATAAAGAATTCACATGATCTATTTTATTTTGAGTATCTTCCATTAATAGTATAAAATATGTATATATAAAATTATTATATATACATCACACATATTATACAACGTAGAATATTAGAATCTTACTGCAATTCTGCTTTTGGTCCGCCACCACTGCCACCACCTCCACCACCTCCACCACCTCCACCACCTCCACCAAACATTGACGACATTCCCGGAATCTTTTCAAATAATTTCCCCATTGAACTTGATTCAAATTTATCTAAAAATGACTGCGCCGTTTTCAAAAGCGGTTCCATGCTTTTCATATTTTCCATCAATTTTTGCTGCTGGTCCATCAACGTGTTTGTTTGAGATGTGAGACCTCTAACGCCATCTTGCCCAACAATATTTTCTAAATTATCGTATGCCTTCTCCAGCGTTTTGGCATAGTCAACGCGATTATTTACGGGAAGGTCGTCTTCATCATTAATGCTTGCCGGGCTGAGCTCTGTCATGGCTTCAACTTTCAAAGAGGGTTTCAAAGGGTCGTTTGTGGAAGAAGCAGACGTTGTTACTTTTTTCAACGCCTTGCCTCCTAAACCAGCACCCATTACTCCGGAGGGTGCGGCGGACACCGGCTTTGCTGGTGCTGCTGCTGGTGCGGTGGCTGGTTTTGCTGCTGCTGCTGCTGCTGCTGCTGCTGCTGCCGGTGCGGCGGCTGGCTTTGCTCCTGCTGCCTGCGTGTCCGATTCGGCATCAGTTGAATCAGGGGTCGCTGCATCAAATCCTTCTTTCCCTCGTACAAGGTTTCTCGAAACCACAGTTATGAAATTCGTTAATATTAAAGTTGTAATTAACACAATCGTCATATTTTTACTAAAGTATGTTGATATGAACCCTATCGATAAAAATATCAACATGGCATAGCTATCTCTCAACACAATGTAACCAAAAAAATTAATAACTGCTAAAAATGCAACAATATATAATACATTTTTATCTTGCAACAGGGATTCAACCGCTTTTGGAAGTTTCATATGAACATTGACCATTTTATAAAGATGTCTATAAATATAGTATATATAATTAACGCAAGAAAATAATATATGTGTAAACAATTTACACACATCTCCAAATTATATATTATATTTTTCTAAAAACATTAATTATTTAATTAAATAAAATAATATTCAATGGAACATACAAACAACCGTTCAAAATACTGTTTGGCATATTGTGAAATTTTTAATTCAAAAATTCACGGAAAAGATGATTCTAGTTCAAAAAACATCGATTCACACTATTTAATCTTCATGACACTGCACAATGATGATTTTCATAACGATGCAGACTTTATCGAAATTTCAAATGATATTTGCATCATAAGAGAGAATTTAAAAAATCGTTATTTTAATTTTTTCATGTATTTTAATTATTCTCATCCAGTAATTAGAAACTACAGCGAAATCCTGATAAAAAAAAACTACATGTCTTTGGAAATTATAGAGTGCATTGAACTCGAAGGAGGAGAACATGTGGCGATTTATAAAACATTTTGGCTCCGCATAATTCAGCGTAAATGGAAACGTTACTGCGAGTCGAAAAAAAAGCGCATGGCTGCGTTACTACAACCTTATGGACTATTTATGAGAGAAATTGGAATTACTCTTAAAATCCCCCCCACCCCCCTTTAACCATTGCTCGTTTCCAACCTAAAATTGTATAATTCTCATCAATAACTGAACACCTATTATTATTTGTTTTCAACGTTAATATTCTTGAATATGAATCCGGCGGCGACCTTGTCCATGCATCATTCGACCAATTTTGTTCCCCAATATAAATTTTGTCTCCTTCTACTTTCAAAACCACAGCAATGTGACCGTACGGTGTGTCATAGTTGTTTCTTGCCCAAATAATTACATCATTGACTCTGGGCATATTATTGCTTCTTTGACAATTAAAATTGTTCTTGTATGTTTTAAATTTATACTTTTTACCATCTTGAATTGACTCGACTGTTTTTAGCGCAAACACATCTTCAGCACCATCTACTGAACTGAATGTGACACCGAGTTTAGTAATTAGATATCTTCTGGCGTACTCAACACACTGCCACTGCATTCCAGAAAATACGTTTTCATTTTTATAGCTTATAAAATTATTCAAATCCGATTTGAATGAATTATTACAGTTCGAATATGCCGGAACATTTTCCAAGTATCCAAGTTTCTTACCAAATTTGGTAACACATGCTGTTTTTTTTTTACTATTGTGAACTATTTTTTTTACTTTAGATAACCGACTCGTTTTATTTTTTCGTAAAGAATGTCGCATATTATGTTGTGTTATTTATATATGATGATAAAAGATTTTATATATAAATAAATATTATCTCGTAGTGTAAGTGTGTAAGTGTAGAATATCTATCACTTACTTTCTGGATTTCCTCGTCATCTTCCTGTGTTTTCTGATTTTCCTCGTCATATTTCTGTAACTCCTGGATTTTCTGTAACTTCTGTATTTTCTGGATTGTCTGCATTTTCTGCAACCGCCGCCTCTAGAAGCATTAAATGCTGCATGTTGGTCTTGAGGAAGTGTGTTTTGCAGGCGCTCTTTCAGCTGACTGCTAAAATTCGAGAGCACCTGATCAAGAGCTGTGATATTTTCAGACAGAGTTGCATCTTCAGCATCTATAAATCCGCGCATTTTATCAATATCGGCAGGAATGTCTCTCAAAATATTCTCGTACATTTGATTTACCCTTGATGCCGATTCCAACTGTGCTCCGAGTTCTTCGATTCTTTTATTTAATTCACCAATTTGGTCATTCAAAATACCAATTTGTCCTTCAGCAACTTCTTGGATTTTACTGTTTGCATTCATTTGAGATTTATCTGCTAAATCGCCCACTAAACGCTCACGTTCTCCCATTAATTTAGTTCTATCTTCAACTGCCGCATCCAGTTCGCGCTGTATTTCTCCGCGACCCGCAATGTACTGTTGAATAAATAAAAAGTAAGGATTCAGTTCATCCAACATCATTCGGATTTTTTCAGTGTATTCATTTATTTTAACCGAATTTCTTCGTGTTCTAGACGCAACTTGTGCCAAACCCATCAGTTTATTTCTTATTTGAACAACGGACGGACTTGCTTTCAAATATTCCGGCTTATCGATGGAAAGTTTTCTTCGTCGAAATGTTTGCGCGCGTGGCGAGTTGCGTCTCGGAGACGACTTTCGACGAGGCGGAGAATTACGTCTTCTCGGCGACTTTCTGGGCGATTTTTTTTTCATACCCAACATTTTTCTCATTAGTGGAGTCGGCGATGAACCCATTGACGAGTCACTACTATCCATCATGTTGAATCTAGGCGACCCTTGCGGCTCATAATCCGAGTCAGTTTGATTCATAGACTCATCTGCCGCCGCAATTGGAGAAAATGAATACCCAGAAGGCTCTTGTGGTTCTGGAAAATTAAAAGACCGTTGTTGCTGTTGTTGTTGCTCTTCGGGCGTAACCATAACCATCGACTCGGAACGATTCGGTTCAGCGGCGGCAGGAGCAGCAGCAGCAGCAGCAACAGGCGAAATCCCCAAATCTCGTAGTTCTCTTCGTCCAATAGCATTTTTTCGTTTTGTTGTTTTTGGTGGCATTTTTTTTAAATAATATATAATAACATAATATTTTATATTTAAAAAAATCTCTTTTACAAATAACGCATGTTATATTAAAGTTTGTCAGTTTGTTTCACATCTTTTGTTATTTCGCCTAATGTTTGTAAAATTTGTTCCTGTTCTCTCTTAATTTTGAATAAATTACTATCCGTTTTATTCGTTTCGCCATCAATTTTATCAATATATTTTGAAAGTTCTTTATATTTTGCTTGACGTTTACTTCCTTTCATTTGCAATACATTTTTGAGATTTCGTATTTCTTTGAAAATCATTTTTTGGTCCTTTTTTATTGCAGCCACAATCGGCGCTTTCCTTTTCATTTTAACCGATTTCCCATAACTGCTTGAAGATTCATCGTGCTCTTTGCTTGAACCCTCTTCATCCTGTTCATCGCGGTCATCTAGGTCATCCTCATGAGCACCTGCATCATCGTAATGATAATGATTGTGGTTATGATAATGACGATCACCAGTTTTACACTTTGATTTTGATGCTTCTAAATCTTTCAAATATTTCAATAGTCTCTCTAAAGCCCCAATCTGCATTGTTATTTTAGTTTTAAACTCTTCATAATAATCATCATACTTTCTTACAATGTCATCTAAATACGGATTTGATTGTAACTGTTTTCTTACAACTAACCTGTTTTTCAAAATATTATTTCTATTTTCGTGATGTTTGTATTTACAAATGTGCATCCGCGCATCTCTCTTGAACAATTCAACTGCATCTGATTCCGAATCGTGTTCATTCGCATTTTCGTTGGATTCAATACCCGGTTTTAAAATCAAAATACTCTTCTGAAAATTCATAATAATTGTTTGTTATAGTATTTTATTTATATTTATACTTTAAAAATATTAATAAAAAATAATGCATTGAATATTTTTTTTAAATTTCAACTAACTTCAGTAATTGACCAAAAATCACTAGTATATCGCTTAAACTTTTTATCATCATTAGGGTCTACATTAGGGTCTATATAGTTACCTTCAATAATTTCATAAGGCATATAAAAATACCCATTCTCCCCCCAGTACTTTCCCCAACTATTTCTCACAATAAACACTTTTTCTTTATCTTTAAAACCAACTAAAACAACAGCGTGACCTCCCATGATTTTTTCACCATATACAGGAATAGGCATAGTAGTAAAAACTGCAGGAATTTGGTCTTTATAAGGAAGTTTATACATAAAACTTTGAAATACTTTAAAACCAAATGCAATAGGAAATCCTTTTCTAAGATTAATTTTTAAATTCTCTACTGAAGGATATAAAGCTATAAACGGATCGGTTTGACTTATTATTTTGTGGAATTTTGCATTGTTAATAGCATTTAAATCAGGCTCTATTTGATATGTGTCGTCGTCGTCATAATAACGCCAATCATCTTCTGAACACACACCTTTTGTATAAAGAACGTTATTAATACCATCAGATAATTTAGCTCCTGTATGTTTGTTGTTATTACTAATTGAACCTTCAATTGCCCTTTCATAATAATATATAAAAAGTCTTGACGGAATAGATGTTTTGCCTGGTCCAAATGATATTACCTCATTCAACATATCAAATTGGTAACAAAATGCAAGTGCATTTGCAGTGCAACTTCCCAATCCTCCTTGATCATATGCTTCAGGGAATTTCACATTTTTTCCCTGTTTATCTGTAAACTGTCTCTTCCTTAAATCTACATCATCATCAATACCTACGCCTAGCGCTAATTCATCATCATCATCATGACTATGTTTTACCGTGAGTGGATCTTCATATACACCTTCTGCCTCATGATTCCATCCTAATCCAAATTCAAAGGGAATAGTAACCGTTGGGGCAACTGGTGGTAACGAGGACGAGACCACAATTTGCGGTCTTTGTTTCCATCTTATTAAAATTCTTGATTTTCTTCCTTTCATAGCGTGAATGGGATTGGCTGGCGGTTTCCATTTCATTTTTTTATGATGTATACATATATAACACATATTTATTTTTACCAAAAAAATAAATGAATCAAAAATATACAGAAAATATGATATAAAATCATTTTAATATTATTACATATTATACATATTATACATTATATTATTCAACATTCTATGAGCAGTGTAACATTTACAGACACATTCGGTAATAGCACACAAGTCAAACTAGAAGAATGCATACCTCTTGAACTGAAACTGAATCTTACGCGTTTTGGTGAAAAATACAGAGAATTGGGTAATTTTCTATACAAGTATAAAACACAATATGGATATAGTGGTCAGTTACCATCAACTAAAATGGTCAGCGCGGATGAATTGGCATTCATAGGTGAGTTACATAAAATGAACTATGACGAATTACTAAAAACTCACTCGGAAAATTGGAATAAAGATTATTACTACAAATAATTAAACTTTGAAAAATATCTCTTTTCGCCTTATGATAAATGATAAGAATGTAATTAAATCTTGCAATTATTAAAGAATCTTACGTATAAATTATTTATAAAGAATATATAAAAATCTTTTCATATTAATATTTACAATTAAAAGTTCAGATATTTTAGGAATGTCAAAAAAACCAACCCCCAGTTCTACAATTTTAGACCCACTCTTAACCGAAGACGATAGTCGCTACGTAATGTTTCCACTAAAAGACCACGACATATGGCGAATGTATAAAAAACAAGTGGATTGTTTTTGGAGAGCCGAAGAAATAGACCTTTCAAAAGACAGCGTTCATTGGCAAACCCTCGAAGATGATGAAAAATATTTTATATCAATGATTCTCGCATTTTTTGCCGCTAGCGATGGAATTGTTCTGGAAAATTTGGCAGTTCGATTTATGGGGGACGTTCAGCTCGCTGAAGCTCGCGCTTTTTACGGATTTCAAATAGCGATGGAAAATATACACTCGGAATGTTACAGTCTGTTAATTGACACGTACATTAAAGATTCCGAAGAAAAAATGAGGCTGTTTAATGCAATAGACAATTTTCCGTGCATTAAAAAAAAAAGTGACTGGGCGAAAAAATGGATTCATGATAAACGCAGCTCGTTTCAAACCAGGTTGATTGCGTTTGCGTGCGTTGAAGGCATCTTTTTTTCAGGCGCATTTTGTTCTATTTATTGGATGAAAAAACGCGGCTTGATGCCCGGTCTCACGTTCAGCAACGAACTCATTTCGCGCGATGAAGCGCTTCATACCGAATTCGCGGTGCTGCTTTATAATAAAATGATGAAACAACTTCCCAAAACGCGGGTGCAAGAAATTATTAAAGAAGCGGTTGAGATTGAAACTGAATTTATTTGCGAAGCGCTGCCGTGTCGCCTCATTGGAATGAATTCCAAGCTGATGATTCAATACATTGAATTTGTTGCCGACCGCTTGCTTTTGCAGTTGAACTGTGACAAGGTGTACAATTCTTCCAATCCGTTTGATTTTATGGAGTTGATAAGCATCGAAGGAAAAACCAACTTTTTTGAGAAACGAGTGAGTGAATACGCGCTTGCGGAAAAAACGAAAACGGACGACATTTTTGATTTTTCCACACTGTTTTGAGGGAAACCCGGTTTTCCCTCATACTCCCTCCTTACAAACTTGTGATGATAGAAAAATAGGATACGAAGAACCTAAAATAATTTTCTTCCGTTTACACGTCTAACTGTCCTTACAATTCCACCAGTTTTCTGTTGTTGCTGTTGTTGTTGCTGCTGTTGCTGTTGTTGCTGTTGTTGTTGCTGTTGCTGCTGCTGCTGCTGCTGTTGTTGTTGCTGTTGTAGTCGCATTTGCTGTTGCTGTTGCTGTTGTAGTCGCATTTGCTGTTGCTGTTGCTGTTGCTGTTGCTGTTGTAGTCGCATTTGCTGCTGCTGTTGCTGTTGTAGTCGCATTTGCTGCTGCTGCTGCTGCTGTCTCTGTCGCATTTTTTGTTCTTCTGCTGCCAAAAGCAATTGTTGCTGATGTTGAGCGCGCTGTTTTTCATCTTGTGCTGCCGCCGCGATGCCCTTTGATTTAAATTTGATTCGTTTCTCATCGTGAATATTTTGCTCCTCATAAGTATTTGAAGCGTGACTGTAAGCGGTGTCAAAGCTAGTCACATCAACAAATTTTTTATCACCATCTTGATTGTTAAATTCATATTTCAAATTCTTTATCGTATTCAACCCATCATTCGTTGTTTTATAAAATACCATTTCTGCTTCTGAACGCGATATGGTTCTCATGATTCCCTCCACCATTTGTAAAATTTGGGGACTTTGCAAAGGAAAAAAGTTTCGCCTGTCGATTTTTAGTCCGGACTGAATGACTCGATGCTGCATATAGTTGTCTTCGCCGCCCCACGCCCAGAAATTTGGAAACCCGTTTGTCCGTTCAAAGTCCGACCCCTTTATTGAAAAAATACCTCCCAGTGCAAATTGAACTCCGTAGAAATGTTTCACAACGCCTACACGAGTTTCATATTGAAGAACGCCTTTATCACACGGCACTGTGTCCACGTCGTTGAATACAAATGTGATATTTTGATAACCATCGGGATACTTATTTTTTATTGCTAAAAATCCAATATTCTTCATTCCTCCACGATTAAACGGGCGACCATCTTTTTGGTGAACAAAATGTACAATGTAATCTTTTGGATCATAATCTGATAAAACATGTTTCATATATACTGAAAAAAATGTTAAATGTTCTTTGCGGTCTCTGTATGGAACAATGAATGCCAATTTTGGAACAACAAGTACTTCTTTTTCTTCTAAACTTGAACCGGATTCATCGTCGTTCATTTTCGTTATATCATTTATATCGCTCATTGTAATGTATATATTATTGTATGAATATATACATTATAACCAAATCAAACTAATTCGAGGGGGGGACATACATCCCCCCTCTGACCCCCATTATAGAGGGGAGGGGGGCGCACGTTTTTTTCCATTACAGAGGAAGGGGTTAAAGGGGGGGCGTATGCCCCCCCCTTGTATTTTTCTAATATTATTTTCGGAATAAGACTATCTGTCAACTGTTCCAGTTTTTTATAGCATTTATTTATAGTTACTTCACTAATTTCTGTTATTCGATTCACATCTTTCTTAGACACGTTCAAATTACATGTTTGAGAAACAAAGTATATTATTCCTGCAGCAATGGAATGCGGCGTATTTTCTGGTATTAAATTATTTTTATCAATTCGAGTCGCAACAAATTGACACACCTTTGTCAGTTCGCTATTTATATTTAGCCGACTGCAATACCTCTCAATAAATGCTTCCGGTTTGGTTTTACTAAAACTCGTCTTGTCTGAATTTGCCATTTCGTGTTCTATTTCATTTATAATTGTAATCGCATTTTTGCATCCTTTTGTCGCACTAGTATTATCCAAATTAAAAATAGTTGCAATCTCTTTTATTGTTCTTGGACAACCATGTTTTCTACAGGCAATGTACGTAGACGCTAAAATAATTCCATCACGGTTAAGACCTCTGTATGTTTTAAACTCGGAAATCTTTTTGTGGTACCTTAGCGCCTCGTCCACAATCATTTTTGGAAGTCCACCATTGTGCGCAATTATTGTAATACACTGAAATTCGTCGTATTGCGATTTTTCTCGATACGGCATCGATTGCCACTCCGTGTACCTCCTGAATTTTCTCATTTCATAGCTGGTTGCGCCGTCACATAAAACTTTGCACCCATATGATGATTCAACCAACAGCGGATTTACCGGCATTCCGCAGCGAGTTGGGTCACTTGACTGATTGTCATCTGCACCATAGTAGCGCCATTCTGCGCCATGATCCAATACATCCTTGTAGACAATTCCGCATTTTTGATTTGTGCATGTTAAAAACCCGTCATCTGTTAAACACACAATCGAAGAACATGAATCACAATTCTCTCTCTGACCGCTGCTTCTGTAGACACACTCCAGCGCTGCTGCCGTTGCTCCTCCTCCTGACGATGTTTGTTTATGATGCTTATTTGAATCACACTCTTCATTAATAAAACTAGAATCAATTTGCTTCCACAAATCTTGTTTATATTTACTATTAGATTTAGAATTATGTCTGTTTTTTTTAGTTGTTTTATGGTTCAAGGGGTCGCTCCCCAATCCCGACAATCCCGACAATCCCGACAATCCCGACAATCCCAATGTAGTAGACGGAATTTCAGGAATGAAACTTACATTTCCCTTGACCGAACTTAATAACGTCGACATTAATAAATGTTGATGGTTATGAATGCTATAGATAATATTGACTTATGTTTAATTCAATTTTTATTATAATTAATAAACCTTTTTAAAAAATAAAAAAATAAAAAATAATAATATAATAAATAATAAAATATAATTATGAGGTTTAATTACATAATTATATTTTAATCATAACATATATTATATATAAAAATCATGGGCGCAGCTTTAACTACACAAAATGCCAAATCAAATTTAGAATTAAGAAAAAGAATTGATTACATTGTTAAGAATCTTATTTTTGACTCTGATTTCACAGACATGACAAAACTTGGAAATGAAAAATACTGCAACAGGTTGGTGAAAAAAGTTTCAGATATATTTAACAAAAATAAAGACTCAATTGACATTGTATTGCTGAGAAAAAAATTATATGAAATGAAAAAAAATAACCCCCCTGAATTAGAATTAAATGAAAATGAAAATAAATTCAAGTTTGAAACAACTGAAAATGTCAAGAGGAATGATGTACAAAAAGATAGACAAAAAGAATCATCTCGAGATATCAAACAAGAACAAGAAAAAGAAGAAGAAGAACAACAAGAACAAGAACAAATAAAAGGAGGAGAAAATAGGTCGACAACCGCAACAACAAGAAAACGCATGCCGTCGCCAACAACTCGTAGTCGTAGCCCTACAACAAAAAAACGCATGCCGTCGACAACTACTGTGCACAACATTAAAAAAAAATGTAATGAAATTGCAAAATTTTATGTTTTATTTGCACATTTATTTTCCTCTATTGTTAGCACGATCAATCCATCGTTTGAAATCGACGCATCTTCTGATAAAAAAAATACCGGTTCAGGTACACTTGATTTTTGTTCGTCTAGGTTGAATTCATTAATAAACGGTGAGTTGATAGAAAATAATGACGGCGACGTTACAATTAGACCCAGCGTTTGTAAAACGAATCTTTCTGAATCAGGAACTGCATTGCGACTAGTAGACTTGCCTGGAATAAAGGCTCTTTTAAAATTATTCAAGAATGGTGGTGACGATTCTCTAGAAGATGTAAAATATCTTTATAAAGCATTTACAGGGAAAGATGCGCCGAGTGATATAAATATAGAACACATTCCTCTTCATGTCTTCAGTAAAAATGTTGAATGCAGCGGTAGCAGCTCGAGAAGTGAATCTCGGGGGGGTGCGAATGAACCTTATGCGTTTGACGATAACGATTACCGTCGTTACCGTGACCGCGAAGAGCGTGAAATTCGTAATCTAAATGTCGACGTTCGAAGTGGAGTTTACTTATCCGGAGTTAAAGGCAATCCAACCAAAGAAAAATTATTTTCCGACTACATAAAGAACATAAAAATAATGATTCAAAAATCTGAAAATAATCGCTCATTATTACTTGAAATACTTTCCGAAATGTTTACGTATACGTATGACAGTGATGATGAAATTTCCGGAGTCATTATTAATCCATCTTTAACATTTAAAGAGCTTGAATCCCTTGTGAAAAGAACGCGGAAAATTATTATCAAATTATACACTGAGTGCGAAGAAGACTATAATACAGGACTAGATATATTTTTTGCATTGATTCAAGAAAAAATTCTTTCAAAACTATTGTTGCAAGACGATGCATTGTTGCAAGATTTTGCACTTCGACGAAGACTGAATGAATATATGATTCCAAACAATTTAGAAAGGTCGGTTGCATTTCAACAAAATCCCTTTCAACAAAACCCTTACCAGCCTGTGAATAAAAATCAATTTATTCCTCCGCATTTTAAACAAGACGTGTATAAAGAGTTTAAAAAATTATTAGACGAGAACTATAATAACATGACATCGGCTAAAATGTTTTCAGACCTAAAATCTGAATTGGATGACTGGATAGAAGAAGAAAAGAACAGAGTAAGTGGTCCAAATATGTTAGAACCATCAATAGTTGCAAAAGAATTTTTTGACAGTCAGATTGGTCCAGATTTGGATCAAGAATATGAAGAAGATGAAGAAAATAGTGCCGCTGCTGCTGCCCCCCCCCCTCCTGCTCTTGTTAGTGGTGCTCCTTCGTCATCTGCTGCTGCTATTGGTGTTCCTCCTCTTGTTAGTGGTGCTCCACCGCTTATTGTTTCCCCTCCTCCTGCTTCCCCTCCTCCTGCTTCCTCTTCCTCTCCTCCTGCTGTCCTTCCTGGTTCTCCTCTTCGTCTTCGTCGTCCTCATGTTCCTGGTTCTCCTAGTTCTCCTCTTCGTCCTCGTTCTTCTTTACTTTCACCTTAAATACAGATTAAAACTAGTATTTTAAATATTTTTCTATAATATTATGAGTATATTAATAGAAAAATATGAAAACCAAAATGGAATATATGTTCTACGAGATGATTTATTACCAGGTGGTACAAAATCAATATTACTTGATTCTATTATAAATGGGGGGAAAACTCTCTCTGACCCTCAGTTAAAAGGAAATCGAGTTTCCGCACATGATGATGTAAATGAAATTGTATACGCATCTCCGTGTTACGGCGGATTTCAAATTGCGCTTTCTATATTTTGTAAAAATAATAATAAAAAGGCAACCATTTTTTGCGCAAAACGAAAAATACGACACCCAAATACTGAAACATGTATACAAAATGGCGCAACAGTCGTGGAAGTTCCATATGGATATTTAAGCGTTGTTGAAAAGCATACCCGCGAATACGTGAGGGCAAGGGAACCAGGAGTTACTCTAAAAATAGCATTTGGAGCAAATTCACCAGAAAGTATAAACATAATTGCATCACGAGCAAAGCGCGTTATCGAAACATTTTATATGACTTATGGCACACCGCCCGATGAAATATGGTGCGCAGTTGGCTCAGGAACTTTAATAAGCGGAATTATTCAGGCTTATAATGAAATTCAAGGAGAACCATTACACCCTTGTAGCAAGGGGTCAAAGGGGAGTCCCCTGAAAATATACGGAGTTCAAGTTGGTAAAGAGTTCAAGTTGAATTGTGCTCGATTCCCAAATGTAACCATGATAGTATATCCAAAACCATTTGAATATGCATCCAAACTGAAAGTCAATTTCCCATCCATGCCAAATTATGACCTAAAAGCTTTTGAAACATGTTTAGAATATAATAAAAATAAAAGTATTGATGAAAATAAAAAAGTATTATTTTGGAATGTATTATAATTTTATAATTTAGGAAATTCATTTATATTTATAATTTAATTAATATATATTTAAGTAAAATGGCTTAAATAATTATCTTATGTTAATATATGGAAATAACACTTCCATCATTCGTAGATTCTCCAGAATGGCGCATAGCGCAGTGGAAATCGTACTGCTCTACAAACACGAGTTACAGGTTCTAATCCTGACTGGCACTAGAGCAATTTTCAGTTCAAATAAACCGGCATGGCGCAGAGGAAGCGCGCGGGGCTCATAACTCCGAGGTCACTCGATCGAAACGAGTTGCCGGTATGATTACAATTCAGTTGCTTTGCAGAAGCAGCACCCGTCTACACATGGACACTTTAAACCGGCATGGCGCAGAGGCAGCGCGCGGGGCTCATAACTCCGAGGTCACAGGATCGAAACCTGTTGCCGGTATTTTTGTATGTAAGCCCCTTTAGCTCAGTTGGATTAGAGCATCAGCCTTCTAAGCTGGGGGTCGCCAGTTCAAGTCTGGCAAGGGGTGCTGGGTCTCCATAGCTCAGCTGGTAGAGCAAACGGCTGTTAACCGTTAGGTCATAGGTTCAAACCCTATTGGGGACGTTTGATAATAAACAAATAAATATTTGATTTTTCATTAAGAATCAAATATTAAATTATACATTCAAGCAACAATGACTTCTTTTGATATTGTTTTTATTATTCGTTTCTCACCTGAATCCGGTATCGGCGTGCACACATGATTCATTGTTAAAATAAATTCATCGCGTTTATTTTCATTCGTTTTTATTTCCGGGTCAGAATCTTTGAGATCTTTCAACGTTTTCACCTGTTTTCTTGAAATCTCACCAATCGAATTTTTCAATTTTTCATTCCCCTCATCCTTTTTCCAATTATCCTCCTCTTTTATATACATTACATCTCTTTTTACATCCGTGCAATGAATGGGACGTTTGAATACGTCTAATTCTTTTAGTCCGCGCAAAAATATAGAGCCAACGCTGTCTTCCAAGCTCTTATCTCTGGTGACATTCAAATCATCAAATGTAATATTAAGCGACTTGACGAAATCACACATATTTATCGCATCTTTACACTGCTCATTCAAAAAGAAATTCAAATTAAATTTCTGTTTTATATTATTTGTCGTATTTGTTATAATGTTTCCAATGCACATTTTTGGCAACATTTCTAGAAACTGCTGTTGTTGTTGCTGTTGTTGTTGCTGTTGTTGTTGCTGTTGTTGTTGCTGCTGTAATATTATTTGCGTTTGTTGTTGATTTTGTTCAATAATAATTTTTTTCATCTCTTCGTTATCCTTCAATATTTTCATTATCAATTGATTGCTAAACTTTATTTGTTCATTATTGTTATCATTATTGGTTTTAATGCCACATATTATTTTATGTTTATATAAACCTTCTCTATACGAATAACATTTATTACAACTGTCGCATGTATATTTTAATTTTATTTTATCATTATTATGTTTTTTTGTTACCAAGTGTCTATCATAGTCAATTTTTCGCATACATGAAAAACTACATTTTTCACAAATATAAATCATTATTGAATTGTTGTTTTTTATTTGTTAAACAATAGTGAGATTATATTTCTATTATTGTTTACTATAATAATAAAATATTATTGAATTATCATTTTATCCTCGAAAAACAACTTTTTAGTTTTTCAACTTGTGTAAATATGCGTTTTTGGACGATGTTGAGACAAATATTTGTGTTATCATTTTTTTTGTATCATTTTACACCATTTTGTATCCTTGCCTTACCATACACCCGCTATTTTATTTTGTACTTTACACCCCATACCCGCATTGATTATGCTCTGAGTGTAAAATTTGTATCCTCGTGTATCATTTTCCCGCAGAAAAAGCACCTTTTGATGCTCGATGTTGTTATTGAATAAGGTGTGGGTGTAAAATCTGTATCCATTTTATTTTAGCAGCATACACAATTTTAAAAAATCCCAAAAAATCCCAAAAAATCCCAAAAAATACGACTTTTTCAAAAAAATGCTTATGCTCTCAGATAAATTCTTGAACATTATTATGTCATCTTAATTCATAAGGTTTGAATTTTTAATGATGGAAAATAAAAAACTAAAAAAACACGATTTTTTTTTGTAAAGATTCTTTTTTAATTTCTGAAAATGGACAAAAATAAATGTCCATTTTGGATTTTAAAAAAAAAGTTTATAAAAAAGATATTTTTTTCCATTTTCTCCATTTCACCGAAATAAAAGCATACAAATTTATAAATATTTATGAATATTACTATTTCATCCTCGAAAAACGACTTTTTAGTTTTTCAATCTGCCAGATTTCCACTTTTGGACGATGAGAAAATGTTAATAGTGGTTTATTATATTTTATACAAAATATAACAAAATAATGATTTTTTACAAATTATTAAATAATAATCTTTTTAGTTCCGGATGAATCTGCCGAAGAAGAAGACCCATCTTCATTCTCTTTGACTTCATCATTTTTTTGAACCATAAGAATAGACGGAGTTGATTCATCGTCATCATGAGTAGAAGAATCTTTTCCTGTGTTTTCGTCTTCATTGACAGGATTGGCATCCGCCGGTGTAACATCTTCGCGCATTTTGATAAGATTTTTCTGTGGATTGTGGTAATAATCGTGTCCTCCAACGGTGACCGTGTACCATCCGTTCGGCGGGCGATATTCATAGTCTTTACCGGGATTTGGCTCATACCACATTGTGTCTTTGGTTTTTTCATTGTAATAGTATTCTTTTTTTGATTCTGGCTCAATCATTTTAATCCATTCTTTGCCCATATTTTCAGTTGAAGTCACTTCCAAGTTGGTATCATGACTTGAATTTTTACTTGAATTTGGATTGCAATTCATAACAATGTTTTGAGTCATCGGTTGTGGTTGTTGTTGTTGTTGTCGACCTCCACTTTGTTCGTTTTCTTGATCATTTTGTGAATCCATAGTTGCATCTTCTTCATTGCCACTACCACCTTGTTGCAACGATGCATTATATGAATCCATCGTCGAGTCACTCGGAATAAGTAATTGAACGCCATCATCGTCGTAATCGCTGTTGTGTTTGCCACCACCCTTCATTAAAGAAGTGTCAATCGAAGTAAAAGTCTTCTCTCCAGACAACAACTTGTAATTATTTGAAAACGACATGCTTTCAATCTGGTTAATATTATCTTCGGTAATAATTCGCATAACGCAATTCATTGTTTGCAGCTCCTGAATGAGCAGCTTGAACGAATAAGGAATTTGCACGATGCTAAACGAGCGCCCAAACCGCGTAATATTTACCAGTTTAGGATTATCGGTTAGAGCGTCATTGAATTCAATGGGTCCGTCAGCCATCGGGCTCATAAACACGTCATTATCAGGATTGTATATTGCCGTCATTCCGGTTTTATTGCAAATTGCCATATAATAAATATCGCCTCGTATCAACATGGATTCCTGCAAAAAGTGCGCAGCTCCGTGCCCGATAATCCCGTCACGTTCCATTTCTCCGATGCGCAAACCGCCGTCATTTGCTCGCCCTTGCACCGGTTGCCTGGTTAAATTGGTATTAGGACCCCGTGCTCTAAAATTGATTTTATCTTTCACCATGTGTTTCAGTCGCATGTAGTACGTGGGACCAATAAAAATTTCGCTTTCAATTTGTTCACCAGTGGTTCCGTTGTAAAGAATTTGGGTTCCATTTGAACTGTAATTTTCTTTTAGCAGCATGTTTCCAAAAGTTTCGTGTTTGTTTCCCAAATTGACGAATGCGGTGCAGTCACCGAATGCGCCATAAATCACGCACGCTTTTGCCATGATGGTTTCGACGAATTGCCCAATGGTCATGCGGGACGGGAATGCGTGCGGGTTTATGATCAAATCGGGGCGTATGCCGTCAGACGTGAATGGCATATCTTGTTCGGGAATAATGAGTCCGACGGTTCCTTTTTGACCGCACCGGGACGCGAATTTGTCTCCGATGTTGGGTGCGCGGTCTTCGCGAATGCGGACTTTAGCGATGCGCGATGGAATGTCGGGGTTACTTCCTTCAGTAATATAGGTTTTATCCACGTAGCCAATCTGTCCCTTTTTAGGACGAATGGACGCGTCGACAACTTTTCCTTCAGAATTTTTAGACTCACTCACGATCTGACCGATGAGGACGCTTTTTTCAGATACGGGCGTATTTTCAATGATGAGCCCGTTTGAATCCAAGTTGCTGTAATCGTAGCCTTCTCCGCGCCCAGCGTTTGTGATTGCATTTTTCTGCTGATAATCGTTCATATTCAAAACGCGGGTATCGATTCTGTCGCCGGATGATTGTTTGCTTTCTTCGCGGGTTTCATACATGTTGTAATAACTCGTTCGAAAAAGTCCGCGTTTTATGGAACCCTCGTTGAATAAGATTGAATCTTCCACGTTGTATCCGTTGTAAGACATGATTGCAACCATTGCATTTTGACCGTACGGGTTCTGCTCGTCGTTGAAGTATTTCAAGTAGCGCGTTTTCACCAGCGGAATTTGTCCGTTGTTCAAGACGACGCCCATTTTATCAAACCGCTGGAGAAACGACGTGTTGTACATGGAAACGGCTTGTTTAGACTGGCTGCACGAAAACACGTTGCGCGGCAGCTGATTATTTTCGGGGAAGGAAATCAAATTTCCCATGACTCCAAACATGAGCGACGGGTGAATGTCGGAATGCGTAAATTGCGCGGAACCCGGTTTAACTTTATCGTCGGGGCGAAATGCAAATAACGCGTTATTTTCTTCCGATGCGTCAATGTACTCAACAACAGCCGCGCGATTCATCATTTTTTCAAATGTTATGCTTTCGGGCACGTCATCGTAGAGTTTAACAATATTTGTCATGTCGGTGGTTGTAAAAAACGAGTTGTGATTTATTTTTTTTATTCCGAATCCGCCGACAATGTGATTCCAGGAGAATTTACGAGTTGTCAATAATTTGAGAATTGATTTGGATTGAAAAGCGAACATTTTTTTTGCGGGATCATAATAGTACGCGGGTCTGCAGGGTCGTCCGCCATCTGTAAAAATATTAATTTCGCGCATTTGAATATCCCACGAGCAGCTAATGTATATTGGAATCATGGATAATCGCCTGCACGTCTTGATTTTATGCACGACGTCTTCGGGTTCGGAGACGACGCCGACCCAGCTCCCGTTTACGAATACTTTTGTTTGATAGTACAAAAAGTCTTTCGGATACTTTTCCAACGATAAAAGATTTATTCCAGGTTCATTGATAAGCCACCTTATCATGTCGCTTCCCTTGCACCCGTTTGTAACATGGGTTGAGATGGCAAAATGTTTTTGCAGCCCGCTGTCCGGAACGTCGACCGGGTCCATGAGGCACCACTGGGAGCCGTGTAGGAGTCTCGGTTTAATAACTTTTGCAGAATCATCCAGCGGCAGGTTTACTTTTCTGAGGTGTGAGATTGCCGAATTATAAGAAAGACGGTTCAAATCTTGAACAATGCCGGCTTCTTTTGTGAATTCGCTTCCGCCCCAGTTTCCCTTGAATGCGCGCCGCAGACCGTCTTCAACAATGCGGTCTTTAAATATGTCGTCGTATTCCTTTACAATATCGATAAAATTCTCTTGATACACGGCATAATTATAGTTGTATTTGAAATCGAGCAGCGTTCGAATGCGTTTTATTTGTTGCGCATAGTATTCGTTGAATAAGCTGTGAAGCATTTTTCCGGGTATTTTAATGCGCTTGTATTTGAAACTGTCTCTGTCAATTGGAATATCGATTTTTGCTTTCAAGCGCACCAGTTTATTCACCATGTATCCGAGAAAGAATGCTTTGGATTGGAAATTGAGTTCACCGATTTGCGGCAGAAAGAAATTCATTAAAATATTTTGCGCCTGAACCACGCTTTTCCCTTTGATAAACACCCCAATGTATTCGATTGCAGCTCGCTGTGTAAAAATTTTATTTGCGTCATGCACGCTGGGGCGAAAAAATTCAATCAAGTCTCGATTTTCCGCCATATTTAACAAGCACGTTTCGATAATGTCATAGTCGGATATTATGCCTAGTGCGCGCATTAAAATGAAAAGTGGAATTGGTTTTTTAACGTTGGGTATTTCAACAACAATTTGATTATTTGTGTATCGCGGCGTGGGAGCGACCATGTAGACTCGCAATTTGCGTTCAGGTTTAGACGTGTCTTCCGAAACCGTCCGAATTTCAATCGAGTGGCTGTATTTATCGTCTTCGCTTCGAACGCGAGTGTACAACATGTTGTCTGCGAACATTTCTTGGCTGACAATGAGTTTTTCTTTTCCGTCGATGATGAAATATCCGCCATGATCGCTCTTGTCTTCGCCCATGTTGTAGATTACGTCTTTTGGAAGACCGCTCAGCATGCACAAATTAGAGTGGACCATAATTGGAAATTTCCCCAAGAGTATTTGCGGGAGTGTGACTGTCTTTGTAAATTTTTTAGTGGAGGCAGAAACAGCTACAGATTCAGTTAGAGGTTGCTCTTCTTGTTCAAATTCGACGTCCACATCATAGTGAATGGTTACGCCGTATGTCATATTTCTAAGACGCGCCTCATTCGGATACATGTAATGAACTCTTGAAGTTGTCCCTGTTTCGTCATATATTACTGGTTTCCCGTAGTAAATTTTATCACCTGTTTTTCCTCCCAGATAAAATCGCGAAATATGTTTATACACATCTGTTTGTGGATCTTTTTCTTTTTGAAATACAATTGGATTGTGTTCTTTAAATATTTGACTTATTCCGTTTGAAATAAATTCATTGTATGAATCCAGTTGGTGTGCTACTAAAATATTGGGATTGTCACTGAAAAGTTTATCGATAATATTCCACGGAATTGTTTCATTTAATAGTTGGCTCATTTTATCATCGTCAGATGCGGATGCCGATGCGGGTGATTTTTCACCTTGTTCGCCCACATCTAAACCTAGTTTTTTATCTCCAGATTTTTTTTCTTTCTTTTTTTTGGGTTTTGCTTCTTCTTCTTTTTCTTTTTTTGCTTCTTCTTCTGATTCTTCTGCTCCTTTTGCCTTTGGTCCTTTTGCCTTTGGTCCTTTTGCCTTTGCTCCTCCGTCCATATTTTCTCCTCCGTCCATATTTTCTCCTCCATCCATATTTTCTCCTCCATCCATATTTTCTCCTCCATCCATATTTTCTTCTCCATGATCTTCATTAGTAGTAGAAGAAACCAATTCTTTTATTACAACCTTTTTCTTTTCTTCTTGGTCTGGCATTGAACTGTAGTTGTTGTAATTGTATATATTATTATTATTATTTTATTATTATTTTATTATTAATATCTTATAAATCTTATAAATCTTATAAAATAATTTTTATAATAAAGTTTGAAAGTTTTTAATATTGGCAGAAATAAACGGATTATATTTGGCAGATTCGAGAGATTTCAGGGTCGTAGACCGAACTCTAAACTTAGAATAATTGCAACCATTGAAAACCAACTGAATGCATAATTATAAGATGCGCCTTTGATTTTCCCGTAGTTACGAATCATAAATGGAAGCATAATTAAGAAGAGAAACCAGGATAAAATCCAGCCAGTAAATGCATACGCTGAATATTTTACAAGGTTGTCATATTTTGTATATAATTCGCGAATCCGGTCCATCGTAATATTTTACAAGTATATACTTATATTACTTATATACTTGTAAGGATAAAGTAATTTTTGTAATAAAGTAGTTTTTATTACAAAAATAAATCAGTTTATAAATTCAATAATTTAATTCAATTCAATTTTCTTTCCAACTCTCCAATTCTCCAATTTTTAATAATGATAGGTTGCTTTACCTCCTCTTTCGTGAGATTCTTTATCTTTTTGTATTGTTCTACTGTCTAGTGCGTGGTCATAACTGGCATAAGACGAATAGTTACTTGTTTTTTTTCCTGCATTATTCTGATTTCCTTGAAACTAATGTGTTTGTTCTGAGCCTGGTGGTGCAACATTATTTTTTTGTTGTTTCTGCATTTGTGGTTGCATTTGTGGTTGCATTTGTGGTTGCATTTGTGGTTGCTGCGGTTGCTGCTGCTGTTGCTGTTGTTGCTGTTGCGCTGCTGCTTGTTGCTGATATGTGTAGAACTGTTGCTGCTGTTGCGCTGCAGCTTGTTGCTGTCCTTGTCCCATATAATTAACACCGCTTCCGTTAATGTTTATGGTACGCTTATTTACATTTTGCCCCAGAAATGATACGATAACAAAAAATAAAATAAAAGGTAACAATAAAATAAACCACGAAAGTTTATAATATCCATAACTGCAAAGAGTGTTTAAAATAAATGTCCAAAATAAAACATATAATATTTTTGCAATAAATACTGGAGTTGTGCTTTCGACCGGACAATTTACATTTCCGACACAATATAAATTTTGGTTTCCATAATTCTGGTACGCAAGAATGATAATTCCAATTGATGATAGTAAAATATATATGAAAGCGGGAGTGCAGAGAGACATAATTAAATTAACGTTATATATAACGCAAATATAAATAAATATGAACAAGATGTTTATTTATAACGGATGTGAAATTCAAATATTTATTCCCTAAATATTATTGTACGTCGAAATAGGTTGGTCCCACGGGGAAGAACTTAAAGGTGGTTTAACTCCGTCCAACCTTGAATTAAAATCGGTTGCTGATGAAACAATGTTACTGTATACCCCTCTAATGTCATCAATAATACCTCCGCCATTTATAAGATGTCTTATTGTTTGTTTTTTATTGCGACGACCTCCTTTCATTTCACCCAACTTGGCAAGTTGAGGTCCATTTTGAGTTGGCCACCTTGCGCCATTATTAATTGATTGTCCGTCGTCAAATCTCGGAACATTTCCGGTTCCAACGCCTAGCGGACTTTGAGCAAAATAGTTACCGGTGTTTGGATTATTAGAAACGGTCCATGGAGAACCGATAAATTGTGAACCGCCTCCTTCTTGAACGTTGTATCCATCTTTGCGAATATAACCGCCACCTAAGCGATTAAATGTTGAACGTCCCATTCTAATGTTTCGAATAATGCTGTTTCGTTTTTTATTTCTAGCATACAAATCTTTGTGTTTTTTATTTGAACTTGCATTTGTGCGCAGCGTTCGCTTTCTTGTGCTTTTAGATTTTTTATATCTTTTAGTATGTGCCATTGTGTACAAGCTTTTATAAGTATATATATTATCAATATAATATAATTAAAAATAATTCAAATAATTAAAATTATTAATAATCATCTCCTAAAATCAAACTCGAATTCAAATCTTTTCTTTTTGTTTGATATTTGTTATGTTTTTTACTACGAAATACGTTTTTTATTTTATGAAATAGTTGCGTAAAACAACCTGCGCATGCAGATGTTGAACACGGTGTATCATAATCGTCAAAATAAAGTAACATTGAATTTGCAATATTTTTTTATTTATATTTTAGATGTCAATCTTTTTAATATTTAATATCATTTTATTTATAAAATATAATAAATCTATTATATATATACAAATAAACCAACAAACCAGTAAACCAATACCAAGTTCATGAAAAATAAATCCAAGTCGGTTCAAAGTTGTTTACCAAATATGTTTTGCATAAGGAATACAACCATTGTGCTAGTAATTATTTTGGGTGTATTGATAGCATACATCATATATTCTAAATACGGCAACAACGGCAACAACGGCAACAGCGGCAGTATGCCGTCTATGCAAAGGATGTACTCGCCCTTTTATACGATGCCCATTCCCGATGTATTAGAAAACCCGTATGCTCCGCCGTTGCGCGACGACCGCTATAATGACGCGGTGATTCCGATTCCAATCAACGTTCGAACGCAGGGTCCGCCAGCAAATGTAAATTACAGGCAGGTGGGACTTTTAACGCGCGTGAATGGAAAAGAGACAATGCTGCCGCTAATGGGGCGTCCTTTACAAAAAAACCGAGACAAGTGGCAATTTTACACAATGAGTGATAAAAACAATTCGGTAAAACTTCCAATTTCATTTAGAAAGAAGAGTTGCACCAGCGAATATGGTTGCGATAATATATACAATGGCGACACGGTGTATGTTGAAGGGTACAAGGACGCATTTCGGGCAACAATTTATGACAATGCTGTGATGGAATACCTCTAGCGGTAGCGTAATGTATTAATTAAATCTATATAAAAGAAAATTTGTAGTAATATTAACATCAACACAACAACTCGTGTAAACAAATAACAAAAACAAAATGACATTTGACATCAAAACAGCATTTGCAGAATTATTCATGATGCAACAATTGAAAACAGGAACTGTATGGGTAGACACACTATTATTTGGTTTTTTTATTTTCATAACTTACAATGCCGTGATTTGTATGAATTTAAAGTATTGTTTTAAAAAAATATATGAAATAAAGAGTTATCCAGTGTCGAAACTATGGTTGTATGTGACAAACAAGACTCCAAGAAAAATGATCGTGTACGTTGGTTTCAAGTACAGCAGCGGGTACACCCAAATTAAAACGTATGTTGATTATCCTCCGCCAATGATGCATATTTTTAATTACATGCACAACAACTCTTACAAGGTGGAAAATACGTATAACATAAAATATTGCGAGATGATTGATGTTGCAACAGACACGCAAGTCAAAACGTATGTTCCGAACGAAGAGGGCGTTTCGTTTGAATTGTATCCTGACATTTACATTGAATTGTCGAGTGACAAGTTACCAAATAATAAGGACCATGAAAGTTTATTGGAATTTACAAATGTGTCGTGTTCGGTAAAAACGTACGAACATGACATTACTTATATTCACAACTTTGTAAAAATGTGCGAAGAAAAATTTGAAAAGGCGGTCAATGACGAGTTATCAAAGCAAAAATTCATTTTCAAACACAACAGCGAAAAAAATAATAATAATAAAAATGATGAATGGAGCGATACAAGAACACGCGGAATAAAGTGTGCGGAGTATCCGCTTATAACAAACAAGCACTTGACGAAAAATTGTTTCTTCACAATGAGAAATTCATTAATAAACAGAATTGATTTTTTTGTTAATAATGAAGAGTGGTATAACAAACGAGGTATTCCTTACCAACTTACTTTAGTGTTTGAAGGGTCTCCAGGTTGCGGTAAAACGTCAACAATGAAGGGAATTGCGACATACACGAATCGTCATATAGTCGATGTTGATTTGACAAACATCAAGAGTATTTCAGAATTAGAAGATATATTCTATGGAAATTACATCAATGGGAAATATATTCCAACAAATAAGCGAATTTTTTTGATTGATGAAATAGATAAATTTTTTGAGGCGCTTTCTTTGAAGGAAGAGAAGGAAAAGAATATGGCAGTTGCCGCTGAAAACTCAAATTCGAATCCCAACAATATTGTAATTGTATCAAAAGATGGGTTATCGGGCGATGACGGTAATAAATTCAAAAAAACAGCGAGTTGTTCTACTGCATCAAGTGCGAGCAATGGACTAACTAGGGGTCAAATACTCAGCATTATGGATGGGATTTTGGAATCGCGCGGGCGGTTTATCATATGCACCGCAAATGACACTTCAAAAATTGACAATACATTCAAGCGTCCTGGAAGGATGGATGAAATTGTTCATTTTTCAAAGTGCGATGCGCTAATGATCAATCAGTTGGTGGATTTATTTTATAAAGGGTGCGTTGAGGACGCATACACGCAAGAGCAAATTCAGCGTTACAAACACATTGAAAATGTATTTTCGCCGTCTGATGTAAACAAGGTTTGTTTCAATAATATAAATTCGAGAGAATTGGGGGAAGAATATTTTATGAAAGTTAAAGAATAATCTTAAATTAAATATTACATTTGTCAATTGTAAAAACAACATCGTCATAACGATTTTTATTTTCTCTTAGATCATATACTTTTATAAATTGTTTCAAGTGTTCAGGAACTGTATTTTTAAGTAAATCAATCCAATCCCATGATTGAATATCTTCAATTATTAATATTCCATCATCCGTCATTATTTGTGAATATAATGTTATAAATTGTTTCATAGATTCTAAACTATGAGGTCCGTCATCTAACATGAAATCACACTTTATGTTTTTATTTAAGAAATTGGTAATAAAAAAATCATTATTGTATGCGTCAGACGATGTGTGTAATATAATTTTTTCTTTATTCTTGATTTCTTCCCAAATCTCATCAATATTCATAATATCTAATCCATAAACAGTGGCATTCGTAAAAAAATCACTCCATAATTTTATACTTCCTCCATGAAGTATTCCTACTTCTAATACATTTTTAGCTGTTTCCTTTTTACTTATCAAAATTGTTTGATAAAGAGGCAAGTACGAATGATGAGTATTTTTATCTGTTCGTGAATTATCAACTATATCTTCCAAATTCATAATATGTATAATATAAATATATATTTATTTTATATTTATAAATATATATTTATTTTATATTTATAAATATATATTTATTTTATTTTTTTTTACAAAATGCAACAGTTGCAACATCAACAGCAGCAGCAACCATACTTGAGACAGCAACAGCCGCATCAGCAGCAACAACAAATCAATATTAAAGATGCGTTGAGCGCTTATACAGAGAACGAACAACTTGTTTTTGTTTTTATAAAAAATATTATTTTAAATTTAATTCTAGCAATAAAGCCACTTCGAGTTAAAATGGGGTCAATCTTAAATCAGCCTGATGTAATATATGTTGAAGTTCTCAAAGTGTACGAAGAAAGTAAAACCAAATTTACACCCACCGACATTGAAAATATAAAAACAATTGTTTCTGTTACAACTAGTGTTACAGAGTTGAATGGAATTTTTTTAGATGCATTTACAAAAATTATGGAAGATGGGAAAATAGACATGAATGATTCGATACATTTTATGACGTTTATGCACGAGGTTGTTCGTTTATTCAATGACTACACAACGAATCAAAATTTTAAAATATCACTTTCATCAGAATCTGTGCTACATTTTCTGCACTTTATTATAAAAAGTATTCTAATATTAACATTGGATGACGAACAAGAGCGCGTTGCAATATTAATGTTGGATGCGTCTATTAAATTAATACAAATTGCAGTATTACCAATTACAAAGTGCAAGTGTAACCACAGTTGTTTTTCATTCAACCATTAAGAATAGAATAGGAATGGTTTTATTGATTGATTTTACTGTTTTATATATTTTCTGTTTCTTCTACTTATCATCATTGTGGCGCTCATGCTTCTGCCGCTCATGCTTCTGCCGCTCATGCTTCTGCCGCTCACGCTTCTACCGCTGACGCTTTTACCGTTGACGCTTTTATCGCTGACGCTTTTACCGCTCATGCTTCTACTGCTTACGCTTCTACCGCTGACGCTTCTACCGCTGACGCTTCTACCGCTGACGCTTCTACCGGTCATGCTTCTACTTATCATGCTTGTGCCACTCCTTGTGCTTGTGTCGCTTATAAGTGTGGTTTTCATGTCACTACTAATCATATTGTACATGCTGTTGTCATTATCGTCTTGTTGTGACACACAAATATTATTTTTAAATTGGTGTTCATGCGGACTATAATTCATATATCTTGTATTAAACAACCTAACATTATTGAAAACGCAATAATAAGCATGTAAACTGGGTGAACGCAAGCGAGAATTGGTTGTTTCAACAAAAAATTGAAATTTTTTATTTTTGAAGATAATAGTACTTATTTTTGGATTTCTAAGTTTATTTAAATACTTATTAAAAATGTAAATAATTGACCATTTCCAGTAATCATATAAATGTCTTTTATAAGTGTACATTCCAATATATTCATTAATGCACAATTGTAGTATATGTTCTTTTTTTTTTGTAGCAATAAAATGGGGGTTAAAATTCCGATTTCTATGTGTGATACATGTTACAAAATCTGAGGTGTGTATTAAATAAGCATCTAATGGTATTAGTGGTTGAATGTCTGCATCAACATAAATTCCTCCATATTTATAAAGAATGCAGAGTCTCCAAAAATCAGATTTAATTGGACCATCTCGAATAAATTTAAATATATTGTAATATAGTTCTGAATATTCTTTTAATAAAAATTGTTCGCACATTGAGTCATCGAATAATAAAATTTCATAATTTGGATTCAACGTTTTCCATTTATTGTGTGTCATCGATAAACAATTTATATTTTTATGACAAATGAAAATTCTTTTGGGTATTTGTAGTTGTAGTTCATCATTGTCGATGGGTAGAACTGATGGCGGTTCTGCTGATGGCGGTTCTGCTGATGGCGGTTCTGCTGATGGCGGTTCTGCTGATGGCGGTTCTGATATAACAAGCTTAATTGGTTCTTCAATATCGGGTGTAATTGTATTCATATCCAAATTATTTTCATCAGACATAACTATATCTCTAAATTATAATTATAATATTAATAATAATATTATAATTTACTGATTGGATCGAATAGTTACCTTTTCAAAATATTTATTTTTATATATTTTCATTTTTCTTTAAAAATATCATTCATCTTTTTAGTTAAAAATTCTTCAAGTGTGTTTTGTTCAATTTTGTCAATTGTTTCTTGACATTGTTTATCGCATTCGTTTTCAGTTAATTTTGATATTTCTTGGAGGATGTATTCTAATTCAGATTTAATTAAGGCTAAATTTAAATTATTTGTTTCTTCTTCAATACGATTTAACTGGTCTTGAAAATATTCAAGGTCTGTAGTAGGCGCAGATGGTTGAAGTGTCTGAAGTGCCACAATAGGAACAGGAGGTGCTGGTTCACTCTCAGGAGGTGCAGACGGTTTCATAAGATTAGGAGGTGCAGATGGTTGCATAAGATTGGGAGGTGCAGATGGTAGTTCATCTTCAAAATCACTCTCAAGAGGTGCAGATGGTAGAAGATTAGGAGGTGCAGATGGTAGAAGATTAGGAGGTGCAGATGGTAGTTCATCTTCAAAATCACTCTCAAGAGGTGCAGATGGTACAAGAATAGCAGGTGCAAATGGTTTCATAATAACAGGAGGTTTCACCAGTTCATTATTGACTTCATCTTCAAAATCAGGAGGTGCAGATGGAGGAGGAGTACTAGGATATCTAGTTTCATCATAAATTGGAGATGAAGGAGGAATAGGAGATCTAGGTTCATAACTAAGTGGTGCAAATGGGGGAGGTCGTTGTTCAGGTTGCATTTTTTATTATTGTGAAATTTGTGAATGAAAAGTGAATTGAGTTTATCAATATATATATAATATATATTATATATATATACAAATAAGTATAATATATATATAATATATAATTAATTAATTATCTTAAAATGAGTTGTCCAAAATCGGATTCTCCCATTGACATATCAACGACTGCAAATGTGTTGAGTTGTGAAATTTTTTGCGCATACATGCACCAATATAAAGACAGCGCATGCACAGTAACGCAATTTCCAACATATTTGAAATTGAGTTATGATGCAACAACCAGCGCGGCGGTAACATTTAATAAAGAAGGTTATAATGTGAGAGAAATTAATATATATGCACCGTCAATACACACGTACAATGGTTCGCCGGCAGACGCGGAAATGTTGATTATACATGACGGGGCAGGGAAAAAACTGATTGTTTCACTTCCGTTGGTTCAATCTAATGGTGCAGCAAAATCTGCAACTATTTTAGACAATATAATCACAAAATTTTCATCAACATTTGATAAAACAAAAACAAACGATAGTCAGCTCGTAAATGTTCCAAATTATAATTTGGAGAATTTTATACCGAGTGCGCCTTATTTTTTTTATATGGGAGGCGCTCCCTTTTCTCCGTGTGACGGTCAGTATAGTTTCCTTGTGTTTGACAAGACAAAAAGCCCGATAACAATAAACAGTGCCACACTGGCAACACTCACAGGATTGATTACTCCGAGCGAAATAAAGGCAGTAACTCGGTCAGACTATTACTATAATGCATCTGGACCGAATGTGAAACCGGGTTCCAGAAACAAGGATGAAATTTATATTGAGTGCAATCCAACGGGGGAAGATGGAGAAATATTGTACCAAACACCGCCGACCATGTTGGTTCCTGATATGGGTGCGCTTAGTATGGATAATCTTATGAAAAATCCTTATTTAAACGTAGTGGTTGGTGTTGGATTATCTTACATGGCGTTGAAAATGGTTAGTAAAATATTATAAAAATAAATGCAAGATTTTCTTATTGTGCACTTATGCATTTATGCATTTGTTGTAATTCATCACATGTCGGCGGCGCATATGGATATGGATTATCTTTGTTTGAAATTTTGTGACGAAACACGGCATTCCGCATACTGTTGCACTGACTTGGTGTATCAAATAAAAATAAGGAAATATTATGTCTTCGCAATCGAGCCAACTCTTTTTTTGTTAAAGGTACTGCATCATTAGTGATAAATGGACAGTAATTAAAATGTATATTTGTGTATTTAGGAGAAAAATCATGCATCATGTCTGTTATAAAAGCTTCTTCATATATGGCACGTTTGTCTGAAATGTGCTGTTTCATCTTGTACGTTCCTGAATAAAAATTGAAAATCAATGTATTTTCAGACGTGCACATTATTTCACCGGCAGCGTATAGTCGATATTCTATTTTGTCATATTTTTCTTTCAACTCGGCAAACAGTGCTTCATCTTTTAGTGCCATTCTATAAAATATTTGATGATGTTTTGCCCCCAGTTCAAACATATTTACCACTCTGACTGCATATAATTGGGCAGGGGGCATGCTGTCCCCTCTGACCCCTTGCCTATAATTGAAGGGAGGGGTCAGAGGGGTTCCCTTTATGGACGGAAATTGTGATAGCGTTACTGTTTTTTTTGTGACAGGGTCTTTTCCAACAATGGATGCAATAACATATGTGTAATATGCACCAGTTTCAAAAGTGGCGGGATTAACAAGGAGCGGACTAACCTCATCAATTATTCGCATCGCATTAGGCGATGTATCATACGCGTCCAAATGAATGTAATAATATTTTCCGGCATCAGCGTCTGCGTCAGAAAATGCAGATGAGCCGAATCCGTGTGCATTGAAAACTCGATTGTTAGAATTTAGTATTACATTGTGCGACAATCTCCTTTTTTCAATTGGAATATTTTTTATTGGAGGAATGCCGCTTCTTGTTTTAGAAGGTTGAATCAAATTATTGTAGATTATTTGGTTGACTGTGTGTGTTACCATTCTACAAAGTTGTTATGTGACTATGATATATAAACATATATGTATATGTTTATATTTTTATTTATCTAATTATTTTTTGTGTAATCACGCAATGACGCACGCGCCTTATATTTTGTGTTTTATATACGCACAGCGTCGTGTGTGTCATTAAGAATCGGCTTGTAAGTTCCGTCATCCGCAATGTGTCCTTGAAACGGTGCCATTTTCTGAACCATTTCTTCTTCGAGTGTCACAGGTTGATCGTTAATATTGGAAAAATATTCGTTTTTTTGGACTTCACCGGGCAAAAACATGCTCATTGCGGCAGTTCCGGTGCTCACGCGGGAGCGCTGAACAAATATTATCATTGCCACAGCTCCGAGTGCCGCGACAGCCCACACACTAACAGATTTGCACAATAAAATGAATAAACCGATCACCACAATGTATCCGCCAACCGTGTCAACATATGAAGCAAGGTAGTATGGTGTCCGTATATTGAATAAAATGTATATAATGAATAAGATAAACAAAACCAGTTCTGACCGTTTCTCTCTACGCGATAATGTTCTAAACATTTCCATATTTTCCGTATGTGAATATTTTCCGTATATCATAATATTATATTTTAATTCTATGAAAAAATATATTTTTTTTATTTGTTTTGTTGTATCGTATTAATTGTTTTGTTGTATCGTATTAATTGTTTTGTTTATCTTTTTTTATCTTGTTTATTCATATTATTAAAATTGAATTTTATAAAAAATATATAAAGTTCATTAACGACTCATTTAAATTTCACATTTTTATATGCAAGAACCACAACAACAACAACCACAACAAAGAAATCCTATAAATCCTTTAATAAAAAAAATAAAAGCATACTTGGGGTATCAAGGTTATTCCATTTTCAAAGATACGCTTACAGTAGAAGAACAGCATGCGCTAAGAAAAGAATTAACGGTTGGCGCATATATTCCTAAATCGCCAATACAACCAACGCCATTTCCAATATATCGCGAGTCGCCGTTGAAACTATATGTTCCTCGTTATTTTGGTTTGGAAAAATGGGCTGGAATTCAGGTTGAAAGTAAAATTAGTCCAGGTCACGCAATATCTCTAAAATTTATGGGAGATTTGAGAGACTATCAGCAAGTGATTGTGGAAAAGTATTTTAAAGCGGCACGCAACAGCGGAATCGGCGGAGCAGCAATCGGAGGCGGCGGGTTATTGGATGTGGATCCAGGTAAAGGTAAAACTGTCATGGCATTGAAAATAATCGAGAGTTTGGCTGTAAAGACGCTGGTGGTGGTTCATAAAAGTTTCTTGTCGAACCAGTGGAAAGAGCGCATCGAGCAATTCTTACCGGGTGCGCGCGTCGGAATAATTCAGGGGCAGCTCATTGACACTGACAACAAGGACATTGTGATTGCAATGGTGCAGTCGCTGTCAATGAAGGAGTACCCGCAAAGCACGTTTGAATCATTTGGGCTGACTATTTTTGATGAGTGTCACCACATGGGAGCTGAAGTGTTTAGCCGCTGTATGATGAAGGTCACTACAACATACACGCTAGGACTTTCTGGAACCATGCAGCGCAAGGACGGGCTTTCAAAAGTATTCAAAATGTTTCTGGGCGATGTTGTTCACAAAGAAAAGGCGGAATCAGACCATTGTGTTTTGGTGAAGGGCATCAATTACGTCGTCGACGATGACGAGTTTAACGAGGTCGAATACGATTATCGCGGAAATCCGAAATTCAGCACCATGATTTCAAAGCTGTGCAACTATAATCGTCGAAGCGAATTCATCGTGGAGGTTGTTTTAAAAGAACTGCAACACAATCCAGACCAGCAGATTATGATTCTGGCGCATAACAAGTCGCTTCTTCAGTATTTATTCAAAGCAATTGAACATCGGAAAATTGCGACAGTTGGATACTATCTTGGCGGAATGAAGGAAGCAGATTTGAAGGCGAGTGAGTCGAAGAAGATTATTATAGCCACATACGCGATGGCGTCGGAGGGACTGGACATTAAAACGCTTACGACGCTGATTATGGCGACTCCAAAAACGGACGTGTGTCAGTCGGTGGGGCGAATTTTGAGAGTGAAACACACGACGCCGATAGTGATTGACATTATCGACGCACACGACTTGTTTAAAAATCAGTGGCAAAAACGGAAAAGTTATTATAAAAAACAGAATTACAGGATAATTGTGACCGATAGCGGACTGTATCATAGCAACGAAACAAATGGATGCTGGACAACGGCGTATAATCCAAAAAAAATGAAAGGTGCAAGTGCAAGTGCGGGCGCGGTTCTTGCGATTGCAACAGGCGTTAGCAGCGATGATGATGATGATCAGGAGGAGACCGGCGCTGTAACAATATATAATTCAAATAGAAAACAACCGATACTAAGCGGTAAGTGTTTTCTATAAAGTAGGGGAACTACGTTCCCCTATGACCCCTCCTTTCACATAGGGGGTTAAAGGGGGGGGGGGGGCGTATGCCCCCCTTGAACCGTAGGTTCTCTTTGCTCTTTATCCTTTACAAGAATCATAGGCGGTGTGATAATTGTTTGCAATCCCGCTCAAACTCGGTTTCAAGTGAACGCCTCCGATGGAAAATCCATTCGTGTTTTGAACACTGCCGCCTCGATGCATGCGACCACGACCACGACGACGCATAGATATATGTAATTTTTTCATTGCTTTATCCATTGATTTATGTAATGGTTTCATATCTTTATTTAGTATCCTCTTGCGACTGCGACCACCCTTCATTGCTGGGACGGGTGATTTTATTCCACCAATGGTTTGAAAAACGTCAGCTCCTTTCAATGCGGCTGCGCTAGATGTCGAACCGGTGCATCCTCTTACTGCACCTGTTGGGTCCGTAAACCCAATTCCTGAAAAATGAGCATTATTTTGATTGGAATAATTGGACGGTGATATAATTGTAGAACCACCACGCTGACTTCTACGCAAGTGTCTTCGACTTCGACTTCGGCTTTTTTGCATTTTTGATTTTGATTTTGAATGTGAGCGGCGTAAAGAACGCGAATGCGATTTATAATGCGACATTTATTATTAGGTATATTATAACATTAGATAAATAATAAATAAATATTTTTATTATTTTTATTAATTATTTTTATATGTTTGTTTTCCACCTAAATAAATTAATATAAAAAAGAAAAATGTTCAAATGTTCCTAAAAACTCAACAAGATATTTATTCAATATAATGAGAGAGAATCACAAAAAAGTTACTTTACTTTAATGTTAATAATTTTTACGCGTATATTTATTACTGTACCTTTTATTTTTACTATAATTTTTAGTTTTATTCAATTTAAATTTATTTATTTTTTCATATATTTTCGAGTTAAGAAACTTTTTTATTTTAATTTTATTTTCTTTTTGTTTCTCTTGTTTTTGTTGCTGAATACTACTTTTTTTAATGCACTTTTTGATACATTTATTAATTTTATTTTTTATTTTATGTTTTAATGAATATTTATTTTTTATGTTTCGAATTTTCTTTTTAATTGTTTTTTGTTTTATTCTTCTTAATGGATACAATGGATACATATTTTTATTTTTGTTTAATCCTCCACTTCCACCCGCAGCAGCAGAACTTGCAGATTCATCGTCACAGGAAGTTAAACTTATTAGTTTATCTTGGTCTAACAATGAATTTATTTTTGATATAATTTTTTCATCATTCGTGCCATTTATTTTTTTTACAGGGAAATTGGGGAAATTAAATACATGGTTAATAATTGATGGGTCTGTTTTGTCTTTGTATTTATATGTTGATTTTATAGTTGAATCGGGGTTTAATTTTTTTTGTTTATAGTTTAAAATAATTTTATTGAATATTTGATTCAAGTATAAGTTGATTAATAAAATGCGTTGTTTTAACATATCGGTTTCTGTTTCACGCAATATGCCCGTACGTAATCCTACCATTATGCGCGGCGCTATTGGTGGTGGTGCGGATGGTGCGCGGCGTATCGCAACCGGTACTGGCGGCGCCGAAAACTGTTGTCTCATGAAGGGTCCCGTTCCTTGCACCACCCTTGATTGTGTTTGCGGTAGAGGTGGTGCGGATACCGCCGAGCGTATCGCACCCATTAGCTGCTGCGCCGAAAACTGCTGTGCCCGCTGTCCGATGGAGGATGCCGGTGCTACTATCGCCACTGGTTGTACTTGCGGTAGAGGTGGTGGTGCGGTTGGTGCGCGGCGCATCGCGCCCATTATCTGCGCCGAAAACTGCTGTGCCCGCTGTCCGATGGAGGATGCCGGTGCTACTATCGCCACTGGTTGTACTTGCGGTAGAGGTGGTGGTGCGGTTGGTGCGCGGCGCATCGCCCCCATTATAAACTGCTGTGCCCGCTGTCCGATGGAGGGTCCCGGTGGTACTATCGCCACTGGTGGTACTTGCGGTAGAGGTGGTGCGAATAATGCGCGGCTTATCGCACCCGGTGGTACAGCAGCCGCAGCAGCCGCAGCAGCCGCATCAGCACGAGCTTGAATTTGCTGTTGAAGAAGTTGCTGCTGCTGCTGCAATAGGCGATTAATATCGTCATGCTGCTGTTGTTGAGCAGCTTGAGCAGCTTGTTGAACAAGTTGAGAAGCCGCAGCAGGACCAGGAGGTTGAGCAGCAGCAGCTTGAATTTGATCATCAACATTCTGCAAATCGACGCGGTTCAGCGTATTAAAATAATCCTGCAAATTCGCCTGCTGCACCGCGTCAGCCGGGTCAGCCATTAGTATAAGCTGCTGCACTATGCCAATGTTATTGAGAATCTGCTGGCGTAGAGCAGCTTGAGCAGCTGCAGCAGCTTGTTGAGCATTTAGATTAGTTAAAGCACCTACACCAGCAGCAGCTTGAGCAGCTTGAGCAGCTAAAGCATCAAGACGAGCTTGAATTTGCCCTTGACCAACTAGCTGCTGCATTAGGTTAATAGAAACGGTACGCTGATCTAGTAGAGCAGCTTCAGCAGCTTGTTGAACACGTTGAGAATCCGCAGCAGGACCAGGAGGTTGAGCAGCAGCAGCAGCTTGAATTTGATCATTAACATTCTGCAATTCGCCCTGCAGCGCAGTAGAACGCAACCGCAAAATTTGCTGCTGCAGCGCGTCAGCCATTGGCAAAAGCTGCTGCACTATGTCAATGTTATCGATAATCTGCTGGCGTAGATCAGCTTGAGCAGCTGCAGCAGCTTGTTGAGCATTTAGATCAGCAGCAGCAGCAGCTTGAGCAGCAGCAGCTTGAGCAGCAGCATCTTGAGCAGCAGCAGCTTGAGCATCTTGAGCATCTTGAGCATCTTGAGCAGCTAAAATGTTAACAAGGATGCGAGTAACTCCTCTAGCATCACGTCCAGCTTGGTTAAGACGACCTAGATTTCGCTTTTCAATTGTGTTAGCATTATCAGCCATTGCTTGAGAAGATAGTTCTACTGCTCTTGATTCTCCTGTACTAACACCATGTCCTTTTTCTGCGATGTCTTGGTTTACCAAATTAAAAAAATGTGTAAATTCTCCTCTAGCCCTTCCAATAGCTGCTTCTATATTATATTTTTTTTCAGTAGCTCTTCTTATTGATAAACCAACATCATATGCGGGGTTTGCATCAACAAAATCGGTGGCGCGTTTTATTTCAGCGTTACATTGCTGTAATAATTGTTCCATTCTTTCAATATAAATTCTAGAATTATTCTCGGCAACATTGTACCGCGCTAGTTCAAATTGACCCCCCCCAACTTGTTTAAAATCTGTCAAATCAGAAATATAATCTTTAAAATATAAACTTCCAAACCGTGTAATTGTATTGTCTGGATCATGTAGGTATGGAATTATAAACCTTCTTCCATGATATAATACATTAAATACATTATTATTATCATCATATTTTTCAAATAATGGTTTTATATCAACATACGATGTCTTTAATTTTTTGTCATATCTAAAAACACTTATATTTATATAAAGAATAGTTTTGTCGTCAAAATACAAATTTCCTTTTGAATTGTATAATGCTTCCTCGTCATTATAATCGAGAAGTTGTTTAGTGGTATTGTTACTATTGTACATTCCAATAATTACATCACCCACTTTGAAACCAATAATTTCTGCAACACTTCCACATGAAACGCTGTCGATGATGTAAAATGTTTTCGTTGCATCAAAACCAAAATTTGTCAATTCTGTTGGAGATAATTTTCTAAAAGTAAATCCGAGTACTTCACTACAGTTCTGCTTTACGCTTCGTTTATTTTTATCATTAAGTATTTCATCAAGTAAAGCATAATTAGAAATTGAATTTTTTATTTTCATTTCTTTTATTTTCTTTCTGATATTGATTTTTTTTTGTACAATATAGCGTATGGCTGATGGAGATAAGTTTTTTTGAGTAACATCAATCGGTTTATCATTATTGAAGAGTTGTGGTAATTTCGTTTTTTTTGAATATAATATTTCTTCAATAACATCTGATGGTGGAACTGGAGTTGGAACTACTGTTGCCATTGTTTTCAATAACTGTTATACTATTATTTATAATTGTTTAAATTAAAAATTTAACTGAATTAATTGTTATTATATTTTATATTTATTATATAAATAAAAATAAATATAAAATATAATATGTGGGGATAAAAATTATATTCATTCATTCAATTTATTCATTCATTTGTGAAATAGGCGTCCACTTTTTAAATTTATAATTGTAAACACATTTCATTTTTATTTTTTTTGAAAGGTCTACAAATTTATCGATATTGACATTTTCAAATTCATCTTCGTCGTCGCTCTCTTCTAATGCATCAAGTGATTTGTTTTCTTTAATATTTCTAAATAGAGAATTCATCATTACGCTTGTTTTATAATCGGGTATTGACGCAATGAGCTGTTCGTTGCTTTTTGCGTTTGCATCATCGTTGTCGGGGTTAGAAAGATGATACACATCATTTTGTAAGTCGGCTCTAACTGTGAACATTTTATATTTGCCATTATTGTTATTCATATTAATTTTATTTGTTGTGAATTGTGCAGGTGCAGCAATAACAGCAGTAGCAGGTACAGCAGCAGGCACAACAACAGAGCTGCAATTATGAACAGAATTGAAATAAAAAACATTTTCGTATTCACTAAGTGTATTTTTGCAATCCTTTTTTTGAATGCAGAATGCAGAATAAAATGGTTTTATATCAGATACACCCTTCAATGAAGATGAAACATGAGGTAGTCCAATTTCAACAGCATGATGCTGTTTTTGTGAATTCGGCTGTTGTTGCTGTTGTTGTTGTTGTTGTTGTTGCTGTTGTTGTTGTTGTTGCTTGAAAAAATCATCTATTTTTTTGAATTTATCAAAGACACTTGTTGCGTCTAAATGCAACCCGTTATAATAATGAATATTTTCAATGGTGAAATAGTATGTAGTGTCACCGTGTTGTCGTCGAATATAAAAGTGGGTTCCGTACAGTATTGTGTTATTAGGAAATGCATGAGACACATTTTTTTTTGTTATGGAGACTATTTTTCGTTGCGCGTCTAATTCTAAAAAATAACATTCATTATTTTTAAACCATACAAGATATTTTTTTCCTTTTGGAATGATAAAATAGAATTCTTTATTTTGTTCGCTTTCATTATTGGAAATGGCAATCGAATTATTATTTTTATTTTGTGAAACTTTCTTATAAGGTTTTGATTCATAAGAAAATTTTATTTTCGGAAATTGTTTCAAGATGTCTTCGCTGTTGTTACTGCTGTTACCAGCGTTATTGGTGTTGGTGGAAAAACTACAAGATTTTTGTTCATAACTCATAAAGCGTTGCATTTGTATTGACTTGTTGTTCTTGTTTTTTCTTGATGACCTGACTTGCTTATATTAGCGCCATGTTTTTATTTCATTATTATATATATTATATTGATTTGGAAAATGAAAATGGCGCGACTGATGATAGAGAGCCACTGTTGCCGCCACTGCTTCCGCCGCCACCTATTTCTTTCATAAAACGAATGAGCTCATCTTTCATTGACTGAGAAGAAGATGATGACGATGATGGTAATAAATTAATGTTTCCATTGTTTCCATTGTTTCCATTTACGCCCTTATTTTCTTGACTATATTTATTTTGCTCTAATGAATGAAACAGTTCATCATATTTTTGCTGTGGAAGAGTTACTAAATCTTTGACTTTTGGTATTGTGAGAGTAGAAATAAAAAAAGAATAAAGATAATGAAGAAGAAAAATAAAAATAAGTGACAATATAGATACTTTGAAGATCCAGTACCACATTTTATATAATAAAAATAGGTTTCAATTATTTTATTATATATAAATATAACTTTAATACAATAAAAACGTAGAACAACAATTTATAAACAATAATTATTTTAACACTTATAAAATAAATAATTAACATTAAATGATTTAAAACCATGATCAAATTTACTATAGATAGTTTGTTAAAATTTTAACGAAAATGCCATCCATTGTTATAGTTGAAAAGACCGGTGAGTTGAAAGTGCGGGAGTACAAAAGCACAAATACGGACGAATTGTATAAAAAATGTAATTTGAAAAAACCGGATGGGTTTGATAAGGTTATGGAGTGGGGCTATTCAAAAAAGGGCGATAATCCGGTTACGGTCGAATTGTGGGCACGAAGCGATGGTCAAGCAAATCAAGAAAATAAATATGATTTTCCACCACCTGTAGATTCTGAATTGTTTTTTGGGAGTTGTGCGCTTTTGTCGAGAGATTCGAGTATGAAAATTGTTGATTTAACGGTTGAAAAGTGGAATAAAGTATACGAGCACTTGTTTGGCGGGTTTGAAACGCTTGCAGACAATGCGGATGAAGATGAAGAGGAAGAGGACGAATTAGAAAATGTTCCGTCAAGCATGAAGACAAAGGATGGGTATTTGAAGGACGGTTTCATTATTGAAGACGCATTGGAAGATGTCGACGCTGATGCAGATGTTGACGCTGACGCTGACGCCGACGAAAATGATTCGAGTGATGATTCTGAAGACGAATGCAGTTCAGAAAGGAACGAAGATACCTCAACAGACGAAGACGAGGAAGATGATGATGACAGCGGCAATGATAGCGATGATTCTTCAGAGCTGAATTCGGAAGAATATAATTATTCAGATGATGAATAAGGGAAGGGGAACCAAGTTTCCCCTCTGACCCCTCCTTAAAAAATATTCTCATAAAACGACGCGGGTCACATGTAACAATTGACATGTGACTACCCTACAATATATATAAAAATTGAATATAGATATATATATTGTTATAACAGTAAATAACCAATTCAACAAATCAAACTCATGATTCCAAAAAATCCCGAGTCGTTCAGACGAAATATACAAAAAAAATTATCAGAAAAAATTGGAGGCGATGAATCAGGTAGTATTGGACTCAATTTGGAAAAGGGAATTTATAACCGCACGCTTTTAAAGGCGGGGGAAATGAACATTGTTAAAAAGTGGGACAATGTGTATTTTGTTCAGCTCTATGTGGATTGGTTGAAATGCATCTGCATCAACCTCGATAATGCGGATGTCATGGATATGATCAAAACCAAAAAAATTAAAGCGCACGAACTTGCATTTATGACACACCAAGACATGAATTCGAAAATGTGGAGCAAAATTATCGAGGATAAAAAAAATCGTGACAAGAACAGGTATGAACTGAAGATTGAAGCATCCACCGATTTGTTTACATGTCGCGCTTGCAAATCAAACAAGTGCACATATACTCAACAACAGACGCGTTCGGCAGATGAGCCGATGACGACATTTGTCACATGTCTTGAGTGCGGCAAGCGTTGGAAATGCTAGAGTTGCCGTCTTTGCGTATCCGCTTATAAAAATACTCTTATTATTTTTTATTTTTTCTTGTATTTCTATATTTACAGTGTTGTTTTTGTGAGAATCCTTTTGGTCGGTTGCAATTTATACTTTTTTTATATTTCAAACTCCATTTTCCTCCGAATAGTTTTTTCATTACAAGAATCTTTAATATATCATACTATTTTAAATAGTTAATTATTTTTTATTTTTATGTTTAACATAGTTTATATCACGTGAATTAAATATTTTTACACCATTGTGTGTTACAAATGCATTAATGTAATTATTATCTAAACTATTGTTTTCTTTAAATAAATAAATCCGCTCCTTTGATGAAATAGAAATATCACAAGATAAGTTTTCTTCCCATCCTTCGCCCTTATCGCGTCTTGTAATTTTCAAAATATTTTCTGTAATATTGAAATCAAATAACTTATCCGTTTTTTCATTTATTTTTATATGATACACAATATCGTGTGGAAAGTAATATAGGTTTACAGATTTATTATTTGAACCACTACTTCCAATATTAATTTTAATTTTGACTTGGTCTATATCGTATATTTTATCAGCACAAATAGTGTCAGTATTTAAATTATATTTTAAAGCATTCATCATATCGATACATGGTCCATAGTCAGGATTTTTAATTTTATATGGTTCATTTATTAAAAATGAAATTAAGAATATAAGTAATAAAGGGTTTTTCGGGTTTGAAAAACTTGCAATAAATGCCTGAAAAACTGCCGATGAATATATAGATAGACAAGAATAAAATGTAATATTTTTATCTAATCTGTTTAATTTCAAATAAGGAACTATATCAATATCTGAATATACCCCGCCGTTGATATATAATTTGCATAAACGCCATAAGTCTGCTTTATGCATGCCTTGAGGTATTCTAGTAAACAATTCGGCGACGTGTTGATTAAAATGTGTTTTTATAAAGTCATAACATTGTTTATCAAGGCTGAATTCAATATTATAATCAGGGTTTAATGCTTTCCACCTTTTGAATACATAGTGTGGGGGAATAGTTTTATATGTCATATAAATAGTTTTATTCATTTATGTTTGCAGTATAATTTTTTTGAATATACACACCTAAATATTATATTCCGAAGTTATAATTTATTATTATGTATATATAATATATTATATATTAATTATATTATTTATAACAGATATTGATTGTAATATAATAATCAATATAATGAATACTAGGAGATTCTTTTATATAACATTGATTATTTCTGTGGCGGTTCAATTTATCACTGGCATTATTGAGATGTGGGCTGCATTTTATGTTGATGTTCCTCGAGAAAATTACATTATAAAACAGCTTTTATACTTGGAATTACTTGTTCAGGGAATAGAAGGCTTGTTTTATATCTGGCTAGTTTATAATTTTGATAGCGTTATAAATATTACTCCAAAACGGTACATTGATTGGATTATTACAACCCCGACAATGTTGACTACATTAATTTTTTACTTGATTTATTTGAGATATAAAAATGAAAAAATAGACACAACAAGGTTGGAATTTTCCAGTTTAGTAAACGACAATGCGGGTGTATTATCGAAAATATTATTACTAAATTGGTCCATGTTATTTTTTGGATATTTGGGAGAGATGAAAATATTGTCGACTTTGTCGGGCGTTTTATTGGGGTTTGTTCCGTTTTTAATGTACTATTATGCGATTTATGAAAAGTACGCAGTTAAAAGTGGCGAGCAAGGAGTAAAATTATTTTGGTATTTTTTCTTTTTCTGGTCACTATATGGTGTTGTGGCATTATTACCTTATAATTTGAAAAATTCATTATATAATATATTGGATTTATTTGCAAAGAACTTTTTTGGACTTTTTTTGAGTTATATTCTTTTATTAAAAAAATATTAATTCTCTCTTCTCTCTTCGAATGCGTTGGAATATTATTTTTTTAAATGGATTCAACAAATGATTTCGAGGTCTTGCAGTCTCCACAATTCAGAACTTCCGTTGGGCATCGGACGCCGAATAATGAATGGCAACTTCTTATGTTCCAATTCCAGCTGCGCAATAATATAGCCGTCAATAATTGTCGGGTTTACATCGACGTATGGTTTGGCACCTTCATTCAGTTGTTTTGTTCGAATTCCTAAAATTCGCGTTTTTTCATATTTGGTTAAAAATGGCAGGGTTTTGTGAAACGGATCGACGATGATGCCAGAATCGTTTCTGGTAACGTGCGACATGGATTCGGTTTCTTCATTATTATAAGATAAACTTTCAGGATGAAAGCTTGCAATGTATTTTTTTTTTAATTCATTATCGAATTTTTGAAGATGATTTTCGTCATCGTCGTCGTCGTCATCATCGTCATTCTCCTCATTTTCGTCGTCGTCGTCATGAGAAGATGCTGATGAAACATTTTCTATTCCTGCTCCTTCTCCCATTTCATATATATCCGCCGATGTGTCGGAATCTGCCACCTCTTCTTCTTCTCCCATTCCTCCAGAAGATAGAATTGAATCATCAACATTTGCATCTGTTGTAGTGGTTGTATTTGCGTCGTCGTCACTACCATCGCTGCTGGCGGCAGCAGCACCACCACCGCCATTGAAACTTTCATCGAGGCTGTGCATTTTATCCATTTTATGTATGTCGTGTGTTTTTGCGTTGGTTGTGTTGTGTCTTGTCGTATATATTATATGTATAAAATATATATTTATATTTCAATTTTTTATTTATATTTAATTTTTATATATGAAATAAAAAATAAATATTCGAATTAAATATTCAATTTTTTTCTTGGTTTGTTGTGGTTTGTTGTTGGTTTGTTGTGGTTTTTTGTTGGTTTGTTGTGGTTTATTATTCATTCATTCAAGATGCGTGATGATACTGCTCGGTATTCCACGTGTGTTTGCAAGTTGTGCACATGTAAATAAATTTCAAATTTGTGTCGTCATATCTAATGTACAACACAGTGCACGGTAAATCAAGCGTTTTGTTTGTCTCGCATTCCAAATTGGGACACTTCATTGCGTTGATTCGAGGAAGCGTTGGGTCTAAATGTGTGTACTCATTCACAAAATTTGACAACCGTTTTTCTGTTTGTTTGAAAAATGTTTTAGACACACAGACGCTGGTATCTGAATTCTGTTCTTCGTTGCCGCAGTTTCTGCATTTATTAATAAGTATTTTTGAAGTTATTTCCTTGTCTTCTTCTGAAATGGCAGGAGCATCCGCCATTGTAATATAGTACATGTTTCCACACACTTTACAGAACTGCATTTTCAAAGTCGATTTGTGGTATTTGTATGCTGTGCGTCTTTGTATGTATATAAATAATTATATTATTTATATTCAATTTTGTAAATAATATATAATCAAAAAATTAAAAATGTAACTTAAATAAACTTACACCTTTGGATTTTGGATTTTGGATTTTGGAACCTTTGGAGTTTACTTTTATTTTTTGAATGGATAAAAATTTAAATTGATATCTTTTGAACCACCGTTTGGAAAATCTAAATTTTTAATGGGTAAAGACCGCTTATTCATTTCTGGAATCGAATTAAAATAATTTTTGTTTACATAAGTTAATTCAATCACATCAGGTATATTACTAACTACTGGTCCAAGATTATTACCATGTGCATGTAAAATGTAATGCGTTTTTGCCAATTTTACTAAACATTTCACCTTGTCATCATATTTACAATTCCAACCATTGTTTGTAATTCCGTGAACTTCTATCACAATTTGTTTGAATTTATTTAATTGAGTTTCATCCATTTGTAATAACCAATTATATTCACCCCCCTCAATGTCCATTTTTAAAAAAATATTATTATATTGACTAGTCAAAAAAGACAAATCGGTATTTTTTTCATCATTATAATAATTTATATTTTTTTTTATAAATTGTATATTTTTTGTATAGTGATAAGGGTAGTCATTTATAGTTCCATCAAATCCATAACTATTATTTTTACTCATTTTATATTTATTAATAAAATCTCGTGAAAAACTTTCTTCGTTGGATATTCCAGCTGAAATATAACAGTCATATTCTCCATCCAATTCTGCAAATACATATCCACCGTCACAATTTGAACCACATCTAACTTTTTTATCAAAATTATAAACTTGCAATGATTTAATAAATTGTTTCCCTAGTTCAGAAAGTTGTCGGTTGGGTCGCCTGAATTTCTGGTAAGGTCTTCGATCTTGCAGATTCATCAATTTCATTAATTTTATTTTTTTGATAACAACTATGAATTATATAATATAATATTATTATATATTTTATATTTTCAATTACCATCATTTATAATTGAGAATTATCTTTAAAAATCCTAAAATGTAAATAAGAAATCCTAAAATGTAAATAAGAAATCCTAAAATGTAAATAAGAAATCCTAAAATGTAAATAAGAAATCCTAAAATGTAAATAAATCCTAAAATGTAAATAAATCCTAAAATGTAAATCCTAAAATGTAAATAGAGTCACAAAATAATTTCATATTTGAATTGTTAATTTTTCAAATAATGATATAAGTTGCGTGTAGTCGATTTTGAATCCAAATAAATAAAGGGACGAGTGCACAATTTCAGGATGAAGTATGCATTCTTTCTTTTCTTGCAGTTTCTTCATTATAGCGTCTTTGTTTGAAACGTAATGCATTTTCATAATGGAATAAAAATACTCTAAATGTTCCTTTTCTTTGATGGGTATATATTTGCAAAAATTTTCAATGCTGTATATTAATTCATAAATTGAAAAAGAAAAGTTTCGGTATTCTACAAGGTTGTGATAGTTTAAATAGTCGGGATTTTTCTTTGTTATGCCTGGTTCATTTAAAATAGGCTCGTTATCCATAATAGAAACCAGCGTTAATAATACGGAAGAAATGGTTTGACAACCGCTCCATTTCTCTCCACGCCACGTGTTTAAAATGTCAACGCAAACTTTCCCACTTTTATAAAAATTTGGGTGGAACCGAGTGATTCCGTCATTTGTGAAATAATGAAGAAGTGGAGGTGCATGAGGATAATCAGTGGGAAACTCGAATTTAAAAAAATAATAACCGTCGCGATAAAGCGAGTCTCTTGGACCAATAATTAATGCCCAACCCTCTAAAATATCAGTTTCGCTGTGTTTATAATAGATTCCTTGATCATGAAGTGGCGTTTTTATCATTTCGCCAATGTCTTTTAAAAGTCGCTTTACTGCATCTTTAGAAATGCTAATGGGTTTTACATCATTGGAAGATGATGACTCTGTAATGGTGGCGGCGGCGGCACCAGCTTCGGCTGCGCCATATGTTTTATTAGAAGATGCCATTTGAAAATGCGAAATTCGAAGCGTGTATGTCTACATGTGAATGTCTTGCAATGTTTATATCATATTCATAATTATAAATATAGAAACGTTTGAAAAATTGTAAATATTGTAAAAATTATAAAAAAATACTTTTTATGAATTTTAAATTTTTGATTTTTAGGGATAAACAATAAATAAAAATTGAATTAAACTTATCTCAATATATAATATTAACAATGGCAATGGCAAAGGCAAATGTCAACGCAAGTTATAACTTTGCATCATATTTGTTATCATTATATATAAAACAAGATGAAAAATGCACGCACACGCGGCTAAAAAATGTGGAATTGGGAATCAAGGGTGGCGCGTATTTAATAACGGATTCAGAACTGGAAGAATTTTATAAAAAGTATTATCAGCACGTGTTTGTTGAAGGGAAACAGGAATATTTGACAGAAATTCAGCTACATGATGCAGGACCCATCCTTGTGGATTTTGATTTTAAATATGATGTTGGCGTGGAAGAGCGCCAACACACAAAAGACCATGTTGTTGACATGGTGCTGCTTTACATGAACACAATCAAAAAAATTCTGAAGATTGATGCGGAAGTAGATATTCCGGTATTTGTATTTGAAAAAACGACGGTGAATTGCAAGACGGATATGACAAAGGATGGAATTCATATGATTATAGGAATTCACATGGAACGAAAACAGCAAATGTACATTAGAAACCAGGTTTTATTGGAATTGCCAAACGTGTGGGGCGAATTGCCTGTAACGAATTCGTGGGAAGACATCATTGATAATTCAATTACAAGCGGGAAGACTGGGTGGCAACTCTACAACTCTAGAAAACCGGGATGCAAATCTTATCTTTTGAAGTATCATTTTATACTGAAAATTAACAAGTCGTTGGAGTGGGAATTTCTGGAGAAGAAGGCATCCGACTTCAAATTTGAAAAGGACTTCAAATTGCTGACAGCAAGGTACAAGGGGCATAAATCCTTTGAACTAAATGAAGAGTACGTGAAAAAAATTGAGGAAATGTTCAAGACGAAAAGAGCTTCAGTTCCAATGTCGACATCGTCACGCGTAAATATTACAATGGCGGCGTCATCGCTCTCTTTATCGTCGATTGATTATAATTCAATCGCAAATTTGGAACAGCTCGAAGCGGCAATAAAAATAATTATGGAAAACGTGGAACCCCGAGAGTATGACATCAAAGAGACGCACAAATTTGTAATGTCGCTTTCAGAAAAGCATTATAGACCGTATGAAAAGTGGATTCAGGTTGGCTGGGCTCTAAAAAACACAAGTGAGAAGCTGTTTTTGACATGGATTCTTTTCAGTTCAATGAGTGAAAAATTTAGTTATGATAAAATTGGGGAATTATACAAGCAATGGCAGAAATTCAGGACGGGGAAAAGCGAGCTTTCAAAACGCTCAATTATGTTTTGGTCCAAACAAGACAATCCCACAGAATATAAGAAGATATCAGAAGAAACGGTTGACTACTATATTGACCAGACACTAGTTACGCACGTTGGAAAGACCAAAATTACGGAAGCATCTGATGTTGATTTAGCAAACGTGTTGTATCACTTGTTCAAGGGGCGCTTTGTGTGTGTCAGCATAAAACACAACGCGTGGTTTGAATTCAAAGACCACCGGTGGTCAGTTTGTGACTCAGGAACATCACTTCGCTGGCTTATTTCAACAGAAATGCTCGGCATTTATTCGGAAAGAAGTATGAAACTGCTGGATAGTTTGAATGAATATGACAGCACTTCAGAACAGTTCAAGAACATTCAGGAACGTTCCAAGCGGATGACGGAGGTTTGCAATCAACTGAAAACAACGTGTGTTAAAAATAATGTGTTGCGCGAAGTGCGCGAGATGTTTTATGATAAGGATTTTCTTGAAAAGATGGATTCAAAACCGCATCTCATGGGATTTACTAATGGTGTCGTGGATTTCAAGGAGAAAATTTTCAGACCAGGACAGCCGTATGATTTTATTTCAAAAACTACCGACATTGACTTTTTAGAGTCATATAGCGCCGAATGCAAAGAGTATGAAACAACAGAACGCGAAATCATTGAATTCATGGAGAAGCTGTTTCCGTCACCGGAGTTGCGCGTTTACATGTGGGAACATCTTGCGTCGTGTCTCATTGGTGTGAATCGCGACCAGACATTCAATATTTACAACGGTTGCGGAAGCAACGGAAAGTCAAAGCTGGTCGAGTTAATGTCGCATTGTTTCGGAGAATATAAAGGAACGATTCCTATTACTTTGATTACAGAAAAACGAAATAAGATTGGAGGAACTGCGTCTGAAATTGCGCAGTTGAAGGGTGTGCGGTATGCGGTAATGAATGAGCCGTCAAAGGGGGACCGTATTAATGAGGGTCCGTTGAAAGAATTGACAGGCGGTGACCCGATTCAAGCGCGCGCATTGTATCAGGAAATGGTTACATTTGTCCCGCAGTTCAAGCTGGTTGTTTGCACGAATGTCATGTTTGATGTCAAGAGTAATGATAATGGCACATGGAGACGTATTTGCAAAGTAGATTTTGAGTCTTTATTTTGCGAGGAACCAAAAAGCGATGACCCTGAAATGCCGTACCAGTTCATGATTGATAAGCGACTGGATGAGAAACTTGAAGGATGGGCACCGGTGTTTATGGCAATGCTGGTTCAAAAGGCATATGAAACAGGAGGAACTGTTGCCACTTGCGAAAAGATCAAGTTGAGCAGCAACAAGTACAGAAACAGTCAGGATTATTTGTCCGAGTTTATTCGAGATAAGATTAAAGTATGTCCTGGTATAAATGATAAGACTGGAAAGGCGTTTGATGTGAAACGAGATGAGCTGAATCAGGAGTTCAAGGACTGGTATACAAACAATTATGACAAGAATGTTCCCAAGATTCAGGAATTGCACGAATATATGGATAAAAAGTTTAAAAAGATTGCAAAAGGCGGTTGGTCGGGATGCAAAGTCATTTATCCAAACGATGAAGAAGATGAGGAATTTGATGACTAGGGGGGAACATGGTTCTAGGGGAACATGGTTCCCCTATGACCCCTCCTTCATACATCATGTAAGGGAACCACCTGGTTCCCCTAGAATCCCTATATTTTGATTATTTATATGTAACTAAAAAAAATATTTTTTATTTGTTTTTTATTTCTTTTTATTTCTTTTTATTTTTTATTTGTTTTTATATCATCACATCATATCATCATGTGTCATCATCATCAGGGAACACTTCACTTCACTCGAGATTTCGTTGCAAGGTGTACCATGCCGCCTTTGACTCGGGGTCAATTGTCACCCTTTTGTGCGCTTCGTGTTGTTCAGGTGAGTCGTAAAAGTACGTCATGGGGGTGAATCGAGTGCAGTTGACAACCTTCCACAAGTGATTCTCTTCAAATGAACCAACATTCCACGGGTATTTGACTCCGGTGATTGCATTCACAATCGGCAACCCCACCACGTTGGATGAAAAGGGTCCGCGGAAAACATACTCTTCACCTTTTTTGCCCTTGTTGTCCTTGTCACCCTTGTTGTTGCCCTTGTTCTTGTTGCCCTTGTTGTTGTTGTTGTTGCCGTACATTATTGCGATTGAGTGGTGTTTTCTTCCTGGTAAACTGATGAATGTAAGTATAGATAATAAGTTTTCAATTTATATTTTTTTGATTGTAAAATGGCAAGAAAAAATATAAAAGTTGTATGAATCTATTTTAAATGAATCTATTTTAAATGAATCTATTTTAAATGAATCTATTTTAAATGAATCTATTTTTAAATTATTTTGATTTACGTGTGTTTTTTTTATTTTTTACTCTTGAAATCATTGAATGATTCAAAAAGAGACTTGAAAACAGAAATACTTTCTAAAATCACTTTTGAAATGTGTTCTTGCACTTTCGACAATTCAATTTCGTCTTTGAACGAAACAATAATATAGCTGTCTAAAGCATGAGGGTGCGGTTTTTTGAACCCGCAAAATGAAACAATTCCGTCGGATTTGTTGTAATAGTTGGAAAATATATAATTTTCAATTACTTTTCCAAGAGTGTAATCTTCCCCAATCAAATTGATTCGAAATGAATTTTTCATGGTGGTTAGTTCGTGCGCATATTCAATCGTCGTTGTCGTCGTCGTAGCGTTTGTGTCACTCTCCGCACCTGCAGCATGTTCAATGTCCGCGAGCAGTTTTTCACATTTTTTAATCATAATGTCGCAAGCTTTTGTCACAAGTTGAACATTTGTATAGACGCCAACGGTTTCGATTATAAAATCAAAGCTATTCGGAACAAATATGCGCGCCGCATCAAGAAGTTCCCAGTTTTTTTTCGCATTTTCAACAACTTCTTCGATAGAAGTGGCAGACAACGACGATTCAAGTCCTTCTCTTATTAATTTTTCTTTTGCCCTCCATTGTTTATCAATTTCTTTGGTATCGGGCGTGCAGTTGTAAGCGCACGTGTGTGCCACATTGTACATTCCATCAAACTTTGCATTTGAAATTTCAAGAGTGCAAGTAAATGCCAGTGCTTCTCCGCTGTTGGAATTGGAAGAAGACAGATTGGGCAAAAGCCTTGCAAATTCAATGTATTCACCCGATATTGCATCGGGCGGAAATATTTTACGAACAGTTGCTTCAGGCAAATATTGATACACTACATCATCGTCTGCATCTCCTGACTTCTTTTCAATTGCTTTCGCTTTTTTTACTTTGAAGTCTTCAGTTGTAACGTATCGAATTGTGTCTGTTTCATTCTTTACGTCGACTTCCACAACATAATTCTTGTATTCATTTGCGAAACCATCAACTGTGTGTAAATGGTGAATTGGTATGCAGCCGAGCCTCTGCTTTAGTATTTCGTTGTGAAGTCTTGTTGTGTTGACGGTAAATTCTGCTCGATTTTCGGAATGAGGAAATGTTCTAAATACGTATTGGTTTACATCTGACACGATGATTCGTCGCAAAGCATTGGCAACTGAAACATCGCAATTTTCCAATGTAAATGTGAGTGAAAATTCATTATTATTATTGTGTTGAGAAATAATCGGTTTTTTGCTTCCGGAGGAGGAGGATGAGGAGCTCATTACAATAAATTCCAAGTTAATAATAATATATATTCTTTATATTAAATCAATTTTTAATAATATGTTATTTATAAAATATTATAAAATAAATAACAATAAATAAATAACAATAAATAAATAACAATAAATATGGTTGTCAATGAATAAAATATTTATAATAATTTCAATATAAATAGTTATTGCATTGTTAAATTAAATAGAATATATTCTTTTAAATTATGAGTAGCATCATTTATTATAGCAATTTTTGTGAAAAATCTAAAAAATTATTACAGGTTCTTTCTAAAAGTGCTTGTAGCAAGGAAATTCATTTTTTGTGCATTGATAAGCGAGAGAAGGCGCAAAATGGAACCACGTATTTAATTTTAGAAAATGGAGAAAAGATTTTGCTTCCTCCGCAAGTGACTCGTGTTCCAGCATTGTTGTTATTGAATCAGGGAAATCAAATTTTATACGGGGACCAGATATTGCAACACCTCTCTCCAAAAGAAACAGAAATAAATCAAATAGCGACAAATAATAATGGTGAACCGGCGCCCTTTTCATTGACTAGCGACTTTATGGGACACGGAGTTGCATCAGACACGTACAGTTTTTGGGACCAAAGCAGCGAAGAAATGTTGGCAAAGGGTAATGGCGGCATGCGCCAAATGTATAATTATTCAACGATTGATTATTCAAATACCGGTAAAATAGAAACTCCACCTGATAATTATGCACCAGATAAGGTGGGTCAAGTTTCGTTGGAACAGTTGCAGCAAAATAGAAAAATGTAAATTGATTTTTTTTTATATAAACTTAAATTCAGTAGAATTGTTCTGTTCTCTCTGCGATTGCAAGTGAAGAATGACAACGTTACAGGCTGTTACTCCTCTTCCTCAATATGAATATATGGTGAGACCTGGCGCTCCTGCTGTAGCACCAATTTTCAGAAAGTCGTCTCACCTGAAGAAATGGGAATTGAATGAACGCAACCAAAATAAAAAGTATTCGAATGAGATTTATTACAAAAAAATGAGTGCATGGAAAGAACAACACAAGTGGCACGATGTCCCACTAATGACATCCATGACAAAAGAAGAAGGCGAAAAGGGATTTTTACAACTGAAAAAATACGAGTTGGAAATAGAAGAAGAAAAGAAAAAAAAGCAGGATCAAGAATCGCGAGGCATTGATTACGTTGCACCTTGTACATTTGGCTACTTGGTTCCACATGATGCAGTTGACGCAAGAGCTGGAACCTTCTATCTGGAATTTTTGTCCAAGATGATGCACAATCGTGCAGACGAATTATACGCTTGTACAACGTTTGGGGAATTTGAAAAGGTGTATCAAGATTCCAATAATTTAGAAAAAGGATTTTGGTTACTGGGTTTGAGGGAACGAACGGCGCATGATGCACTTGAAGCATTTTCTGTTGAATCGAATTTGTTTCCCGGCAGAAAGGCGCCGACTACCAGCGACGACGTGCCAAAAACAATATCCAAACGATGCAACACTTTTTGTGAAAGGCGCGGGAAACTCGGCATTTGTGCAGTGAACGACTTGGAAACGCTTGGAAATTCAGCCCCGATTCAATGGTACATTTCTCCAGAAGAAATGCGAAATATGAAAAGGTTCGAGTTTTGTTTTGAAATGAGTCCAGAAGAAATTCAAGACATGCGTGATATGGCGAATGTGGATGAGTGGTGGGACAACGAGGGGTATAGTTATCCTTGGTAGTTGGTGCCTGGATTCAAGGGATTGGATCGAACTATGTTCTGTCGTCCCCTGTCCCCTGTTCTGTTCCATTATATAATGCACTTTTTCATTTTTTCCTTGTACTCTGATAATTTGTACTCTGATAATCCAAAATTTATTTTCATATTTGAAAATGTAGAACCAAATATAGTATCATTTGAACTATTTTCAATGTTACTATTATTATCATTATTATTATCATTATTGCTGTTATTGAATTTATTACGATGATGTTCGTGGCTTGCGTGCGCATTTTCATCTATATATTTTTTCACAGTTAGATCCAAGTTTACTTTTAATTTATCAATATTATATCCACTTTTAGCGGAAACTAATGTGATCAAACCAAACTGTGTCTGGTTGATTATATCTTTTGGAATTTCAAAATCATTGTTCAAATCGTGTTTATTGAATATAAGAATTAATTTAAAATTAGGTGAAAAAAGTGTCTCATTGTCTTGAATATATTTTTTCCATTTTAAAATTTGTTCGTCAATATTTTCTTTTATATCAATAACGACAATAATTATTTCGGCACATCGAGCATACAATGGAAGCAATGAATGGAATCGTTCTTGTCCTGCAGTGTCCCATATTTCAATTTTGATATTGTCTTCAACTGTGTAAAGAGTAAATGCTGCACCAATTGTCAAATTGGTATTATAATTGAATGTATTGTATTTCATTCTTTGAACAATGCATGTTTTGCCAGCTCCTGAATTCCCAAAAAATACCAACTTTATTTTTTTAACCATTGTATTATTTTTTTTGTTATTAATATTATTGCTATTATTCATCTATATTATTGAATATATAAAAATATATATAACTAAAAAATAATATAAAATATATTTTTATAATATTATTATAGCACTCATATACAATCATATACAATTCAACACAATAATAAAACATAAAATAAAGATAAAATGACAACTGTCAACCATTCAGACGAAGTAAGCAAACCGCTAATTATAAAAGGATTCAATCAACATTTTGAAGAGTTTATAGAAGACATTGAAAGTGTATTTCCCGACGACGATGAAGTCAAAACAATGAAAAAATTACTTTATATTGTAAAAAAAACAAATCCGAGATTAATTTTAGAAACTTGGAATTCATATATAACGATTCCATACAAGGAACCCATTGAGAAATCCGACATTTCTTTTTTTATAAATAAAGACTACTCGGATTTGGATATAGTAATTACGGATAATATTTCAAATTTTATTGAACGTTTGCGAGGGTATGTGCGAAACATGACGGAACACAATCAGCAAAAGTCAATGCAATATGTGAAAAATTTGTGTAACTTGACAAAGCTTTATTATTGAATTAAATTTTATTTAAAGATTATTTATTAACAATTATTATATAAACATCATGCGACTAAAAGAGCAACAGCAGGACAATCTTCAAAAGTATAAGGACGAAATCGCCAAGTCTAAAGATGAAATAAAGAAACTCAAAGCGACGATTGAAAAACAAGCAATCAAACTGCGTGAAAATTATAATGAAATCACCAAATTAAAAGATGAAGTTGAAATTCACTCGAAAGTCACCAAATCATCACTTGGAGAAGGAACGTTACAACTCCGCGAACTCCTGATGAGCGAACATGAGGGCAGCACCGTCGGCGAGATGCTTGGATTTTGTTTCAAAGACATCATTAGGAATTATCCAAAGGACTGTGATGACGATACTGATGACGATGCTATTATGGAAAACGAAAAAACAACATAAAAAAGGGTGAATGGGTGTTTTGTTAGCCGAACTCTTTTAGTAATAAAAAGTAATCATATATAAATATTAAATTGCAAAAACACCATTTAAATACTTTATACCATGTTTTATTATAATTTAAGTAATTAAATAATAATAAAATGAAAAAAAGTGTTGAAAAAGGTGTTGCTGTTATTCCAGATGAATTTAAAAAAGTAATATTTGATTTTGTTGGAGATATTTCAAATACTTTTCCAGAGTATCGGGAAACGCTGGGTTCATTTCTTGAGGGTTCAACGAATGATTCAGCCAATGTTGTTTCCATTTTATATAAATACTGTTCAAACGTATATCCGGAGAGATTTTTTGATATTTTATACAAGAATGACAAAATTTTCAATAAAGAAGACGCGGCAAATGTAAATGTAAATACGCATTTTCTGCCAAATATTGATTTTTGCTCATTGTGGAATACGGAGGGAATAAGCGATGCAACTCGAGAGACGATTTGGAAATACCTTCAACTAATTTTGATGACAATTATCACAAACATTGAGGATAAAAAATCATTCGGAGATGCTGCGAATTTGTTCGAGGCAATTAATGAGAATGAACTTCGCGGTAAATTGGAAGAGACGATTCAACAAATGTACAACATGTTTGAACCAAATAATGCCAGTAGCACTGATGCCGGTGCCGACAATGCAACAAATGACGAAAGCAATAATGGGAAGAAACCTTCGTTCAATTTTTTTGATTGGGCAAAAGACATTGGTGGCGATGACGATGAAGGTGATGAAGGCGAAAAGGGTTCTTCTTCTTCTTTTTCTTCTGCCAATGCAGAATCAATTCATGAGCACATTTCGAATATTTTAAATGGAAAAATTGGAAAACTTGCAAAGGAAATTGCAGAAGAGACTGCAAAAGATGTTGATTTTGACATGGATTTTGACGAATCGAAAGGCGATGGTGTGAACTTTCAGAATGTATTTCAGAAAATGTTTAAAAATCCTGGAAAGCTCATGGGACTGGTCAAAAGCGTTGGTTCCAAACTGGATCAGAAATTTAAATCAGGAGAAATCAAAGAAAGCGAACTTATGCAAGAAGCGAGCGATTTATTGAGCAAGATGAAAAATATGCCGGGAATGAACAATTTAACTGACATGTTGAATAAAATGGGTATGGGAAATATGGGAGGAAACATGAAAGGAAATGCGGGAGGTAAGATGAATTTTGGTGCCATGCAAAGCCAGCTGCAAAAGAATATGAAAATGTCTAAAATGAAGGAAAGAATGCAAGAGAAACTTGCACAGCAGCAGCAACAGAAGCAGCAGCAAGAAGCGCAACAATTGCAACAATTGCATCAGCAAAAAACTCATCCTGCACCTGCAGTATTTAGTACCGGAGAAACTGTGGAGCGAACTCCTGTTGATGCATCTATTCCGTCATTGGCACAGAATCAAAATAAGAAGAAACATAAAAAGAATAAATCAAAAAAATAAAATAAATAAAAATAAATAAATAGTATAAATAGATATATAAGGTATAATTAAATCAAAATCAACAACTTTTTATTTACATGACGACACCGGCAACAAATATAACATTGACGCAGACACCTTATAATACTGGTTCCTCAAACATTTCATTGAGCCCAAATAATGAGAATGGAAATAGCGATAACGTCGATAGTAACAAGAACAAGAGTAGTGGTGCCTACAAAGTTGATGATACCAAATACACGCAGTTTTGGATAAACCAACCATCTGTTCTTTTAGATAAGAATGATATGACCGACTTTTGGCCAATGCCGCTTATGTCGGTTGAACAAAAATTGAATGCAATTACGAGACTTGTTTTATTATTGACTATTTTAGGATTTTTGATTACTACCAATATAAATATTATTTTTACAGGTTTTATTACTTTAGCTATATTTGTTATGTTGTATAAAACGCAATATAATTTGAATACTTCTTCTGCTTCTTCTGTTTCTTCTGCTTCTTCTGATGCCGACCCTTCTGCCAAGAAAGAGGGATTTGTCAACTCACAAATGTATAATGCCTTGAAGCCGCATTTAACAACGCCCACAATTCAAAATCCGATGATGAATGTGCTGCTGCCCGAAATTTCATATAATCCCACACGTGACGAAGCTGCGCCTTCATACAATTCAGAAGTTGAAAAGGAAATTAATCATTCAACCGAAGGGAATGTTGTATTGAATTTTGAACCGAGAAACCTTACAGAAGCTGAAAAACTCAGAAAAAAACTATTTGCAGATTTAGGAGATAAATATGAATTTGATGACTCCATGAGAATGTTTTATACAAACCCGAGTACCACGATTCCAAATGACCAAAAAGGTTTTGCAGAATTTTGTTTTGGAGATATGATTTCGTGCAAGCAAGGAAATGAAATGGCTTGCCAGCGGTTCAATCCACGTTTAGGCGGTGTTATAAATTAAAAAAATAAATGTAAAATAATAAAAACATAAATAATTAATAACAATGTATTCTTTTCATTTTTTTATTATGTTTATATATACTATAAAAATAATAAAATGGCAACAGTTAAAGATTATGTTTTTGATAAAATGACTAGAATCGGAAATGATACATGCGGTTTAAGCCAAATGAATGTTCAAAATATTAATGCCGGAAACTACATGGTGCAGAATTTTTTTTCATCTGATTGCACAATGGCAAGACCCATCGAATTAGCAACCAGCCAGCCTGGTATTTTTTTTGAAGGCGGACACCAAACCGGTGCAGGCGGATGCAATATTGACATTAATTCGCAGCTTTTAAACGGGAGTATGAGCACGCACCCGAGATGTAAAATCTCATTGAACGAACGACCCTTTATCACGGTCCCGTATTTAGGCAGAGGCGAGTGCAATCCGCTTTTAGAATCAAAATTAATTCAAGGAGATGTCACAATAAATAAAAGAAGCGTTAATTTATTGTCTGAACAATGCTACTCGAATTACCTCAATTATCCGCTAATTCCATCCATTGCTTCAACCGTGACAAATCCATCCAATTTAATTGAAGGCGTCGCTTCAGACGGGTGGATTCGCGGAGGAATTCCATCCCGCGAAATGTCCCGCGAAAAAGCATATGCTAGCTGCAACTACAGTCAGGGACAAAATTAGGGAAATATTAAAAGTTTTATATTTATTTATTTAATAAACATTAATCTCTCTTCTCTCCACGAATCAAACTAGAAACTTATGACATAATAAATGTGTGGGTATAACTATGGGCACATTGTTAAAAATATAGTTTCTAGTTTGATTCGTGGAGAGAAGAGAGATTAATGTTTATTAAATAAATAAATATCATTTTAATTTTACACCGATTGAATAAGTAGGGGTCATGTGGGTGGGTTATCCTGATTATTCAACTACAAAAAATAACGCGCGTAAACTGATGAAACTTATAATAAGCGAAAAAAGAAACGAGAGGGCGCCACCATTTCCGGCACCAACCGTCTTATAAAATGGTTGCAAGTTGTCGAAAATATTCATCTTGTAAATAAATACATCAAGCGCATATCCAATAGCGTACGCAATTACAATGGTTATAATAAACTCAGACCTTGAATTCGGTAAATAAGTATTTAAAAATAGGCGATTAAATATCAGCAAAAGTGTTGTGGCAAATGCAACCGTTATTCCAGCATATATTCCCGCGACAACAATAGATTTATTTTTAAAATATGGGGCGAGAGACGTGAATGCTTTATATTGCGTATATTTTGATAAATCGTTTAAAACATTATCGCAAACATAGGAAACGCAAAAATTAATTATAACAAATAAAATAGCAACGCGAAGGTTATTTTTCATATTTTTGTGTATAATAAACGTGTATAATAATATTTTTAAAAAATTGATACCTATTGATATATTGTAATATTATGAATAAATTAATAATAAAAAGATAAAAAGTATTCCACAGTAAATAATTCTAAACAACACGCATACATGAAACACGGATACATTAAACACGCATACATGAAAATGCAAATATCAAAAATTAATGATGTAATTGAAAAAATAAATCAATTATTGATATACTTGAAAGATTGTATTATAATATTACAAAAAATCAATAAAAAAAAAGATGATGATAAGAAAAAAGGTTCTGCGTGTTCCATCAATGGAAAAAAATACGAATTAGAAGTATATAATGTGGTTAAAAATAGTAAAATAAATGGAAATAGTTTCAACACTCAACTTGAATCTGAATTGGGTGGTTGTAGTTCTAAAAACGACATGTGTTGTAATATGAACTCAATTAGAGATGTGTCTATTGAAATAAAAAAATCCAAAACGCCTGACTGGATGCAATGTTCTTTAAAATATGATAATTCAAATAAAATGTGGATTGGAAGTTCGAAAAATAAAATACCAGAAGGTTCTAAAAAAATATTTGAATGTCTGATTTCATCAGTTACACTATTTAATGGAAACATACCTCCATTCATGTTGAGAGACATTACTCATGAAGAATGGATAAAAACAAAAAATGAAACTTCAGATTTCAATGATTATTACATTGACTGTCCAAATGATACAATAAAAAAATTATATGCTGAAAAATGTTGTTCGTATATACAAGTGTCTGAGAAGGGTCTTTACTATTTGGAAAATGATGTGTGCTGTTTTAAAGTTCCTCAATTTATATGCGAACAACAATTGAGAATAAGAATTAAAGTTCATGAAAGAAAAAATAAAAAGGGTTTTTGTAAGTTGTCTGTAACAATTAGCTGCCAGCCAAAAAATATTAATAATTTGGTAAATAGTGACTATAGTTTAGACAATAAAATGAAACTACCAAATAATTTGGTTTATGATGATGTATTATGATGGTTATTGGGTTTTTAATTACTTGGAAATAATAATAATTTCAGACGATACTTTAGATGTATTCATTCCATAACTCCAATTTGCATCTATTATTATATAGTTTCTATACATGTTTTTAATGTACTCACAATTATTATATGTAAGAATCCAGTTTTTTTTTGTATTTAATAAATCAAATAATAATTTGTGGTCGAATCCTTCATGCATATCTCCTTTATTTCCATACAGTTTTGATTTTCTTTCTAAATAATATGGAGGATCTACAAATAGTAACGGTTTATTACGGGAGTGCAGGGTGTCAACCCCTGTGATAAAATCGTAAAAATCATGATTGAATAATTCAATATCTGTAAAGTCCAGTGATTCTATTTTGCGTATTGATGAGAGAGTAAACCTTTTTTGACTTGCTTCTTCTGAAAAACCTCCTGACAAAGTTGAACCACTAAATGAGCATCTATTTATAATGAAATATTGAATTGATTGTTGCAACATGTGATCGTTTAAACTCATGATTGAATTTCTATAATCTGTAAATTGTTGTTTGGAAACTGAATTTATTTTCCTTAACTCTTCGCATAGAATATTTTTATTTACCTTTACTTGGTTCCAAAAATTATATAATGGTCTAAATTTGTCATTTACTATTAGCTTGAATCCGTATCTATTTTGTAAATAAAACTCAAACGAACCTCCTCCGAAAAACGGAGATACAACTGTGTCAAAATCAGTTATATTGAAATTCTGTAAAACAACATCGTGAATAATTGCGCATGCTCTTGTTTTTCCACCGGGATATCTGAGTGGTGATACATTAATGCCATTTTTTTTGGTCACAGTTACTTCCATTGATGGAATTAATGTTTATATTTTCTCTAATACTATAATATTAAATCAATTTTATATAAAAAAATGTTTAATACAGATACAACAAATACAACAAGTACATTTATAATATAATTTCTAAATTAACAATTATGTCCATTCTCTCTGAAATGTCATAAACGTTTTCCGTATTTATCATCGGGATGCCGCGCTTATGCAAGGTAATTGTTTGGTGCGTTTTAAATTCCATATCGCAAATGGGAATGTCAATTGATATATTATCATACATTACAATTGTGAACGCACAGGTGGGTTGATTAAATAAGTTTTCAACACGTGTTCTCACGTCAATGTGAATATTATTCAACTCGTCAATGTATATGTATTCGGGTAATTTTGGAATGCATTTAACAATTAATTCTCTCTGTTCATTCATGTCAAAATATAATTCAGTATGCCAAATTGGAATGTAATATGTTTTTTTTTCGTGTTCAATCACCTGAATATTGTTATCATCAAATAAATCAGATATTGTTGGGTTCAAGATGATAACATCATCAATTTTCATTTTAGTTTTTAATATTTTTATGATTCCATCAAATCTCTCGTCACTTATGTCCAAGATTGTATAATATTTCATAATCAAATCATAAATGAACAAGATTGAGCTCTTGTCCATATTATCAAACATTCCTGTTGTCAATGTTTTGCATTTGTCCATTACCGCCGTTAAAATCACATTTAATTCTGCTATTTTTGTATTTGATAATCCAACCATGAGAGAGCTTATAAATGCAGAAAATATATCGCCATATTTGTATTTATTGCAATTATCATCTTCTTTACAATCTTGTGCTGTTTCTTCTTCATCGTATTTATTTTCAAAATCGCTGGTTAGCAACACATACGCTTCATTGACTTCTTTGAATTTAGCAGTTGATTCATCCGAGTTGAAGTGTTTGTCGGGGTGGTTTTTTAAAGCGGCAATTCTGTAGTGTTTTTTTATTTCATAAAAAGTGTGTTTTTTGTTTTGTGTCAAACCTAATAATTGTTTTGCAGTTTTTATTTTATTTTTAATTTTTAATGATTCCGTATCCATGTATTCTTGATATGATATTATACATGTAATTTTCTAAATGGTATATGGGTCTATAATTATTATTAAAATATTGGAGCGACGTGTATGTTTCAATTAAAATTTCTGATAAATCACTGGTGTGCAATAACCCGCAGTTTATCAAGTCATTTAGAATGTACCACATGCATTCGACGAGGTCGTGGTTGTAAATAAGAATATCATATAGTACGTCTCGAAAAGCTAAAAATTTCAAGTTATCTGGATTTTTTAAATTATAAAGTATGGTGTTGCAGAGCGTTTCATGAGGACAATCGTTTACTACATGACGTTCTTGTTCTTGTTTGCATTTTTTTGTCATTGTTTCTTGCAAAATAATATTTTTTTCAGGTACGGTGGTTTCTGTGGTTGATGCGATGAGCGAGGGCTTTTGTATTTGTGAGATTTGTGAGTGTGATTGTGACTCTTGTTGTGAAATTTGTGAGCATTTACTATAATTACATGCAGTAGGCTTTGGAACATGAACAATCTTACAATTGTGCATTATGTTATCTGGAATAAAACCAACATGTTCTGATATTAAAATATATTTCAGTCGCACAGAGTTGATGCCTTGCATATAGCTATAAAAATTATCAAGCAGTTCGCTGTTTATTTTGTGAAATTGTGTGCAAACGACAATGCCAACCTGATTGTGAGACGAAGATGATACAATCACATCGATAATTTGCGAGTATATTTCATTCCATAATAATTTTGCATTGCATCCCAAGAGAGACATGTCTATTTCAAAATGAATATCGCTCATTTTTATTAAATATTCTTCTTTATTAAAATTTACTGTTAATCGTTTTTCATATTTTAATTCGCTCGGACTATATTTTTGTATGCACGATAACATTTGAGTATATTTTCCAACACCCGATGGACCATAAAATATTAAATTTTTTAAATTATGAATTGTGCTTGGAAATTTCTTATATAGCGCGCAAAGTTTTGGATGCATGGAATGTTTTTTATTTTTTTGTAAATAGTCATCAAAATGACATACATGTGATTTTGCAGCATTCATAATTAATCTGATTATCTTTCAATAAAAAATGGAGAGAGAGAATAAAGTATAAAAAAATATATGTTTATATGTTTATATTTTTTTTTATAAATCTCTATTAACTTATAAGTAACTTATAAGTAAAATAATTATCAAAATTACTTATTGATTCATATGCACATGCACATGCACGATATTCTATCAAGTTTAATTGATAATGTAAATAACAAAATTATAAATGAAAATGATAATCGCATTTTGGATTTGGATATAACAATGAGCGGCGGAGCATTCAATTCCAACTATTTAGTTGGATGTTTATATTTTTTACGCGAAATGCAAGAGAAAAAACTCATTCGTATACACAGAATGTCGTCGTGTAGCGCAAGTTCTTTAATTGCCTTTTTATTTTTAACAAATAATCTTGAACTATTTCAAGAAAAATTATATGAAATGATAGTAACAAGTTTCAGAAGCAACAAAACTTTCATCTTCACAGAGTCGAATTTTCAAAGTATCACGGGTATTATTAAGTGTTCTTTGCCGCCTGATGATGAAACAACGCTAAAAATGGTGAATAAAAAACTTTATATTACTTATTTTGACGTAAAGCGTCGTAGAAAAATCGTTAAAAAAAAATACAAGACGGTGAAGGACATATTTGAAACAATAAAAAAATCTTCTTACATTCCACACATCACTATGAATAAACTGGTGTATCGAAATCGATACATGGATGGGTGCACACCTCACATTTTTGAAAATGGTAAGAGAAAACAACTGTTTATTAGTATGATTGGAAAAGACAAAATAAAAGACTCGATGATTTTAAAAAATGATAAAAATGGAGTGCATAAAATAATAAACGGAATGTTGGATGCATACTATTTTTTTTTTAGAGGATGCGTGGGGACATCAATGTGTAGTTATGTTGATCATTGGAGTTATTTAACAAATATAAAATATAAATTATTAAACATGGTTTTACTTGTATTTTGTTACGTGTTGTATTTTTATATTTTTTATATAAAGGGTCCATTATTTTTATACGCGGAACATGGCTCAAATGAAATTGAAGTAAAAATAGGAATGGTAATTTTTTCCATTTTAAAAAAACTATTACACACACTGATTGAGCACTACTGTTTATAAGGTAAGAGGGGGAACACACCTCCATCAAACTAGATTTTTTCCATAGTCGAATTAATAACACTATGGAAAAAGTATATAAACCAAAAAAACAATTATATAATAATAATAATAATACACATATTTTTATGAATTTAGTATTTAAAACAAATAAAATAAATAACACTGCAGCCGATTATGATGTCGCTAATTGTGAATGTACAAATGATGGTTGTCATAACGCGAATCACGAGTCAAGTTGTGCTATAAATTTGAAACATTTATATTTTAGCGAACCCATTCAAAATTCAATCATTCACGACAGTTATTTTATACGCATGAATTATTCTGATAATGATGTTTCATTAACAGGATTGATACTTCCTGTCAAGTTGTCGTTTATTACAATTTCGAAATCATTCAATAAAAATATCATAATGTATGACTTGCATTCCAATAAAGAAGTGATTTCAAATATTTGTAAATTAGAAACATTAATTCTTGAAAAATATAGCAATTTTTTGAATTCGGCAAATAACAGTAATACATTGAAAATTCCTGTTTACAATTTATCAACTCAGTTGAAGTCATGCAGCATTAAATTATTTTCCGACATTGATAAACGCACGCAAGAATGCAACATCATATTGAAAATCTCGGGAATTTGGGAAAATATAAGAGAATATGGTATTACTTTTAAATTTATGGATTTACATTCGTGAAGGGGTGAGAGCGGTCATTATTTTTCGGTTGAAAAGAAAAACACTTGAAAAAGTCTTCCATTTTCTTTTGAATCACCAAAGTAATCCATCGACATGTGAAATCGCTTGGAATTGAATAATATGAGCCTGTTAAAAACATTTCCCGCTCGGTCCACCAGTTGCCATTTTGTCATGTCTTGACTATACATGTCCGTGTCTGTTTTATTTTCTAAAATATCTTGGTCTACCTCGCACGCCGCTCCATCGTTGAACTTGTAAAATGCTGTTCCCGATGACAGCGGCGCATTCGGAGTCATGTATAAAACTCCGCCCCAATTATTATAACCGTCAATGTGAACCCAAGACCTATCTCGAGAAGTAGTGTATTGAAAAGACCCGTTGTAAATGTTCGCATTTGATTTTTCATCTGGAATTGGAAAATCTGTAATCTTTCCACCAAACGGCATGACATATCCTTGAATAATGTCTTTCAAATGCTGGGTTGCGTATGAAACAGTTCTTTGTCCTGGATAATTTCCGCGAACAGAAAACTCTTGGGTTAAAATATATTTCCTCGTTTCGTGCGGATTCTTATAAAAATTATCAATGACAATCAATCCGCACGACGGACCGCGAACTTGTATATCATCAAACAACTTTTTATATTTTGTTTGTTTTTCCATTTCTTTTTTTATTTGTTCAGGAATTTCCGGATTTATGTTTTGGATATTATTATTACGATTTATTAATTTATCTTTTAAATCGAGTTCTGCATTTGACGTTTTTGTTATAATTGGAATATACATTTTATCCCCTTTCGCATACTTACAATCGCTTGGAATATCTATTTTATATTCACTGCATTCTACATGTATGCAACTTATATTTTTATGCATTTCTATACAATTTATCGTAGAGTAAAAAGATATTCTACTTCCAATTCTTGTATGGTTTTGCAAGACTTTCTGTAAAAAATGCAAACTTCTATCATGTGTTATTCTTCTATTACCTATATCTATGTCTGAATTCAACACATAGTCGTCAAAATAGATCGAGTCAAATGTTTCCGTCGTCTGTAAAACGTCTTCCCACCTGCCTTTTATTAGATTTATTTTTAAATCAGGTCTTGCAATTTGTTGTTCGGTTTTGAATTCTTCAAATTTTTCCCATACAATCGGCATGCACTCTATTACATTATACTCTTTTACATTTTTGAAACTGCATATTTTTGTTGCACTGTATCCCAATCCAAACCCGATTTCCAATACTTTACCAAACGGATTTAAGAGTTCAATTGATTTTTCCATATAAGGTTTTTCCCATTCCATCATGATTTGGTGTCTTTCATCTTCATTGCATAATATATCTTTACCATTTTTATCTTTCTTGTATATTAAATCCATGTTTATTAATATATTTGGTAAAAGTTTTAAATTATTTTATAATATATTAATATTATTATAATGGATAATTTAGATGGAATTCTTAAAAATAATATGATTTCTTCATATGAAAACAATGTTACATTTAGATGGCAATTATTTAACATATTTAATAATCATTCTATGCAAAATGTTAGATATCATATTATGTGGTTATTTTTTCATTCATTTTCTTTTGCATATCCTGACAATCCATCTGAGGAGTATAAAATAGAAACTGCTAATTTTATTTCAAATGTAATACCAAAAAATTTGGGTGGTTGTGGTGGTTGTCAAAATGATTATAAAAAATATATTGAAAATCGTAATATATTTAGAATTGTATCTTCGAAACAAGAAATTTCTACTTTTTTTGTTGACTTACATAATCATATTAATAATATTAAATTTGAAACAAAATATAATAACATAACGCCCGAAGATGCAAATAAATTTATTTTTTTGAAAAATAATAAAAACATGGAGTTGTTGTTTGATGGTGCCAAAGACAGCTCTATTGTTTATGAAAAAGAAAAAGAAAAAGAAAAAGAAAAATTATCGGCTCCAGTATTTTTAAATTACAAAGATGTTAAAAATATGTATGAACAAACTGACTACATTTCATTATTGGAAGCAAAATTTAATATAAATATATTTAATCTTATTAATAATAAATCATTATCATTATTTTATGATGATTTTAACAAAATTAATTTAAAAATGCCTGATGTGCAATACAATATTTTCTTTAATTTTACATAATAAGTTGTAAAAAGTTATTGATATTAACATTTAATATTTTGTTTATATCAAAAAATACACTTTTATGGTTACATTTTCACATTTTATGGTTACATTTTCACATTTTATGGTTACATTTTCACATTTTATGGTATAATTTTACATTTTTTATTGTGAATGATTTGTACAATTCAACATTGGTAATCCAATTGCACCACCTACTGTTGGTCCATTATAGCTACCAGGACTAGGACCGGAATTAAATTGGGTTACTAAATATGCTACCGATGCTACAAATGTAAATTTCCCTGTAACATGCCCACCCGACGAGCTTTTCTCTGAGTAATACCATTCTATGAATGCATCCTCAGATGGAAGAGTTGTAGCTGTATTTGTGACAATAGTGCACATGTATGATGATTGCGGGCAATGTTCCAGAGTTGGTGGTAGAGGAACAGCAGTGGATTGATCTTTACAAACACCAACAGGATAGTCATGTGTCGCAATATTAGTATAATTGAGGCCGCCAGTACATTCATATAAAACATAACTATAATTATTTTCTGCACAAAGAGATGATCCTCCCAGATATCTATTTGGTTGTGAAAAAGCAATAGAGTAATTCAGAACAATGGGGGGACCCATACTGAATGGAAAAATAGGAATTGATTGAGTGTTAATAAGATTATTGACGAATGAACCTGGTGCACCTTGAGCACCTGTGGCTCCTTGTGCGCCTGTGGCACCAGTAGCGCCTTGTGCGCCTGTGGCACCAGTAGCACCTTGAGCGCCTTGTGCGCCTGTGGCACCAGTAGCACCTTGAGCGCCTTGTGCGCCTGTGGCACCAGTAGCACCTGTGGCTCCTCTAGCACCTGTGGCACCAGTAGCACCTTGAGCGCCTTGTGCGCCTGTGGCACCAGTAGCAC